AGTAATGGTAATTCTATGTTCTATAATTGTTCCTCCTTACAGTCCCTAGATACAAGTAAGTGGAATCTAGGAAACTTAAACACAGCGGAGAACATGTTTAGACAGACGAAGATTACTACCCTGGATGTTAGAGATTGGGACTTGAGAAAACTAACAAACACAGTCTATATGTTTTTTCGGACTCCACTCATTTCTCTTGATACTAGTGGATGGAGACTAAACAACCTATCGACGGCAGGGCAGATGTTTGAAGGATGTAATAGTATAATTTCCCTAGGTGATACGAGCAAGTGGGGACTAGAAAAGCTAACTAACGCTAACGCTATGTTTAACGGTTGCAGTGCCCTTCAGTCACTTGATACTAGCGGTTGGGGATTAGAAAATGTAACTACTATGAGACAGACATTTGATACCTGTAGAGCTCTCACTACTTTAGGTGATACGAGTAGGTGGAACTTAATTAGGTGTACAGACATGCAGAATCTTTTTTCTAACTGTAATCAACTAACAAAAGTAGACATTTCCTACTCTAGTACCCCTATGGTTATAGTATCTAACTTGAATAATACTACGTGGAGTGTAGGTAATCTTGAGTCATTAGTAGGTGACCATACGGAGACAGATAATATTAGTGTATTTAATGGGTATAACAGCACTGATTTTGATATTAGAGATGTAGTAAACTTAAATCTTGCATCTATCCTTGCGACTATCAGAGGTCTAGGTACAAATAGAACTAAGAGAAAGTTTTTCACGCCGCAAGGTTTTGATAAATCTAGGATACCTCAGGAATATAAGACAATGTTAGAAAATAAAAATTGGGAACTAGCGTAATTATGATAAAGAAATTAGTATCAGGTCTTGCATCTATTCCGGTTGACAAATGGATGCATGCAGTAGTTAGTATGTTAATTGTTGTATTCTTGTATAAACTATTTGCACTTACCGGCATGCCACTAATGATGACTCTTATCGTTTCATCAGTCTTAACAGTTGGTATTGGTATTGTGAAGGAAGTCTGGGATAAAAAAAATAATGGATCACCAGAAGCACGTGACATAGTAGCGGATATTATCGGAGTAGTAGTAGGAATCAGTCTAGTACTTTGGATCTTGCTTTAAACTTACTTACTCATACTTAGGAGAAATCTTAGGTATGAGTATTTTTCTTTTCTTCCCCTAAGAAGAAAAAAAGAATAGAAGCCAACATACTGACTTCTACTCTCTTACTTCCTACTTACTCAGTTTATTTCTCTTTTCCTGGATAAGTTTTTCAAGATCTTCTGCTGACATGCTCTTAATATCAGCTCTCTTCTTCTCAGCCAGTATATCTTCCAGCTCTTGGATCTCCTTACTTGTCTGGTAGTTCTCCTTTGCCTGCTTACTATCATCTACCCTTGTCAAGTAAACATCCTTAAGCACTTCAAAACGGAGCACTGCCTGTTCAATCTCTGGATCCTGTGGCTTTGTCTCTAAGAAACTGAGCTCACCCTGACCACCTGCACCTTGGAGTCTTTCTTTCTCCTTGTATGCGTCTTCTACTGCACTCTGGAGATCTGACATCTTAAGGCTCCAAAGTTCTTCTGTTGTCACTTGTCCAATCTTAGTAGTATATCTAAGATGGAGTTTCATTGCTTTTTTGTACATACTTTCTTTAAAATTTAATTCGTACTACTCTCTTATGTGATCCACTTAATCTCACAACTACCTCATCGCGGACTGTTGCATTAAAGCCAAGTCCACTAAGCTGCCCAGGTACTGACTTACACCTACACTTATGACCCAGTACTTCCATTACTTTTCTGTGTTGTAATAGTTCTGGTGTCAAGAATTCATTATGGAAGGTTCTAATATCCTCCGGTGACATAGCTCCCTCTAGCATAAAGAAGTAGTGTTTATTACCTACACCATTCTCTTGCCAGTAATTTGGACTAAGACAGAGAAGATTAACCTTGTGGAATTCTAGTGTCTCCAAGCCAAATACTGTCACCTGCTTAGTTTCACTACTTACTAGGTATGGTGTCTTTTCAATCTTCTCAAGCTGGCCATTCTTAATATAAATGTCTGCTATTTGTACATCTTTCTTTACTTCCTGGCCTACCTCAAAGTTAAATGTTTGATTGTCCACCACTACCTCTGCTTTTACACCACTATTCTTACCGCCATCGAAGTTATGTATGTAGAGGCGATATAGACCGTCTCTTACAGTACTCATGTCGGGGTAGAAGATATTTTCAACTCCCACTCCTCTTGGCCTAATCATATCAATATCAATAACACCACCACAACTACTCTTTTGTCTTGGTATAGCGTCCATCATCTTATTGATATTATGTGAGCCGTAGTAGATATGATCACTTCCCGGTTCTACTAGGTGTGCATCAAAGTCAACAATACTTCGTCCATCTTCGTTCCAGAGTATTGAGAATCTGAAAGGTGCATCAACAAAACCACCTGCCGACTTCACTGCTTTCTTGATCATGCTTTTTCCTGCCAAGTTTCCGGTGTATGTCCAAGAGAAGTTATTTTGCCACTTGAATATTCTCTTACTATCTTTGTTTGTTGATGTAATGAGTGATACAAAATTCTCTGCGTGGCGATTCTCAAGGTATAATTCCACACCGGTACATCCTGGCAGAATATCTTGCATGAACTTCTCAATTCCTACTTCCTCAACATTATCAAAAACTGCCTTCTTATGTTGTGAGTGTGTAGGTGTTAATCCATCAAATACACTCACCACTGACTTAGCTTTTGCAAGGTCTGAGTTAATATGTAGTATGTTAGGGAGGTCGATATCATCAATCACTGCACACCTACGGTTGAATGAATCTTCGTATCCATTCTCCTTCACAAACTTCTCAGCTTCTTCAATCTGTTTCTTAGTAATAGGTGCACTAGCCTTCATGTAGTTGGCTGGATCTACCTTGTAATTGAATGACTTGCAGGCCTCATTGATTTCCATACCTTGTGATAGGTCAGACATAAGAGTACCAATTGCAGTATTCAAGAACCTAGACTTAATACCAGCCCTACTAGATACTGACCAAGCCCATCTGTCCCTCTTACCTTGCTCTACCTGATTGTATTCTTTCTTACAATCGATCGCAAAATTCAAGGCCCTCATATAAGAATCGCCATTTAGTAGTGATCCTTGTAATGTTAAGTCCTTGATGAGCTCCAATGTATCCAAGCTAACTTCTTCCATTGCCCTCACTAGTACATCATGATTAGACTTAGCAAGGCCGACCAAGCTTTCAGTACTATCACCTGTTTTGTTGATGAACTCGGTCGGTATCTCAACGTAGAAGTGATTGAATGTAATAGTCTGATTTTCTACTATCCCTGAATCTGGCCACCTCTGTACATCTTCTAGTAGGTAGCGCTTTGTATTGCGCCGAACACCTAGGAGATAAGTTGGCTGATTGTCTGTTGGGTTTGGTTCGTATGGAGTTCTTGGATTTTTCAAGTACGATAATGACTCGACAAAAACTCCTCCTACCTCGGCGCCCTTAATAAGCGCAGACATAGCACGAACTGACTTACCATACTCATTCTCAACTTCCTTGTCCTGTATGTCCAAATCAAACAGGGTCATAATGTTGAGGTCAGAGTCAAGTGCAACAATACTACCATACCTCCTAACAAAAGCGTGGCAGTAGTTGCAGTTATGGACACTACTATCAATGTCCCTGAAAGTTGGGTCTGGCTTCATTCCCTCTAAGTAGGTAGTCCAAAGCTGTTCTGGATCTACACTACTCCTAAATAATTTTCCAGTCTTACACATCTTCTCAAACTGGACTCTCATCAGTTCTGTTAATCTTTCCATAAATTTTTGTTATAAAATGAATTCATACTTTCATTACGTCCATAAAGTTTAAAGTACCTGTTGTCCTCTGAATAATTACATGAACAACAAAGTACTGCATTTCTTTTGTTAATCATAATAGATGTTTTACTGTTATTATTAATGTTTTCACACAAGTAAGGAATCAAGGGGGAAACAAAAAAAGAGAGCCGAGAAATACATCCCAGCTCTCCCACACATTATCAACTATTTATATGAGCTTCTTCTATTTCACACGTAGAATCTCCTCGTCAATAATGTGTATTCTATATTATCATTAATAAGGAATTGAAGGCTTCCCAGATGCAGTGCCATAATACAGAGTCTGGTTGAAAAAGAAAAAAGAGAAGATTTTTATTTCTTCTCTTTCTTATTGATCCCCTTAACGGCTTTATCCATTAGGTAACCAATCAAATAGGCAGAATGTTCTCCACCTAGTACTACCTTTCTGTCGGTTAGCATGTTCTCTGTCACATGAAATAACTCATGCACTAAGACTGACTCTATACTTGCAGTCTTCAGGTTATCAGTCTCAATACCTACTATATAAGCACCTAGACTATTAATCTGTTTTGTTGCGAATCCTCTCAGACTCCTCTTTTTTAACTGCTCAACTACTTTTACTAATTGAACATCTTTCTTCTTACTGAGCTGTTCTATTATTTCAGCTCTAGTTCCTACCAAGACGATTACCTTTGTATAGTAAACGTCAATGTTAATATTTATTTTCTTCATAATTTTATAGTGTTAAAAAATAATTTACCCCAAGAACTTAGATTTTCTTGAGATAACTTTCATTACATTAATAAGGGATTTAGAGGAATATAGAAGGACAAAAAAGTACCTAACTCATCTATCACAGACAAGTTAGGTAGAGTACATTTATGGTAGAAAATCAATATATGCCAGGTGAAGACTTAGAGAGCGGGCCATCACAGTCTGCAATAACTAATCTATTACTTTCCCCTATTAGTTTCATAAAGGGCCCGCAGATTGTATCAAAGCCATCCTTAATCTCAACACCGTCAATTGGTAGGTCTGGAAAGTATGCATAAATCGTAGTGTAATCTGTTCTTCCTCGTGGTGGTAGTATTTTAACTATTAAACCATCCACTACATTACTTAGACCTACTACAAAATGCATAGCAACCGGACTGATATATAAGTAGCCAGGTGGGATATCAATGCTTGTATCTTCGTCGTGGTAAGGAAATTCAAAATTAACCACCTTACTTACCTTACCATCGTACTTATTAATGATGTCAAACACTAATAGGTCTAGCCAATAGATACAGTGCGTAACATTTCCCCATGAGTGCGAATTATACTCAACTGGCGGAATATCTACACCAATTCTTAAAGTACAATCCTGATCTTTGCTGAATACTATCGTCAGGTGCTCTACTGATAATTCCAACCTATCAAGACCAATTATTCCACTAATACAGACTGGTCCCATCGTATTATAATATACATATTTAGGGGCCTTTTCTTTTATGTATTCTTTAATTTCTTCAAACTTCATACCTTCCTAGTACTGAACTGCATATTTGACATTCTCCTTAAATTCTTTCCAGGTAGTTGAGTTTGTCATCATGAATGAATAGTATGCGCAGTTCTTAAATTCATCTATCCATTCATCGAGTGTTAATTCAATGCTAACACTTTCCCAGCCTGAGTCCGATAATACTACCTTACTACCAACCGATTTTTCCCAGTCCTCAACACTCTTAAAACCAGCCCTCTCAGCTCTTACCTTAGGAGTTGTATTTCCCCAATAATACCTACTGAACTGATTTGACTTTATCTTATACTGATCCATATCCGGCGGTAGTGTAGATTTATCAATTGGTGTGAGCTCTGTTTGACTACTTTTCATCAAGATTTCACCCTCTGCCTCAAGTACCCTAGCAAAGTCTCTCCCAATCATTACATAGTCAGCACCCAAGGCAAGACATTTAACAGCATGAAGGTATGAATCAACTCCACCATCAGCTATTATCTTAACAGGGCGGAGATTTTTATTAACCGACTTACTCTTCTCAGCCTTTATGTCATTGAGTAAGCTAGCAAGTGGATAATGAAAACCATACTTGCACTTATCTACCAATGAACCTCCAGATATACCAACTCTCATGTAATCAAATCCTGCCTTACTGTAATATTCATAGGTGTTCGGATTTGCTACATTTCCGCCCATGAGTAAGATTTGACCACCATACATCTTCTTAAGTTCATTGCAAAGAGACATAATACCTGCATCATGACCATTACCAGCATCGATACAGACATGAAATTGATTGTTACTCTCCCGCCTCGTACTCAAAAAGTTCCTCCTTACCTCAACCACAGTAAATGCACAGAATACCCAAGCACAATAATTAAGTCTTAGGTCGATATTCTCAGTGCTAGGTATGATCGGCCGTATTCCCGCTGAGTCATAAATCTTGGCACTCTCACTACCTACTATTGATGGCATTGGAGAAGTGAATATAGGAAGTGTATCTGTATTACTTCCCGTTACATCTAATTCATCACTAACCAAGAAATCAACATCAGCGGATAAGTGGCCGTTATTAATAGCACTTGGTAATAATGTAATGTCTTCTAGCTCATACAAATTTATCATCTTCTTCTTATTTTTGTTATTACTTCTTTCACAACAGTAAGGAATTAAGGGGGAACGAAAAAAAACGACAGAGAGCTAGTTACTCAAAAATAACTATCCTTTCGACTCTCTATCTCTACCAGTACCGTAGTTCTGCCGGGTATATGGTGCACCCTCTTGATCTCCCGTAGAACCTCCTGCGTACATAGCTTCCTTTACCGCTACATCGGGTAGCCTAGCGAATTTAGCTTAGCAAACAAACTTGCTAATAGATCTATAAAACTAGACAAAATTCGATCTAGTATCAAAGTATATTTCAACCCCAATACCCCTATTACACTATTAAGGATTTCAGGGCGTTGTAATTACGTCCATTTTATATATGATTTTAAAATATCTCCTTAGCATCTTAAACTGTAATTTATTCTTCCGTAAAAACTTCAAGTCAGCCTTTTGTAATATATTGTGAAGTTTTATAGATTTAATAACCCCTTTGTAATTAGATAAGTCTAACTCTATCTGATCAATTAGGTTGTATACTTTAGGAAATTTAGTAATAAACCAGTTTTCTAGATAACCAGAATAATCTAATATTGCATTATTTCTGTTTCTCGGGCTAGTCGCTTGATCTAGTCGATCTAAATATTTTCCCATACTTGAAGGATTACTACCAAATTCAAAGAACCTTAGAATATTAAATCCCCAAGTATTTTTGACATAGTCATCTCTAGCATTGTCGTACTCTTTATCGTGCAAGTTAGAGTCTATTTCCACCATCAGGTTATACTCTGGAAAAATATAATCTGCCAAGAAATAATTCCTATCTAAAATTTCGGGAGTACAATCTACGTCTTCTGTTACACAAAAGTTTCTCCAAAGATTTCTATCCTCTATTATGAGTGGAACTTCCCTGCAATAGTTTAAATTTGGGTAGTACCTATTAATAATTAGCTCAAAGAATCTTACCTACGTACTTTTTCTTTCTTTGAAGGTACTGAATCTATTCTCCCTTAGATCAATTGTTTTATTATCTTTGTTAAATATAAATGCAGGTATTATAAACTCACCTACTTGAAATGTAAATCCACTTCTTATTAAAAATTCAACTAACTTATCCTTTCTCATACAAGTAAGGGATTTAGGGCAAGGATGTAAAAAAAGAAAGAGAACTAAGTCTCTTTCTTCTCATAGGATCTTTCTATTACTTTATCTAGTAATTGAATTGGAAATGTTTCATAGTGTTCAAACTTAAAAGTCAACTCAACTGCTCCATTATCTACACGCCCCGCTTTATTCATTAGTGCATTTCTGAGTACTAGCACATTCTGGCAGCTACAGATAAAGAAGTCATCTGTGTAATCAACCTTCTTCCAGTATTCACGTGTACTAGTCTTCTTGAAACTATGAAAATACTTTGCCGGCACTTGAAATCTAATACCTCTCAGTTCAGACCCATCACACCGAAAAGTTGCTCCTATTATTGGGTCAACTTCGTAAGGCATATGTTTAGTAGTGTCTTCAAGCTTCAGCACTTCAGAGATATCATCACTAACCTTCGGCACAGCAACTAACATCATATTATTACTAACACTAGGTATATACTCACATTCATAGTAAATCAGATCAACCTCACCAATCTCATCGACTTGAAACCTCCTATTACCCACTATCAGCTTTAACTTCATAGCTCTACAAAATCTAAGAACAGTATATCACCCTCTACTTTCTCTCTAATCTTCTTATTCCACAGCCTAGCAAATAACCAAGGAAATAGATCGTCAATAAATCCAACCCATCTTCTCCATCCACTAGTCTCTAATGGTTTTCCCGTGAATATAGACGTGGTGCTACTATACCTATCTATCAGAATTGGTTCATCATAAATTCTGTCATCAAGTATTGTTTTCCACGTTTTCTTCTCACGGAATCCAAAGAACTTAACCTGCCTGAATGTATTGATCAGGGTAGTGCAGAATGTAAGAAAATAAAACTTCTTCTCTGTCATTACTGCTAGTGGATCAGGCGTAAACAAGAAGGGCGGAGTTTCTAGTATTAATCTCACACTAGCATCACCTTTCTCATTTAACCAGCCTAATATACCACTCAGCTTTTCAACACTACACCTAAAAGTCATCCACCCATGTCTTACTAGGGGCTTACCATTCTTATCAAACCACAACCTAATATCAAAAACCCTTACACCTAGCCTATATTGCGCCCTAATATCCACGCCTTGACATCTAGCAGTGAAATGAAAGGGCCACAACAGGATAGAACTAGGTCTTAAGTAGGAAAGTGAATTATGACTTCCTAGAATTCTCATCTTCTATCATTCTTTCTAGGGTAGTAACACTTTCCTCATAGAATTGATCTCTTCCTACTTCAGTTACCCCCAAGTTAATTAAGGCCTGGTGAAATCTTGTGTCTGGATACTTAGTGAGGTACATGACAATCTTATTAATTATCTCAAAATTGCTCACCTGTCTCTTCTTGATCATCTCTTTCAGTTCCATCGTCTTCTAGTATTTTTGTTAAACTATCTCTTAATAACTTAGCCTGTGTAGTTGATATCATCTCCGTACCAAGCGTCCTACCGTACATAGAGAAGGTAAGTAAGACTCCATTCTCCTGCTTCTCTGTACTAACAATTACATCTTCTATTTCGTACATAGTCTAATAATATCTGGAAATTCTTGAAGTGCCTGTCTAAGTGTACCCTCAAAGAGCCAACTACCTAATAATCTGCCTTCCTTATGATCTAAGTAGGTCCTTGTTTCTTGGTACTCTTTCATCAGTTCCTTTCTGATTGCTGGTTTATCCTTAGCATCTCTTAATTTCTTACTAATCAAGTCAAGGTCCTGTTGTAATGCCTCAACTGATTTTCTACAAGGGCAAGGAATACGAAAAGATATAATAGAGTCAAGACCATTATGTACCACTGTCTCTGTATTGTATATCATGATCTTAAGCTTATTCTCCTCCTTCTCTCGCTCCTCTGAATTTCTATAGAGGTTAGATAGTAGGTGAAACTTATAGAGGCTGATCTCAAATTTTCTGAGCCACACTAGTTTCTTTGGCTTACCCTTCCAATATTCAAACCTAATACCCCACCTTACATCATTATTCTTTTTGCAGCTAATATGTCCGCAAAAATTTCTTCTTAGTAAGTTAAAATTAAATGTCTTGTACATAATTGTTATTTTGGTTTAATACTATATCATCCTAGTTAACCTCTCTAGTTCTGAAATAGAGGTTTGTAGGTTCATAATTCTTTTCTGTACTTCGCTCTTTCTCTTCCATACTTCCTCTCCAGCATCTTTTAAGTTATCGAAGAGGTTATATCTAGCGTAGAACTTCTTGTCTATGTTACCAGGTAAGACAGACATGAACCTAAGTCTTTGATAGTAAGGGTTATTATCCACCCTAGTAAAACAGACATTACATACTAAATTACCATCCGCGCTGAGAATAGGATAGAACTTCTCACACCTGCCTTTATTAGCAACTGGACTTAAAAAGAATAGTCCAACCTTAACCTGTCTAATCTTTGGGCTAAAATTATCATGTACTCCTCCCTCTACTAAGTAAAGAGTTTTTCCCTCAAAGTATTCATCATCGTATATATGGTCTATCATAGTACTTTGTTGAGCTTGAATCCATCATATAAGTACAGTATAGTGCCAACCTTATAGTAACACCCAGCACTTAAGTTAATTCTCTTCCCAGTCTTAGCATCTTGATAGGTACAGTAATTTCCCTTATCAGTCACCAATATCCTAGTACAAAGTAGTTCCTCAAGTCTTGCCTCCTCTGTACCTAGTTCTAACATCCTATTCCTTACCTTGCTGAGTTTCTCCTTAATGTCGGTAATTCTCTTCTCAACTTCTTCCAATGCACCCTCGATAGTACTGAATAGGTTAAAATCATAGTACCTCCTAAATCTGCCAGGTAAGTTTCCAGGATTAATAGAACAAAGCGGAAAATCTGAAGTACTATATTCACCGCTACCATCTTTATCTTGGAACTTAATCTTTCCGATCAGTCCTCCTTTCTCATCTAGTACTTGAAGCTTGAGAGTACGTTTTACTGCATCCTCCTCAACCGTATCACCAATCACTACATTAACAATACGAGGACTAAATTCATCAAACTGGCCACCCTCAACCATGTACCACTTACTTCCTTTTTTAAATTCACTTAATAACCTGCTTTCCATATTATGTTTTTTTCATTTACACATATAAGGTATTGACGCCACTGGTCTGCTAAAATAACTAGGTACCAGAGCATTAAACCCTAGTACCCAGCCTAAATAATTACTTCTTGTGGAATCTAACCTTTATCTTGCTTAAATCTTTTGACATATTACAACCGCCCTCGATAATGAATCTATAGTATGGGCTGCTTACTAACTTTTGAGCCCCCACAATATCATCTCTGCTGGTATCGCACTCAACATCTAGTGGACAATTCATAATCTTGTCATACAGCTTTAAGATAGACTTCGCACTTCCCTTAAACTCAATCGTATTCTCATCAATTGTCTTAAGTTCGTTTGCCTCCTCATAACTATAACCCACTAGCAAGTCGAAAAGTAATCTAATCTTTGGACCTATTGTTGCACAGAAATCCGTATAGTTCTTATCGTAAAATCTTCTAATCTCAAATACCTTTTCAACTGGTATATAGTTAGTATTAGAATCCGTAGTTGTTCACCTAGGTTCACTACACCTAAGCCGTGAGATAAAACCCCACTGCTAACCCTCTCGAGCTAGACCAGACTATATCTTCAGCTTTTACACTGCCTACTGTTTCGAATATCAAACGTTTATATTCTACTCTACTCGGTTAACATGTACTGTTCCTTTCGATAGTCGTTGAATGAGCTATTACACTCACTGCTGATTATCTCTATCTGTTAGGTTATTACACTAAGTACTAACAGCTTAACAAGACGTCCCAGCAATTTAGTAGGTTTAACGTGCACCATTATGTCAATGCACGACGATAATTGGCTGAAGTGGCTGTTTCCAACCTTCTTCTAGTGATTTCCTAATGTTATTATAGAAACCACAAGCCATAATTGAACTTGTACCTCCCTGAATTGGTAAGTTGGTACCTAATCTTTCTATCCTTGCAATAATATTTCCTCTCTCACGATCTGTTGTTGCCTTTGGTAGGTAATCAGTATACTCAATCAATCTTAGTTTATCCCCTAAGAATGTATTGATATAACCATCGTGAGTCATTGGATAAGAACCTTGTTTTGCTACATATTCTCTAAGCTTTGGGAATGAATTGTAAAGACCTTGTATGATATCATCAGCCTCGTTAAGACTACATTCAAGTCGCTCCGCTAATGAATTCTTACCTAGGCCATATAAGACACCAAGGAAGATAGTCTTAAAACGCTTCCTCCATTTCTTCTTCATCTTATCGCTTAAGTTATCCCACTCACTCTCACCTAAGTAGAGCTTCGCAGAATATATGTAGATATCTGATCCTTCCTCAAATTTTGCTATCAACTTAGGGTCACCACTGGCATACCCCGCTGATTTTACCTCCGCACTACTACAATATGTTCAAGAGCTACGCAACCTGCTCCCAGTTCTCATTGTTGAACTTCTAAGTATTTCTACCTAGTTCAGACTATATCATATTCTCTCTGCTAACCCAAAGAGAACCCTACCTTTTCCACTCTGCGATTTTAAGTGTACTCCCCACTACAGGGATAGTCGTTGAGGGTTACATATCTTAATGTCTTCCCTGCTAATTATCTTCAGCGCTACCTGTTAAGACTTTTCAGCAATAGATAGGTTATTTGTTCTTGAGATCGCTCCCAAGTGACACTAGTTTTTTTGTATAATGTCAAAGTACGTTAGTATTTGAGAAGAACCACCATATATAATATTACCATTAGAGTCCCATGAAGGCGGAGGACATAATACATCCTTACAATCTCCATGGCTAATTCTGTTATTCCTTTATTTTTCAATAAGGCAAGACTATTTCATTATCCATTACTGGACAGGCTGCACTTCGAAGTCAAGAATTTCACTTGACCTCTACTCCCCACAACAGGATAGTCGTTACACCTTTCTAAGCGGTTACCCTACTTAGACTTGGCACGAGATTAGCATATTACTCTCATAACTTAGCCTCCCTCGTTAGCAAGAATTCCTACATTCTCACACCTAGCATTTTACTAGTTCACAGCCTTTTCACTTAAGTATTACTACCTAAGGCTACAATTTCTCATAGTGTGAAAAGGACTAGACCACCTCTTACTACTCTTACTCAGTACTTCATATCTTGTAAATACTTTCCAGACAGCACCAGGTTCATTCTCGTCCGCTTCTCTAATTGGTATATGATCTTGACCCTCTATTACCCACTTACCTGTCTTATGAAACATACCATCTGAGCCTACATATGTTGAATCTAGTTTTGAATACTTCTTGAATATTAAGTAGTTCAATACCATTTTCCGCATGAAGTAAAAATCATCATCCATGTCAGTAGGTTCAAAATGCTCTTCATAACCAGTATATTGTTCATTGAGAGTCGGGAAATATGTTGTCTGCGCTTGAAATCCTCTCAAGTTTGTCCATATCTCCTTAACACCGTCAGTCATATTATCAAGTTTCTTAGTAGCCTGCCAAGATGTAAGCGCAATATTAAATACCTTATCCGGATACTTAAAACTTACACCTGGATCTTTCTCAACAAATGACCGCCACTGTTCAAAAAATTCCTTATACCCAACGTTGATGTCAGTAATTCCACGATCACTGTAAAACTTATCTGTTCCCTCTAGTTGTTGGGTACTTTCTATCATAGCCGCTAAGTAACATGTCTGAGGTCGATATAAGGTAGCTAGTTCAAATGCAATCTGATCATTTTCAATTGGCGATTTACACTTGAAATAATTGTCGCTAACATACCCCGCATATTCTACCAACGGACGCTTCTCACCAAATGCATAAATCACATCCGGTACATTATGAATATCACTTAACTGCTTCTTCACCTTCTCTAATTCTGCATACGCCTTCTTATAGTATAAATATTTCTCCAGCTCTACATGCTTCCTGAATTTCGTTGGGTGTTTCGCGGGGTCTAATTCAAGCGACTTAATACCAACAAGATCACTAAACTTATCGGCAATGAGAGAGATTAATTTTTTCTTTCTCTTAACTGTCTCATCTATCTTTGTCGCCATCTTTACCTCAGACATCGCACCCCTGACAATATCTAAGAAACCATTTGCAAACTTAGGACCATACTTAATCAGAATACCGCCCTCATTAAGACCAGTACTATAAGAATCCATACTGTCTAAGTTCTCAAGTAGCAGGTCCTTCACTATCTCTACTACGTCTCCATTATGAAACTTACCCTGTTCAAGTAGTTTAACCGCCACAGGATGATAACGCTTTAATGATGCTGCCTGTTTTGAATGAGCCTGCATCTTAATATAACACCTAGCCTGAGCACAATATGTAATACTCCAGGCCATTTGCTCATGACAGTATTTCTCATAGGACTGTCTGAACGGCTCATCAATATAAAGACCACTACCCATTAACCTAGCACCAAGCCTAATGTTGTCTAAGTTAACCTTCCAACAATCCTCCGAATAAGTATCAAACCTAGACATTGCAATAAGGAGTGTATAGAATGAGTCAAGACAACAATAATGACCAAGAATTTCACTAGGTACACACATAAAAGGATAACCCCAATACTCTAACATAAGACTATTGAACTCCCCTATGTAGTCTGGATATCTCTTACTCAGCTCTTTCCACTCAGGCGTATTGTAAAAACTTGATTGGTCTACCTTGAATACCTTACGTTGATCCTTCTTAAGCTTCCCTACTATCTCATATAATCCTGAATCAATGAGCTCACTAATTCTGTCAAACTCACTATCCCATACATTCACACCTAGGACTCTCTGAGCTGTCCACTTAAGAGAAAACTTCTTAAGGTGAAACCCATCCATTACATTGACAGCACTAGCATCACAAAGATTATATAAGTCAACACCAAGTACCCTATGACTTACCTGCCACTCATACTGCATATTGTAAGTCCAGATATGATCCATCCTCTTCTTGAAAAATTCACCCAGCAACTTTAAAAGATTACTATACTCAGGTGAACCCTCTGGATAAGAGTGGCGAATATCAGTAAGACTAATAAAACCACCAAACCTCTCCGTACAAATCGCAACACCACTCAACCAGAACTCCTTATCTAACGGCATACCACTCGCCTCATAGTCCATTCCATAGTGCTGCTCGAGAGGAAGACTATCTAAGTACTCAAGAAACCTAAGTGCACCCTGATAATCATGAATAATCTTGTGCTGAAAACCTGAAAAACTAACAGGCCTCACAAACTCAGGACTTAAGAAATAATCAATGTCCTCTTGTCTTGGATACTCTACTACTACCTTTGAAAATGCACCTCCCTCCATACTGAGACGAGGTAACATTGCACAATCAGTATAAGTCTCATTTCTTACACCAAAATGATAGTAAGACTTCAAATACTTAAAAGGCTTACCACCAACAATTAATACACCGTCAGACTCACCTAATGATAACTTAGCAAGACGTTCAGCCTCACTCATACCATACAGGCTCTGAAGTGTGTAAACCTCCGAAAAACCTGAGCCATAATAACGCGCATAGGTCGGAGTCTCTTCTTGATCTACTAATACAATTCTTCTGTTCATTAGATCTTAAAAATAAAAAAGTTTATATTATTATACATTCCTGGAGCTTATTTAACAGAGACCCCCAGGCATCTCTATCACACAGTTAAGGAATCTAAAGGAAAAATCTAGCCAAGCCTACCATAATAGTAAACCTGACTAGATGAAATTAATTATTACTTTTACAACCATCAATTCTTGTACAACACCTTAAGAGTCTACTGATATGATAAATTTCAATATGTCTCTCTTCTAAGTGACTATTAGAATCCTCTATCTGTAAAAATCTTCTGATAAACTCTCTATCTACTTTAGGTGAAACCTTTGGTAGATCAACAAGTTTAATTCCATAAGTATCTAACATATACTTAGACAAGTCTGTCTGATTGGTAGCCAACATTTCCTTAATCAAATCTCTTCCGCTCTTGTGATATACTGTTTGAATTAGGTCCCAGTTATGATCTAATAGCTCTACGTGATTTATATAAAACATATTAAGCCCATGTAAATACTGCTTATAAGATTTAACTATATATTGAACAGCTAGAAATCCTACAATATCCGTTAGGTTAGTAATATCACTAATAGTATTAATGTTATCGATAATGCTCTTAGTAATACTATTTACCTTAATAAATTTAGATCTATAGCTAAAATTACTACCTTTAAAAACTTCTAGTGTACTAAGAAGGTGGTCCTGAACATTCTCATTAAAACCCCTCCCTTTTAGTATCTTAACTACTTTGTAAATAGAACTTTTTTCGAGGTAAGATGATCTTCTCTTAGTATATTTAATTCCGTAAACACGAATCATGTTATCACCTAAGTCGTCTAATATTGATGCTTCTAGTATATAAATCATATAGTATCTTTCTTTCTACTTAAAATTTTGAAACCACTAACCCTTTTACTATCTATTGTTACTAAACAAGTTTTTACATCAAAGTATTCTTCTAGGTCACTAGCCTTTGCAGTAGCCTTATAGCCTAAATCTTTATAAAGCACTGAAAGATCTTCTTTTATACTAGATTTACTGTAAGACTTTCCAACTTCAAATAGTTCGAACACCTTATTCCTAATATCATTCTTGTTAAAACTCCTGATATCAAGTTTCTTGTTTAGTTCCTCTATTTTATAACCAACCGACTTACAAACATCTACACCAAGAACATTTATATACTCCTTGAATCTATTTGTAGAAATATTACTAAGTATTACATCAAATTCTGGTAATTGATTTTGTTCACAAAGATATCTAAGTTTGTCCTTATTTGATTTCAAACTGTCATAGTTATTGAAAAATTCACAAACAACCTCATTATCTACGTCTACAGTACCTATTTTCTTGAGCTCACTGAATACCGTAAACCTGCTTGCATAATCGGTCTGTTGCATTTCATAAGCCCTCAATTCAGATACCTTGACTAAGTTATTAAAGACAGGTACCAACTTGACAACGCCACCTACAAAGATCTTATTAACTGCTACGTAATCCTTCTTATAATGTAAAAACTTGGCATAATCTAGTAAAACCTCTGACATTGAACTTTGTTCACCACTAGTGCCCTTACTATATATCGATAATATGTCCTCGGACTTCTTATCTTTCTCCTCTATCTTCTTGTTAAATACTTCCTCAGACTTCTTATTAGCGCCCTTAATAGACTTGAAGAATAGGGTTGCTTCATTTCTCCAGGGGTTTTCTTTTAATCTTTGACGCCCTAAGATTTGTGGGAGATCAAGCGTAATATCAACCGCAAGGGTATCTATATTCGCATCACTAACCACAAAAGATCGGGCGTTGTTACTATAAAAGTCTGCCCCAAGATATACAGTCCTGGTACAGAAGGTAAACATTTTTCTTGGCTCATCTCTCAACGGAACTGTACCAATATTAAACCCCCTACCAATCCTCTTATGTATCTTCCTCACATTATCTGGTGTATTAGCAACCAGAATATTTACTTGTTCCGGTGTTAATCCTGCTCTTTTAACAATACTAGTAATGTTATTAACGGAGTTGACATAGAAAACGGCCTCCCTTGATACTATCTTTTCTACACTACCATCCTCTTTCTTTACATACCTGCACTCAAACTTCCCCTCAAGGTAAGACTTAATAATTGGCTTAACCTCAGTATAGACCGAAACAAGATTCTTAACATACAGAGTCGGCTTACTAACTCGCCCAGGTTCAAGAGATTCCCAGTCCAACTCATAATAAGGTAAGTTTTTGAATTCCTCTAACATCTCTAAGTACTTGATCATCATAGGCGTTGCACTGACATAACATACTTTCTGAATTCCCTGCACTGACTTAACAAATTGAAGCTCTGTATCTGATTTAAATTTGCTATCTGTGAAAATACTCTGAAACTCATCGATAACAACCCTATAATCCAGGTCATTAAAGTTGTGCTGTATGATGTCCTTTACAATCCTGAATGAATCATAGGTAACAAGAATTTTCACAGGCTTATTATTGAACCTACAGTCTGTTATATAACCGGTTATCTCCTTTGTTAAGCGCTTGAAGAAATCCTCCTTGTCCTTCTTCTCTTTCCGTACTTTCTCAGGATCAACCACCTTATACGGATCATACTTAGACTTCTCTTGCTTTGTGAGATCCTTGTCTGTACTTGGGTCACTTTCATAATCATTAACCACTAAGTATGTTGTGTCCGGATGTTGACCATGCTTATTCTGTAGCAAGATCTTCCTAGGACTACATAAGACAACATTCTCACTGTTCTTGAGAGGATCAATACAGTACTCCGTAAATCCGCAACCAGGGATTTGTTTATTCAAGATGTGCGGAAAATCGTAAATCTTGAATCCCTCAATTTCTGATACGTACCTACATCCAGCAGGTACGTCAAGTTTGATTACATTCATCTTTTTTAATTTTTTTTTGTTTATGTTATACTCTCTCCTCTAACTTGGGCTTTCACCCCAAGCTAAGCTTCGCACACATGAGACTCCATACTGTCGTCCCCATTGTGCTCGAAGCTATGTTCTCAATAATAAGTCTTCTATATCTTTAAAAGTACAAAATTGTAAGATTTATCGGGGTTTGACCATATAATTTACTTAAAAGTCTTTTCTTCTAAAAAATATATCACTTTAAATTCTACCCTCATTCCCTCGATTTTCGCTCCGCTCCAATCTCGGAATTCGGCCAGTCGTAAAAATCATAATCTCTTCTTCAGTCCCTCTAAGGCGAAGCCGCATAGTGAAATGATCAGTGATGCCGAAGGAGTGGAACGACCTGAGGTATCTCTTTTACTGATCATTTTGCTAACCCTCTTTACTGGAACTTCTTCTATTTCCTCATTCCATTCCCGTTCCGCTGACGCTCCACTTCATGTCATTCGTCAATTCAGAAGTAATTGTTTACCTCAAGTTTGCCCTCCGCTTCGCTCCAGAGGCTTAGCTTTATGTTTTTTTTTGCAACATAAAGAAAAGTGCGAAAAAAAAATTACCCCGAGGATTTTCTCCCCAGGGTTTTTCTGCTTTAGTTCACCACTACATTATTGCCATCATAGTCTACATTAAATTTCGTAGCGTCTATATTTTCTATCATATACTGGCTTACTTGTGTGATGAGATTCTTTTCCAGTAATCGTCTCAAGTCTCTAGCGCCATACTTTGGATCACAAGATTTTACGATATGATCCTTAAATTTCGCGCTAACCTTCAGAGACAGTTTAGTTTTTGTGAACTGCTTTTTGATTTTTCCCAGTTCCAGTTCAAGTATCTTCTTAAGTTCTGCGTCACCTAATTCATTAAAGATAACAATACTACTAAGTCGACCTATGAATTCTGGCCTAAACGTTCTCTTAATGGCTGCTTGTACGATAGCTTCATTTCTCTTTTTCTTTTCTTCTTTGTTTGGCGTGTTAAATCCGATATTAACATCTCCCGCTAGTTCTTTCGTACCAATATTACCAGTGAAGATGATAACGCATGATGAGAAGTCCACCTCTGTTGTTGCGTCAGCCAATTTGATCTTACCTTCATCCAAGATTGTCAAGAAGATATCAAAGATCTTAGGGCTCATTTTTTCTACTTCATCGATTAGTAGGACGCTGTTAGGTTTTCTCTTGACCTGTAATAATTGAGGTTCACTATCAAAACCGACATATCCAGCACCTACGCCAATGAGTGAATTAACGGAGGTATCATCTTTCAGTGTATTACCATCAATTCTAATCAGGCTATCCTCTGATCCATAGAATGTAGTGGCTAGTTCTTTACAGATGAGTGACTTGCCAACACCACTAGGACCTACCAATAAGAAACTACCAAGTGGGCGTTTATGATCAGCTCTAAGTCCAAGTACATTTTGATTGATGACGTTAGTGACTGTATCGATTGCCTCTTGTTGTCCGATCACTCTTGTTTCCAGGGTGTTCTTCATTTCTTTCAGCTTCTCTCGATCTGTCTTTCTTATTGCATCAACTGGCACCTTACTGATTTTTCCAACTGCCTCTGCTACATCATCGACAGTAATAGTAGGCCAATTCTTTCTATCACTTAGTTCCTTGTTGATTCTCTCTACTTCCTTGCTTAGATCATCCTTAGCACTAGACTCCTCTGCCTGTATTTTCTCAGCTTCATCAAAGTTAGTATTCATTGCTTCTTTGATTTTCGCGTCGGTAATAGTGGTGAGTTTTTCTTCTAGTTCCTTCTGTTTGGTTCTATCGACGGTCTGTTTCAGTTTTACGATTGCCCCAGCCATGTCCATAACTTCTACGGCTTTATCTGGTTGGTTCTTATCTTTTACATACCTCTGAGACCATTCGACGCAAGTATCAATGACATCCTTCCCAATCTTAACATGGTGGAATTCTTCATATTTCTTGCTGATACCTTTCAAGATCTTAACAGTTTCTTGCGCGCTTGGTTCTTTTACTGATACCTGTGTGAATCTTCTGTTAAGTGCTGCATCTTTTTCAATGAACTTTCTATATTCTTCATCGGTTGTAGATCCAATACACTGAAATTCTCCGCGCGCAAGGTAAGGTTTGAGAATATTAGCAGCATCACCATTTCCCGAGTTACTTCCATTACCTACTAAGTTATGGAGTTCGTCGATATAGATAATTACTGACTTATCGTTGCAGACTTCTTTGATAATATTCTTGAGTCTTTCTTCGTACTCTCCTCTATACTTCGTACCTGCTACTAAGTCATTGAGGTTGAGACTGCATATTCTTTTATCTTGCAAGGCCTCAGGTACATCACCGGCTGCAATTCTCTGTGCAAGTCTTTCAACAATTGCACTCTTACCGATACCCGCCTTTCCTGTGATGCTGACGTTTGGTTTTCTACGCTTGCTAAGGATTTCAATAATTGCATCTACGATATCCTCTCTACCTATAACAGGATCGTAGTTATCCCCCTTAGCTTCCTTTGTCATATCACGGCTAAAGGAATCAAGTGTAGGGGTAGTGCTATCTTCGCTGACATCACTAACATTAATACCTTCACTCTGTCCCCAAGCTTCGAATTCATCATCCTCTTTGTTCAGACTATTCATTGTAGTGCTGCTTGATGATGTCCCACTTGATGAATCTACTACCCCTGACTGATTGTCGTCGTAGTCAATTCTCTTCTCCTTAAACATACCTTGTAGAGAATCAAAGAGCTCATTAATAGAGTCTTTGTTCATGTAGTGATGTTCCATGTTGACAAGTTCCACAAGCTTATCTGCCTTTTCCTTGTCAAGTACTTCAAAATCAACCACTGCTTTTACTGCCGTTTCTTCCTTGATCCAATCCATCATACTTCTCAGGACTGCATCAACTCGGAGTATTCCATCAGTTCTTCCTTGATCTTTTGTGAGGTCTACTGATTCATCCAAGATAGTCTGTAAGTCTTCATGCATTACGATATTCTCAGGTAGCCATGATGATTCCTCTTCCTGACTAACCTTACATCTTTCGGCTGCCAAGTTATTCAGCTTTTCTAGGAGATCCATTTTACTTGCGGCTGGGATCTTCTTGAATTCTTGATCAACCATTCTATCTAGATCCTCTTTTTCACCAAATTCAAAGTAGAAATTGAAAATATTATATAATAAGTTGTCGACTGTTACTGTCTTTAGCTTATTTTCTACTGCAAAGTTATAACACATTGCAAAAATAACTTTCAAATCTCTTGATAATTCTGTTTCTCTCATAATTTTAATTAATAATATATTTTATTTCTCTACTAATAAGACTTTTAGGCTAACTTAGTAGTACGAAATTATCTTCTTGTTCAGTAGGGCGGTCTAGGATCAGGCTACACTCACTGTTATCTAGTAGGCCTATTATGTCAACATCAGTACTAATAAAATCTTTAGGTACCTCAGAGACAACTAAGAAACAATCTTTACTATTAGACAGGGCCTTACATATTTCCTTCTTCACTAGTAATAGGTCATCTACGCTGTCTGTATCAACTTTGAAGAACTTTTCACTGATCCTACTTAGAATTCCTTTCCTAACCTCCTCTTTCTTACTAATCTCTACCCTTTTTATATTCACCATATCATCAAATACTTTAGGCATGATCCTTGGAATTACTAGGTCAAGATCTGTATTAACCAAGTCATACAGGTCATCAGTCAGAAAGTCTATTACTATATCAGGATTTTCTGTTAGTAGCTTCAGTCCGTCCTCCTTATTATAAGATAGTACTTCCTCATCTTCTTCTATACCCTCTCGATAAGTTAGTGTCTCTACTACAGTTCCATCTTTATACGTGACTTCATACCGAAACTCTATAAAAAAGTCTATCGGTAGGTTAATACTAAATCCTAGTCGTGGAAGTTTATTGAGATCTAGTTTCTTTAGTCCACTGTATGCTGAGTAGACCGTCTCTATTATTTCAGAGAGATATCCAGTACTGTCAGGCAATAGTTTATAATCACGTAACCTGAAAGCTCTATAATCACCAGGATTTTCATCTGTTCCTGTATAAGCTGTAACATGACTAATCATAATAAGTACTTATATTTATTGTTCAACATATTAATTCCATGATAACCCGCCGCATAGAACCCAAGCATATTAATAACGCCAGATCTTCCCAAGTAAAATCTATTCCTCAGCGGTTCACCCTCTACTAAAGACTCTTTCCACATTCTATCAATTAATTTCTTCTGCGGTATTTTATAGTCTTCTAGGTTGCGCTTGAATGTCTTAGCTATTACTGTATCTGACACTTCATCTCTCCCGTAGCTAACCCTAATATGTCTTGCTGGAAGTCTTTGTTCTAGTCTAAAAGTCAGGTTACAGTCATCCTCTATACACATCTTCCTAATTAATGATTTCTTAGTGGGCATTTTTCCAGAGTTGAGAATATAATACCCCGGCCATACTTTTACTAGGTGCTTATCAACGTAACCTATGAAATCTAGGATCTTATCAACTTCCTTTTTTCTTCCCCACCTAAAATCATTCAAGAGGTCATAAAACTGTTTCTCGCTTAAGTAATCTAGAAAGTAACCAGCACCATATATCTTAATAGGAACCTCTGGAAAAATATAGATTCCCAGTTTTACAGTATCAACGTACATAAATTGTCTAACTATCATATACGAATGAATAAAGGTCAGGTCTAAGTATTCCTCCTAGACCCAACCTGATTTTATAATTCTTGCAATATTTTCCGTTTGACACCACTTAATTCTTTCTTGAGGAGTCTATTTTCCCTCCTCAGTGAATCTATTATGTCATCTGTTTTCTTGGCTTTCTTGTTTAGTTTTTCTGTCTTTCTTAGTAATTCTTTCATCTTACTTTCCAGGCCAACTAATTTTTTAGCCACTGTGTCATCGCTCATAGTATTAGTATTAAAAGTTTATATTCTAACATTCAGCACATAATAGTAGCTGTGTTCGTAGTAGTTCTCTTGTCTTTCTTCCTCTCTTAGTTCAACCTTGTACCCTAAGTCAGTTAGTCGATTTTTAACAAGAGATAGCTTTATAATTCCCACTTCGCTATTATATTCTTCAGTTAGTGAGTTTTTACCGGCTATTAGCGCATTTAGTAGTGATTCAATTAACCTACTACACTCGTCTTCTACCTGAGGTTCTAAGTTCTTTACTCTCTTTAGTACCTCGTCCTTTAATTCGCTAGCTGTTAATAAATTTTCCATTACTTCTTAACTTTAATTACCATCTTAGTTGTTCCACTCTTTATTGTGATCACTGTATCTTTCTTAGTGTCCTTGATTGCGTCTAATGCAGAGTCCACTTTTTGTTTAAACTCTGACTTAGTGCCTCTTGTCAAGTTCACTACCATAAATATAACGACTAATATGAAACCTATAGTCAATAGCATGATCAAAAACTCTTTCACATCCTTACTGATCATAGTTCAATCTCCTCTTTATTTATTAGGTTCTTATACAATAGGTCACCATAATTCTTAGAGTAATTATCATCTACCTTACCACCGCTTATCCAGTACTTAGCCTGTATGTTTTCAAATGCTGTGGTTATATATTTCCTCAACCTCAGCCTTTCATTCCAGGTATCGTAGTCTTCATCCACGTCCCTCATAATCGGCGGTTCAAAACAGAGCGGCATTAAGTCAGAAATTATCAAGTCTACCCTTATCGGAAAACTTGTCTTGCTCTGATCAATTCCGCCGGAGTGTAGGACGTAAACTTTCATACCACCCAGCTCTATTACTTCTTGGCATGGTAGTAGTTCATCATTATACATTACTCCTTCTTTACATAATAACACAGTATCGTCAACTATGTCTTCTTTCTCTGTTACTACTTTTATTTTCATACTCACTTATAAGGTTTCTAGATCTTCCAGCACGTGAATTCCTTATATATAGAGATGAGAAAATTAACAGTTGAAAAAATAAGTAAGATATGAGAAAATTAAGAACAAGAAAATTATCAGTTGAACAGATTAGTAAGAAATTAAAAGACCTTATGATAAGTAGTAGGGTATTAGATGAACTTGCAGAAGGGGATACAGTATTTAATATCTTTAGTACTAATAAGAGAATAATCGACTCTTTCTTAGTGTATCTTAGTTTTAGAGCCAGATCCATTATAAAAAGTGCTATGGATGGAGAAATAACAGTTCCAGATAAGGATCTTAAAGAAATTACCCTACTGAATAATGTCTTGAAGATTCTATTATTTAGTTGGGGCCCTGCAGTGTATATAAACCATAACAATTATGATAGGTTTATTAAGCCTGACGAGAGAACATCAGATGCGTATATGGCGGAAATAGACTTAAGATGTTGTAAAGCTATGAACCTACTGCGTCTATTATTTGAACGTGGACTTAATAAGTGGTACTTGGGTGTATGAGCGGAAAACTAGTAAGTGTTAATGTATTCTTAGATAAACTTAGAGAGTACATAGTAGAGCATGAGATAACAAGAGAAGAACTAGGAAGGTGTTTGATAAATAACACTTTTGATGCAATGTTTCATGATAGCATCACAAGGGAATTCAACTCTCTTGTTTACGTCATATATAGTAAGGCAGATCGTATGTTATTTAGCTTAAAACTTCGTAGGCTAGAGGGTTACTATGATAGAGCGTATATGTGGTTAAAGAAGTTAAAGGATATATCAGGATTATACTTAGGTGATGTAGACCAATCCAAGTATATGAAGGTAAATATCAGAAATGCAGGGAGGTTTTTAGGTAAGTTCGGTCTAGATGACTTAAAAACCCATCCTTCAGAGACAAGAGAGTTCTTGTATAGAGAAAAACTATGGTGTTTAATCTGGGAAATTTGTAAGATATCAGAAAATTTTAGTATTTAATAATAAAAGACAAATGAAAAGTATTTTTAGTAAGCTGAGAGGTAGAAAAGTAAGTAGTGGTATTAGCAATGAGAGACTACGAATTATGGCATCATCTATTAGAGGTGGTGGAATTAACATAAACACACCGAAAGATTATGTATCACCCTATATTATCAAGGAGAGTGAAAACATAAGAACAGTACAGGTTGATGTATTTTCTGAACTCCTCAAGAATCGTACATTGTTCTTTGATGCTGATGTTAATAGAGACTCAGTGGTAACGGCAATGTGTCAACTCTTGTATATGGTAGCTGTCAGTAAGGAGCCAATTACTATGTATATTGCGACTCCTGGCGGTGATGTATACTATGGTCTTGCACTCTATGATCTTATGGAAATGATCAAGGCAGAGGGTGTAGTAATCAATGTGTACTGTATTGGTCTGGCAGCGAGTATGGGAAGTATTTTGATGTGTGGTGGTACAAGAGGCCATAGATACGCACTTAAGCATTCTAGAATTATGATCCACCAGCCATTATCAGGTACAGGTGCAGGTCATCATCAAGAAACTGACATCAGAATTCTTAGTGAGGAGACTAGTGTACTACGTAAGGAGCTTCAGATGATTCTTGCAGAGGCTAGTGGAAAGTCTTATGAGGAGGTAAATGCTGACTGTGAGAGAGATAACTGGTTGATGGCTAGTCAGTGTCTTCCAGGTGTCTATGGTGAGTTTGGCTTGATTGATGAGATTAAGACCAAGTTCTAGAAATATTAGAGTAAGGTTATCTGAGTTAGGTAGCCTTACTTTTATTAAACCAGTATATGAAATTAGTAGCGGCATATAATCCAGGTAATCGTTTGAAGATATGTGCGGAGCTAGTAGTGAAAGTTCCTAGATTTACAGATAGTACCTACCAACTTAGTAAGTACTTGAGGATTCATAAAGCTAATCCATCAAATATGATAGAGGAGGTACTTGGAAATAGTGGCAGTGAGAAAGAACAAGAGGAGTACTTAATGAATACTCTGTACAACTCTCTTTTTTACATAGACTATTTTAGAATTGACCAGGCTGTTATGTTTTTTGAACCATTGAAATTGTACCTAGTATTATGTGAGTATCGTAATGTAAGTAAGTATCTAACTTCTAAGCAGGTAGTAGATATGTGTAAGGAGTCTATAACCAATAATTTTGCGGTAGGTGCATTCTATGGCCCATACTATGCTAACTATTATAACTTTACAAGCCTTAAGGTAGATAGAATAGAGACAAGTAAGATAGGAATGCTGGATGTAAAATCTATATTCTGGAAGAGAAATCCAGAAGTTATTAATATATTAGACACTACTTACATATGAAACTAGATGTATTATTTACAGCAGAATCTTTAGAATATACTTACATTGATATAGTAAGGTCTAATGCAATCTTCCCCATTAAAGTTAGACTCCCCGATAATTTTGTGATGGAACTAGAACTATGTGCCGAAGACTTTAGACCTGTTACGGTTTGTCATAGTAATATAGATTTCTTTGAACAGGAGTGGAGGTGTTTTTGTGTTAGTAGGTTTGGTGCTAGTAGTTCACTCTCTGACGGTTATGTTGACTTAGACTTATATGTTAGATTGGACCTTATGAACCCAAGTCTTAAATACCCAAGCAAGAAATTCTTAGAGGCTTTAATAGATGAATCACTGAAAGATCCCATCTATAGTCTAGAGTTTTTCAATCCTAGTTTTATAGAGTCTGGCGAGTATATAAAGTCAGTAGGTAAGAGGTTGAAAGGGAAGATGAAATTTAATGATGTAGAGTTGAACTTAGGAGACTTGAGTTCTTGGGATCTAAACAAAAACGCAGGTCTGTTTCTAAGATACATAGTAGATGGAGAAGATTAACCTAAAGATAATAAGGGATAAGGATAGAGGATATGAATTACTACTATTCCCTATCCAACTATGCCTTACGAAAGATGTAGCTGATACGTTGGATGATGGGTCTAAGGTGTTGGTGAATTGTTTTAGTAGTTACACAAATGCTAAAATAAGAGCAGAGGAGTTAATAGGTGATCCATCAAGACAATTAGAAGATTATTATATAATATTTGACAGAGGTTTTGAGATCTTAGAGTACCAAAAACCACGAGAATTTAAATTAATTACTGGAAAGAATGCCAAAGAGATTCTGATGTATGAAGAGTTCTATCAAAATATTATTTATCGTAACCAGAGTGATGATAGACTGATAAAAACATTGATAGGTGGATATGAGAATTACAGAGTATCAATAGAGGACTTAACACTAGAATATGACCCAAGGGAAATATTTTGTAAGAACTTGTACTCATACAGTCAGGCGTACGAAGTCTTTGTAATCACCCAATATAACCTACTATTAGATGAAAAGAAAGATAGAAGTGGGAATAACTAGGAAGTATGACTATTACAGAGTTGTTCTCCCAGTTAAACTCAAGTATCCTAAAGATTATAAGGAGTATATTTTCAAGAGTGATTATTACTTTAATAATGGACTAGCTAAGGTAGAAATTGAACAGCTATTGGAATTATACAATAAGTGTGAGCTTACAGAAGTTAATATACTGTTGACTCTATTCAATCATAACTACCAAGCAATACCTGAATCTATAAACGCTAAGTGGATGACTGATAAATTACTAAGATATGCACTCTCTTGGTGGACCCCTACTATTGCAACTACTTCACCTTGGTTTGACCTAGATTATGGTGGCGGGTTAGTTAGTATAGAAGGTGTTGGTTTCGGAGGTACGACCTGTGAACGAAGAGAGATTATAATAGAAGATACAGAAATTCTAAAAATAGACAATAGATTAAAAGTTGAATACCTAATAGCTGGCTTGTATCAGAAGTCAGTAAGAGAGTAGTACATTAGACTTGTACTATTCTTTTTTTTTGTTTCCTCATAATTCCTTATATGTAGAAATGAAGAAAGAAATAGTTATAAAGAGAGTATATTGTTTAGCAAGTAATATAGATTATGTTTTTATACCAGTTAATATACCTTGCTGGATCCTAGATAATTGGTTTACGGAGTATAATGATGGATATTGTTGCTCCCCCATTTCAGATAAAAGTAAGGGTCTAATATTAGAAAAACTAGGTAGTAATAGTTATAGCTCAATAGAAAAGTTATACTTAATAAAGACTGTTAGGGCTTTTAATAATAAAACAATAACACTAAAAATGGCTAGGGACTTGATAGAGTGTTCAAGATCATTAACTAGTCTTAAGTATGCACCTATACTAGTCAAAAATACAAATTACATAAACGAATCTAAGACCTTTAAGATGATACTAGGAACCAATCTAGTTATTAAAGGAATAGACCCAGGTATTGATGAGATATTTACAAAACTTATACAGGATGAAGAAAAACTATAAAATAAAAATCTGTGTTGACTGTTATAATCATGTAGCATACGTAGTTCCAATCAAAGTACCTAGAGTTGTGTTGAGTACTTATTTTTCTGAGGTTAGTAATCTTCCTAAACACAAGACTACTATTTATAGGCTGGACAGAGGACCTACTGATAAAGCAATAGGTAATGAAGTAATGGCTGGGGTTAGGGAGTTATTAAGTAAAGATCAGCTAGGTGACCTGGTAAGTGTAGAAGTATATGTAGATGATGTAATTGCCCGTTTCCACGATAGGACTGACATTTTTAAAGCAGGAAAGATAGTAGAGCGTTTGAGGAGTCAGGATTGGATGGTAAGTGAAAGGATGTATTCTGATTTTGCATACTTTACTAGACCTGGGAAGCTGTTTGGTAATTACAAGTATGAGATACACGATAAGATAATAAGTGCTGAACCTCCATTACTAGGTGTGAGACCTATTTGGATGGAGGAAGTGATGTCTATATTAATTGAGTGGTGGTATGGCAAAGAAGATGACAAAGGTATATCTGATATTTAGAAACGGAGTAGCATACAGTCTATATTTTTCCGCGCGAGTACCTATGAATGATGATATTATGAAGTTTATTGAAAATCCTTGTCGCTTACCATTGAACTATTCAATCTACTTTGAAGGTGTTAAGTCTCGCGCGGATGTATTTATTATGTTAGAATTTCCAGCTACACCACATCCAGTAAAAAAGTATCCAACTAAGAAAGATGTTGTTAGGTACTTGGAGAACTTAGGACTTACATACTCTGAGAAAGATGCTATAATTCTTGAAGGCGAGATGGATAGGGTGTTAGGTTCAATATTAAGAAACTCTCAATATACTAAGTGGACTGTATTTGATTATGAGGTAAGTGTGGACCAATCAATGATACTGAGAAAAGCAGGTAGAGTCGAACAAGGACAATACCATGAATTTGTTAGGAGACTTTTTCATGAAGGTAAAGACTAAGTTAGCTTTTGTATATTATAAGGAAAAAGATCTCCCGAGGATGTGTTGCTATCTGAGATTAAAAACATTATGGTCTGAAAATATAGAATCACTGATTGATAGTGAATTGTATAATCATATTGACATGTGTGGTATAAGTAAGGATGATGTGGAAGAATTGTACGTGTATTTTCAGGGTTAATGACACAGAATATTGTATGAATAGTATGAAGCTCCCCACCATAAGAATTATCAGGGACATCATAGGACATCTTTCAATTGATCCACTTTGTCACTATGCGGTTGGTGAAAGTTTTTGTATTGGTACTATAGATCCAATTGTAAAGTTATTTGATGTTACTATTGACTTAGGTATTCTTCGAGATAATACTGAGAGTAGTATTAACTTTAACTTTGGATTAAAAAGAGTATTAGAGGTGATATTATGGAAAAGTTATACATAGAAGGGAGTTAGAGTTATGATAAAATGTAGCTTAGCAGTAACATGGTATTTTGGGTATATAACCGATATAATGAGTTACTTAAGATTAACTGTCATGGCGAATGAGGAGATTTCATCCTTGATCAATAGTGATATGTTTTGGTCAAGAAATTTTGACGGAAGCTATAGTGGTTTTTCAAATCTAAGCCCTCGTGAATTCTATTTCTCTACCACAGACGTAGACTTTTTTGTAGGGGAGCATAAGATTCCCACTAAGAAGATGGTAGACGAATTAGTGAAGACGGCTAAGCTTGGAAATTTTATATTAGATAGGGATAGATTTATAAGACTAATCGCAGAGAGGAGTGATTATAAGATAGAAGAGATAAGTACAGTGGTAGACCTAGACTTGTTTCTCGGTAAGTGTGATCCGGAAAATAAGAGGCTTAAATTTTTACATGACTTAATAAGAAGTGCTGAAGATATTAATAAGAAGATCTAATCATACAAGCTCAATTGGAATCTATGCAGAGGTGAAAATATTAGGGTCTAGAGAATTAACGGATTACTTTAATAATCTGTACAACTCTCTTATAGGTATTAGTTGGAAAGCTAATGAACCAACATACTCGATAGATCACTTTAAAAACTTAGTACCAACTGTTTATTATTTCTACTTGGGCGACATACTACCTGAGAGAAGAAATAGAATGAAGGTATTTACCAAGAAACAGTTAAGAAGATTCCTAGAGACTGCAGAGGTAATAGGAAGAGTGTGGTGCAGGGGAAAGATAGATACCTTGAAAGTTAATTATTTTTTCGAAGAGGTTATAGTTGACATGAACCCTTCAGATATTGATAAGAGAAGTCTACCTAGTCTATCACCAGCACTAAGATTCATTATAAACCTACTACATAATGGAGAGAGCACGGTTACTGGCTATTAGAGATTGTTGTAATGGACATATTAATACCTACATAGGATTATCTTGTGTTGGTTCAAAAAATCTCCTGGAATATTTGAATCACTTATATTTCAGCATGACCTGGTCACTAATGGATATTCCAAGTGAGTCGTCAGAGAATATTAAGAAGTTATCAGATTTCACAGACCTAGAACCTATGGGATTGTACTTTAGGGTTATTAGTCCTTCCGATAATCTAACAGCCGGTAAATACTTAACTCATAAACAGATACAACTGATACTCAGAGATCACGTAATAACCAATAAAGTGGAAAGTTTTAGTTTCTATGATGGGACTATATTAGGCAGGGAAGTTTATGATATTATGGTAGACAGGGATGAATTAACTAGTAAGATCTATGATTCTGAAAAGTTAATGTTCATACAAGACCTAATGAAACAACGTAGTAATTTTGCATGGTAGTCAGTCTTAGGTTCCTTAATGGTGTGATAATAATAAAAGATAGTTTATGTTAGACAAGAGTGAAATTTATTATTCGTATGATGATGTATTTATCTTACCGGCTACGACAAGTTTTATAAGTAGTAGGTCAGAGTGTAATGCAAGGAGAGAAGATGATAATATGTACCCTATCTTCACAGCCCCAATGAATTCAGTAGTGGGACTTGAGAATGAAGATTACTATAGGGAGCTTGGCATTCATCCTATATTACCTAGAACAATTGAGCTGGGTATTAGATTAGAGCATGCATTATCTGGTAAGTGGGCTGCATTTAGTCTTGGTGAATTTAGTAGTCATTTTTCAGAGGGCTCCAGTACTGTGATTGGAATGGCTAGGGCACTGATTGATGTTGCTAACGGTCACATGGAGAAAGTACAAGACCTAGTGAGACGCGCCAAGAATCATTATGGTAGTAGTCTTGAGGTAATGGTAGGAAATATAGCTAATCCCGAATCAATCATACCTCTATCTAAGTGTGGCGCGGATTATGTAAGAGTTGGTATTGGAGGTGGACTTGGATGTATCACTTCAACTCAGACTGGTATACATTGTCCCCCTGCTACACTACTAGATAAGATGGCGCAACTTAAAGATGACATGAGGTGCGACGGAGAACATACTGCTAAGATAATTGCTGATGGCGGTATTAGATCTTATGCTGATGTGGTGAAGGCATTATCACTAGGGGCTGATTATGTTATGATAGGGGGATTATTCAGCTCACTCATAGGCAGCAGTGGAGAATACGTCGCGATAAGTAGTCATGATAATAGCGCCAAAGATAGTGTGGTACCAAAGAATAGAGAAGATTTTGAAGTAGTCAGTAAGTGGCTTGAGGATGGACTAACCGTGAAGAAAGTATTTTATGGTATGGCTAGCGCAGAAGGTCAAGTTGCTATGAATGGTACTAAGACAAAAACATCTGAAGGTACTAGTAAGATTCTAACTGTTACGGATGACTTGCCTGGGTGGATTGATAACCTTGATTCATACCTTAGAAGTGCAATGTCTTATGTAGGGGTCAAGAAAGTAGAAGACATGTATAAAAGATCTACATGTATTATCACAAGCAAGAGTGGTAAGGATAGAATAAATAGTTAGAGTACATAGGCTGGGAAACTAAATTCCTGGCCTTTATTTTTATTTCCTCTTAATACCTTACTTGTGTGAAAATAGAAAAAACATGTCGAAGAAGAATCAAAAAGAAGTAATTGCATTTAAGACATTAGATGAGTTTGGAATTGATAGGCGTGGTAAGAAATTTGAAATTGGTGAGTCATATACTACAGACCCAAGTGATATGTTTGAGGGTGAGACTTTTCCGGTTCGACTTTTTAGCTTTCACCCAATGTTAAGATCGACGCTAGTAAAGTGTAGTCTGTCTGGAAAAGTAAGTAAAGAAAATAGCGGAACTAAGTATGAAGCAACGAAACTTAAGGTAGTCGAAGAGGTAGACTTAACATATGCGGCCACTGCTAGTATTGGGCAACTTAAAGTGGACAGTAAGATGCCTGTTAGAGTTGAATATAATGATGTAAGGTATGAATTTATAAGACTAAACTCTAATAGTAGTATCAGTAAAGACTTGTGCTCTGGCTATGATGGTTCCTTAATATCGACAAATAGTTATTGTGCAAGGGTAAGAGTAAGCGGGGTTGAAACAAAAGTTAGTTCAACAGGAGATGAATCTAATATATTTGTTGGTGGTGAGCGTAATACAATAAGCGCTACAGGTACTCGTAGTATTGTAGTTGCTTGGGGAAGTGGTCATTGTATTTCTGTTAGTGGCTATCGTAGTACTATATGCGCTGATGGTGAAGATATAACAATAAGTAGCTCAGACGATTTTGCAAACATTATAGCACTTGGAGTTTGCAATAAAATAAGTACAACAGGGGACGAGACTGAGATTTATAGTTGCGGTGACAGAACATTCATTAGTGCAGTCGGTGAGGGGTCTATTATAAAAAGCACCGGTAAGAATTGTACTATATATGCAGGCAGTAATTCAATAGTTAGTGCGGGTCTTGGTAGTTGGATTACACTTACTAAGACTAAAGAGGACGATCATGGAAATGTAGTACCAGTGGAAGTAGTATCTTGGCGTGTAGATGGAGATTGTATAATGCCAGGAGTATACTATAAACTAAGTGATGATGATTTTGAGCCCGTTAAGTGGCCAGGTAGTAAGAAAGAGAATATCGAGTAAGGTATTCTCTCTTTTTTATTTCTCCCCCCTAAATCCCTTATAAGTATGAATAAAAACGCATTACTTAAATATTTAGAAGGTAGTAGGGACTATACCTTCAGAATAGAGGATTATATAGTCCCGAAGTTTATAGAAAATATCAATGGGTATCCGATAGATATCCAGGATAATAGAAATAATGCACTAAGACAAGGAAGTGCTTGGTCTCCTAAATTCAGAAGCATGTTACAGAACACGTACCCAGATTTGAGGTTTGTTCGAGAATTTCCCTTTGTGATAGATGACAGGAAATACTGGGAAAGTTTATGTGATGAATTTAATTTAACTGATGAGGAGCGAAGGAGATATTATTTTATTGTTGACTATTTATTTCCAGACTATAATTTTATTGTGGAGATAGATAGTGATCTTCATAAGACAGATTATGATAAGGCAAGGGATAATTACATACTATTTTCTTATCAAATACCAACACTTAGACTATTTGAGTTTGGCAAAGATGATAACTCAGACCTATACCTAACGGATGAATTTCACATAGAGCTATTGAATATGAGGAAATCTGGTTGTAAGTTTAGACCTGATTTTTCTGTGTACTTAATAAAAAGGTTCTATAGGAGAAATAAAGAGATCATACCAGTACTTGATCTGATCGAAAGTGCAATATTAGGTGGAAGGATAAGAAATAACACCTTTACTATTAGGAAGAGCGATAGGTTGGTGAAGAATAGGTTGGAACTAATTAAAATTCAAGATATAATAATGGGGGCTTATGGAGTACTTGTTGATTATATAGCAGTGTAGTTCAGAAGCCGTCAATTCCTTAATAGTGAAGATAAGAACAGTAATGTTTTTATAAATTTGGAATCCGTAAGCCCTGGAGTAGATGTTCTGCCAATAGTCGCCGGCAGAGGAAAGAGGTATCCGGATTGATGAATTTTGCTCAATTTTATAATCACTAGTCTAAAATTGAGATACCCTTGTAGCGGTATAGGTGAGCTATGTACGCAGGAGCTGCATTCTTGGGTCCGTGACACATGTGCAGTACGGTACTGGTAGAGGTAGGGAGTCGAAAGGAAATCATTTTTGAATGGTTAACTCCCAGCCGTTTATTTTTTTTTCTTCCTCTAAATCCCTTATATGTATGAATAGAAAGTTATTGAATAAATTTTTAAAAAGTAGTGATAGATTTTCGTTTTACCTAGGTGAGTATTGTTTTCCAAAATTTATACAGTCTGGGCCAAACAAGTATTTTAGTCTAGAAGATAATAGAAAACAAAACTTAGAGCAGGCAGACAGCGCTTGGTCAAGATATTTCAAATCAATCTTACAGTGCTATAGTGGCCTTTATTATATTCGGGAGTTTCCACTAATAATAGAAAGAAGGGATAGGTGGGAAAACTATTGTTTAGCTAACATGGCTTTAGATAACGAATCTCTCAATAGAAAGTATTTCTTAGCAGACTATTTCTTCCCTGACTACAATTTATTAGTAGAGATAGACTCAGACCTACACATTCAAGAGTATGATAAGGCAAGGGATGAGTATATACAGGAAATCTTGGGATTAAAAACTCTTAGGTTCAATGAGTTTGGTTGTAGTCCTGAAAATCAATCTTATTATATAAGAGAGTTTAATAAGGTAATAGAGTGTGGAAAAACGAACAGGGTCAGTATGATTTATAATAGTCTACTAGTAGATTACTTTAATTATAAATTTGGATCTATTAAACAGAATATTGATGCAGTAGAAAGGATAATTAATACAAATAGATTAACAGAAAGAGTATTAGATCTAACAAGCTATGGTAAGGTCTTTGGGAATTTTATGGATTTTAAAGACCTACAGTATGTGATTTTAGGTATGTATGATATTCTTGTAATTTCAAAGGCCTACAATCCTTAATAATGAAGGTGCATAGTAATTTAAGTGACAATCTATCTGGAAAGATGATAGAGGGCTTTTACCTGCTATGTTGGTCTTGGTTTAGTCTAGTTTTGAGAGGCCGCTTATTAACTAACACTAGAATACCCTTGCAGCGAGATAGGTTAGCTGTGTACGACAGGAGGCCCGGAGAATCTAGAGTGCACTGGATTTCTTTTGGGATTACGGTACTGGTAGAGATAGGAAGTCGAAAGGATAGTAGTGTAGTCGCCAGCACTGACAATAAGACTGGGGTGAAACGGAGACATTACTAGCTTCCTGTCGTTTTATTTTTTTTTGCTCCCCACACCTAGGATGCCATCAATTCCTTAGATATGATAGAAAATGGAGTATGTAAGTCCTGGAGTAAGACCCGACAGACAGAGGGGTAAGGAAAGAGGTAACCATGCTGATGAATTTTGCTCAGTTTTATAGTCACTGGTCTAAAATTGAGATACCCTAGAGCGAAACAGGTGAGCTATGTATTGCGAGTCAGGCGGGAGGCCAAGAGGATATATCTATACCCGTTATTGGCTGTAATACTGGTAGAGATAGGGTGTTGGGATTGAGGTTGTTCATGTCAAAAAATGACCGAAGAAAGCTTCTCAACATCCAGTCGTTTTTTTTTTTGCAGGTTAATAAAAAAGAGAGAAAGGTAAGTTATAATACCAATCTCTCCTTCTTTTTTTAGTCGATCATAATTTGTTTTCCTGTGAGTCCCTTTTTCTTTTGCAAGTTGATCAAGAGTACACCATTCTTCAGGCTTGCACTAATATTATTCATATCAATCTCCCTGCCTACATAGAATGACTCTTTGAAATCTGGTAGTACCTTAGTTTCACTGTTTTCTTTATTCACACCACTAACAGTCAATCTTTCATCCTCTGTTGTAATCTTCAGGTCATCTTTATCTAGTCCTGGCACTACTAGAATAATTTTTGCACCGGACTCTGTATTCTCAACCTTACTATTTACTCTCTTACATGTATCATCAAAAAGTGACATCGCCGTATCAACGTAGTTCTTTATAAATCTATCCATCATATTTTTCAATTATTTTGTTAAACTTGTACTGCTAATAATACAAATGAAATACCAAAATAATTTCTCTGCCTTTTTGTCATCCCTACCCTGCCAATTTGACATTTTCGTAGGTGAGGTAGACATGGAACCTTATTAATAGAAAACAGATAATTAACGTAAAAAACATGGAAGATTACTCAGACATACCAAAAATGTTCGTGGTAAAAAATGAACCGCAGGAAGTAACACAGATTAGGGCTCACATACTTAGATCATTCAAGGACCTACTATTTTTTGAAGAGCCGCACATATATTCACTTCATGGTAAGCAGTTGACCTCTGTTACTACTATGTTGGGTAAGTATATGGCTCCTTTTGATACAGAACAGACGGCTACTAATTATGCTAAGAAAAATGGTGAGACTCCTGAATATTGGAAGGATAAGTGGTTGTGGAAAAATAAGAGGTCCACAATTACCGGATCACTAGTGCATGAATTTGGGGAGTCTTATTCTTACTTAATAAATGGTCACCCTGAGAGAATAACAGAGTCTTGTAAGTGTAAGTATGTGGAGGATAAAAACTGGCTCATTCCAACAAGGGGTAAAGAAGAGGCAGTTATCAATTATTGGTCTAGTCTCCCACCCTGTCTTCACTTCGTTTATGCAGAGGCGATGTTATATACAAACAGCAATCCAGATCCTAGTACTCATCTCAAGACACAACTAGCGGGGACGGCAGATATCTTACTATACTATAAAGATACTGTTAACCCAGAGAATAGTGGTCTTGTAATAGCTGATTATAAGACAAATGCTGATATTAGGAATAAATTTGCAAGATCGACAGGTAAGAAGATGTCTAGTCCATTTAGTGATTTCTTATCTGAACCACTTAGTGAATATTACGCCCAGTTCAGTACATATCAAATTCCACTAGAGGATATAGGACTTAAGGTTATTGCTAGAAGACTTGTATGGCTTAAGGATGATGGAAATTTTGAAGTCCTAGCTACACCAGACTTATCACAACTAATTAGGGAAAACTTATGAAAACCAGTATTAAGTATTATAGAAGATTATTTGGTTCAGAAATATGGGCCAGGTTCTACATACCCATTAAGAAAACAAAATATACATTATCAGCTTCGTTGAACGGTAGAATCTATAGAGCATTAAAAGCAAGTAAGTATTTGAACCACAACTTAATTATTAGTATTAGGACTGATAAGTACCTTAGTTGTAGGTCAATTATTTCTATACTCAAGATAATATTAACTAATGGAACAGACTATACGGACTGCTTTTTAGACGTACAAGATTCACATAGAGCTGATCGTCTTGGTGGAATTGTAGAAGTAGGTAGAGATATTATAGAACTAGATAAGGGTTTTGTAGATGACTTAATAGAAAGAAATATTAGAGAGTAGTGGTTAGTACTACTCTTTTTATTTCGTCTTAGTTTCCTTAATAGTGTAGAATGAATAGAATATGAAAGCAAAAGTTGTTTACTATAAAAATAGATTTAGTGACTATATATTTGCTAGAATTATGGTACCTGTGGCGTTCAGTAGGATTTTAATCGTAAGGGGTTCTGGAAAGTTGTATAAGGGAGACGTTGACCTGCTCACCCCTAGATCTTGTATATTGAGTTTTATAAGGTTAACTAGTAAATTCATAGACAGTGCCACTATTTTAAATATAATAGAAGAGCAATTAAAGAATGGATCAAAACCAGGAATAAATCGTCTCGAGATTAGAAGCAGTGTCGTACAATCAGAATACGAGAGATTAAATACATTCCAGGTTAGTGCAAAAGATATAGACCTAGATAATAGTAGAGTATCTAAGTTAATAGAAAAATATGTTAAGATAATGTAGTACTACCTTTTTATTTTGCCTTAGTTTCCTTATTAGTGTAACAACAAAAAAATTATTTATATGAATAGAACTAGAGATTATTCAGTAAGTATTAAGAAGAACATTATTGAGAAACTATCAGACTACCTTGAGAAGAACAAGATCAAAACTATGGTACTTGGTGTGAGTGGTGGTATTGATAGTACATTAAGCGCTGCATTATGTTATGAAGTTGCTAAGAGGACAGGTGTTAAGTTGCTTGGTTACTCTTTGATGTGTAAGACTAATGCAGAGGGTGAGGTTAGTTCTGCGATTAATGCGGGACTAGCTTTTTGTAATGAATTTAAGGAGGTAAACATTGAGAATTGGTATCTTCAGTCTAGCACCTTTGTATCAATCGGGACTAGTTCAACTGATGATCCCGCCAATCTTTCGGCCATTGCATTAGGTAATATTAAGGCAAGACTTCGTATGATTTTCTTGTACTGTAAGGCCGGGGAAACTGGCGGAATTGTAGTTGATACAGATAACATGACAGAGCACAATACTGGGTTCTGGACGATTCATGGTGACGAGGGTGATGTAAATCCAATAGGTAATCTTTGGAAGTCAGATATCTATGAAGTTACTGACTACTTGCTCACAGAATATCTTGAATATCGTGAGACCCTAGTAGAAGGCAGGGATGATGAAGAGATCAAGAGAACTGGTTATGCTGTGGCTGCCTTGGAAGATGCACTTAAGATAGTACCAACAGACGGAAATGGAACATCTGCTAGTGACCTTGACCAGATTGCACCAGGTTGTACATATGAGCAGGTCGATGAAGTACTCAAGACTTGGTTATCTATGAATAATGACGAGAAAGAACTATGGAACAGAGGCTTACAATCAAAACTATACAAGATGATAGATGAGATTGGCGTCGACATGGTTAACAGAATCTTAGATCGTCACAAGAGAACAGAGTATAAACGAATGCATAGACCAATTAAGCTATGATAGAGTTTATTTGTAGAACATTGTTGATCTTGGCTTTTTCTAGCGTAGTCATATTATCGGTTATTAACTTGATTTCTAGTTTACGGTATAGAGATAAGAAGCCAGGAATCTATAATAAACTACTAAATATCAGGGACCTTATAGCGAGGGCAAGCGGGTTTTTAATGTTACTAGGAATTATAGTAGGAAATACTATCTTATTTATTATAGGTTCTATTATCCTAATCTGTATAACATTAAGAACTATACTGGGTGAAGTTATAAGCCAGGAAAAGTTACAGAAATTTGATGTGACGATAGATATTATTATCAATTCGGCTTTCTTAGATCTTATACTAAACTTATTAAAACAATATTAGATAATGAAAAGATACAAGATTACATATCCAGGTGGTGTGAGTCAAGAGAAAAATCTAGTAGAGAGAAGCCTGTATGATGAGGTGATCAAACCAATAGATCAAACTCTCTACAAAGTTGAATCAATGTTAGCAGAAACAAATGCCAAGAAGAAGAAAGAACTTGTTGAGGACTTGAAGCAGGCTAGAAAGAGAATTAAGTCTGTCCTATCTAGTTTTGGTGAGTATTTTGTAAGTGATTCTCCGTTAGGTCAGGCGATGGTGAATGGTGGAAAACTAATACTACCAGAACATCAAGGAGGTATAACTAGTCCAGTAATTTTTGAAGAGATTAAGTAATGGTAATTGAAGTATTAAAGAATAAGTACAAGTGTGGATGTAATAAGGGGATTGCAAAATTAGATCAACCAGACATCCTAGAAAAATTAAATTCCATCATTGAGTGGGATATCTGTAAGTTTCCTGAGAGGTCAATCATAGAAACAGAGAAGGACGAGTGGAATAAGTACTTTGGTCCTGACTGTGAAGAGATTGAATATAAAGAGGTACAGGACGAGAACGGCGTTAAGTGTAGAACGTTCGAAGATAGGAATTTCTTAGGCGCCTTATCAGAATTAAAGCCAGGTAATTGTTTTCTATTTGACGGTCAGTTTATCGCAGTTGACAGTGCAGATAGATTAGTTCTCATGTTTAGCGGGTCAGGTTATAAAGCGCTAGATAGACTCTGGGAAGAAGAGATTAGTCCAGAGCTTAGGATATTCTACGGCGACAACAATGTAAACAATGTAGAGTATAAAGGGCTTGACAAGGAACCTGATTATAAGAATGAGTTTAACTTAGAGGTCAGAATTCCTTACCTAGATTATAACAAGTGGAAAACCTACTTCTTAGACGGTAATGATAAGATACCAACATTAGAAGGGGGTAAGCATGCGGTACTTTGTAAGCTTGATTCAGACGATCTTCCTTTTGAATTTGAGTTTATCATGACCGATCACTGTGCATTCTTTAGGGGTGATGAAATCGATGAGGAGGATAAAGATATTGCAGAGATGGCAGTGAGACAGACTATTTCTTGGTTCTATGAAAATACAAAGCGGAGCATTAATCCACTTGATATAGAATCTAAGAAACAGCAGGAAATCTCAGACTACCAACAGAAGAAGCAGTTTGAAGAAATGATGAAGACCTTAGGTGGTGGTGAATAAAAAAATAAAGTAGTAGATTTAATTTCTACTACTTTTTCTTTCGTTCCTCTTTATGGTCTCTCCTGGTTCTTGATAAAATCTTTCACTGCGTCACTTCCATTGTTGTCTATTAGCACCGAACAACTGGCCATAAAATATTTAGTGTTAGTTACTTTTGTGCAGTATCTTGTATAGACCGACATTACTAAGTTAAACACTACTACAATGGCCCATACTATCGGTGCGTGATGAACAATGTCTATCGCAGTGCAGGTACCCATCAGAAGTGCATAAAGTAAGACTGATGAATTATCTAGTAACTCTGCATACCTCTTACTGTTTGTACCATAGAAATAACTTCTCCCTACTAGCGGACACATAAGACTTAAGAATCCCATAAGTTCAGGGTTTCTTAATTTTCTATTTGCAATCATGAAATTAAGATCCTGTTCTGTTAGCTTTTCGAGATTGTCCTTCTCTACCTCCAGAATATTAAGCAGGTCAGGCCTAGATATATACCTACCAATCTCTGAATTCTCTACTACTCTGCAGATTTTTTCTTTCTCCATTTTTCTATATTTTTTGTTTTTACTAAGAATATTATTGTTGTTGTATCTCCGTATTGGTTTGTAATTCTGTGATAATAACCAATCCCTGATATCATAACTGGCTCAAACATCATAAGTGCACCAGGTAAGGTTCCTCGATTACTGTACATAGAAGACAGTCCAATTGCATAGACTGGTAATTTCTCAGGTATTATTAGTCCATCCATAAAAGTCTGAACATAATATTTTTCTTTCAGTCTAATCCAACTTTGCTGCTTATAGGTCGGTCTTGCACTACATACCTCAACTGGATCATAAGCCTCTATATTTTCTTGTGTCTCTGATCTTTTTCTATTACTAGGTCTTCTGTTGATTGTATAGTACATAGTATATCTAAGTATGCCTTGATCATCTAAGTAAAACCCATAGTGATTCCTTGATGGTCTTCTATATCTAAATACGCTACTTAGTACTACACCATTTTCCTGTACCACATCGAGTAAGTCCCTTCTAAATACATAGTTCTTCACTGTTTTCTTACCTAGCCTCTTAATAATCTCTGAGTAAGTATCATTATAGTCCTTACCTATCCTAGAATACAGGAACTTAATTGTCTCTCCGTACTCAGGCTTACAGTATGAACTGAGGTGATATTTATCTCTGTACCACATCGAGTAAGTTCTCATGGGTAGTTTTCGTATATCATCGCTTACTAATTTTCTACCAAACTTCTTTCTACATTTAGGTCTTCTTTCTCTATTATACCTATCTGATCTGATTATTCTAAAATCTATCATACTCATAGTTAAGGAATCTAGGGTAAGGTAAGGGATTGAAAAAAAAATGGGCTTACCGATTCATCACAAACCAGTAAGCCTTATCATGGACGACAACAAAATTATAGTTTCTCTATCTCATAGATAACACGATCATTTTTAAGTCTCATATCAGACTCGTCAAGACCGATCCATCTATTAGTCTTAGGGTTAAACACCCTCTTTGTTCTTGTCTCCAACATCTTTCGCTCTGCAGCCAGTTTCTCCTCTACATTATCTAGCTGAATTGCGAAATCCTCCTTGCGGAATTTGAATGACAGTAGTGCAAGTCTCTGTAAGTCCTCTACACTCTTTGTCAACTTAATTACCACAATGTTCGCCTCAGGTCTAATCTTATAGGACTCTGGGAAATACTCCTGAATCTCTTCAAGACTTAACCCGCTTCCTATATGCCATGCGAACTCTACTTTGTCATTAACTGGGCTAAACTTATTCTTCAGTTCTTCCCAGATCTCGGATGAATTCTTAATAGAACTAAATCCGATACAGTTCTTATTCCCAATGCTTCTCGCGAAGTATTCAGGATAAGTTTTTACTACCTCAAAGATACTCTCACGAGTTTCTTTAAGTCCTCGATAGCTATTATTACCTAAGATAGATATAATAGCATCAACGTCTACGGCTCTATTCTCAAGTACAAGAATACCGCCAATGTAAAACATAAGCTCCTTAACATGATCTGTTATGAACTCTGCCTTACCAACTGTTTTCTCTGATACCTTAATTAATCTTCTACCATCGTTCATAGACGGTTTCTTTATGTTGGTATCTATCTTTACACCAAATAAGTCCTTTGCCATCTCAGCAAGTGACTTTAGTGTTCCGATTGGGTCATTAGATAGTGTTAGTACCTTTGACCTTCCATCGATTGTAATGGTGTAGAAAAAGTTTACACCATACGCCTTTAAGGATGATTTAATAGTTTCTAACTGTTTCTCATCCAAATAGCTAACACCCCACAATTCTCTCAACTGTGTGAATGTAATTGTTCTGTTTGTGCATTTATTTACCACAAACTTAAGAAGCTGTTCTAACCTCTCGGCCTGCTTCTTTGTAACGGTGGAGATTTTCTTTGCCTCCGCCTTGCTATATCCGTTTTTCTCTAGACTTACTCTAGCATCACGGATCTTTTTATTTTTATTAGTGAGCGATATTACTTCGCCACTAGTTTTCTTAGTAAGACCCTCTAAATATTCGAGCGCCTTGCCATACTGAATAAGGTAGACCTCTTGTTTTCTACGTCCTACCTCTTTCTCTGTGTTTCCCTCAGTCTTCTCAGATACTAAGAGATTTTTACTCTTTAACTCACTGATCAATAACTCAGCAAGTCTATATTTACCGGAACTATCCATTCCGAACTGGTTTAAAGCTTTTCCAGCTGCTTCTAAAATTAACTTACGGTCAGCTACATTTTCATTGCTTTCCGATTTAACAGTCTCTACAACTGCTTTGTACAAAATTTCCTTGTTCTCCATTTTCTTTGATTGATTTAATTTGTTAATAACTTGACTATTAGATCGGTGTTCGTGAATTCTTTCCAGCATTGAAGATCATTCTCTCTGTTACTCTTTTGTAACCTTTGATCTCATCATTCTGGTTCTCTATTATTCCACGAAGACGACCATTCTCTTTCATAGTCTTCTTACTCTCTAGATACAGATATACAATACCTGCGGTTAACAAGATACTTGTCTTGTTATTTTTAAGGAATTTTTTAATACTCATACAATAATAAGGGATTTAGGACAAAATAGACGGAAAAAAGTAGTAGCCTAGTCTCCCGACCGAACTACTACATAATCAAGTTATAAATGTTTATTGAGATAACAAATATGCTCAACTATAAGGAATCTAGGCTTGTCCATCTGCGAGTTTGAATTTGATGTTGAAGTCTTCCTCTGCTCTTACGTAAACTGTTTCATGTCCCACAGCCTTGTATAGTACTGCGTTGATCCAGTTATGTTGGGAATCCTTCATCTGTCCAAATCCTATAATCTCATAGATGCTAGTGTGACTTAGTCCTGTACTTCCTGGATTTTTATCAATAAATTCTACTCTCTCGCTAACTTTAAATTTTCTCATTTCTTATTTTTCTTTGATTACACTATTAAGGCATTCAGATCCTCTCACATGACGCCCTAGTCCCCTTATAGTTGAAAATTAATACAGAGTTCAGTTTAATCAGTTAAATTATGAGAATTTCAAAAACAATTTTAATTAGTATTGGTGCAGTTATTATTTGTACTGCTATTATCTTACTCGTTATGAAAGTAAACTATAAGAATGAGCAGACGAGGTTAGTTAATCAGTATGACATGCAATTATCTAAGATCGAAGGTGTCCATGATAATATGTGGAAAGTACTAGAATCTAAGGCGGGCGTAACAAAAGAATATGCAAGCCAGTTTGATTCTATCTATAACCATATCATGAGCAAAAGATACGATCAAAATGATAAGGTCCTGTTTAACTGGATAAAAGAACAAAATCCAGAATTCAGTAATGAACTATACAAGGATCTTAGTGTTACGATCGAAGTGCAGAGGAGACAATTCTTAAACGCACAACTTGAAATCATTGATATTGTGAGAGTTCATAATAACCTAGTGCAGACATTCCCATCTAGCCTTTTTGTAGAAAATAAGATGCTGAAATATGAAATGATCAGCAGCACCTACACTAAAGGCATTATGGAGAATAAGGTAGAAGATGGCAAAGTTGATCTATTTAAGAAATGAAAATACTAGGAACATACTACCTTACGGAAACTATACCACACTATCCATATAAAGTGAATTTAGATTTTCTGATAGACCTAGACTTCCAGCTTAACTTTGGAATAATTAAAGGTAGGGCTGTTCTTGAAGGTCACTCCCCTGAAATGTTTAAAGGAAAACCCGTATACTCTAGGTATAAAGTTACTATTAAATTCAATAATAAAAAACATCCAACGGAAAAGAGTGTGTATTGTGCGTTGGAGAAAACACTTAGTGGTACAGGATCCGGTTTTTGTATAGGGCCTTACAATTGGAGAGGGAACAGTGACGTCTACAATAAGTGCTATAAGATGAGATTAGATAGTGATAGAATAATTAGTATAATAAAAAATAATCTAAAGAAATGATTTACTTACTAATACTATTACCAATTATTGCAGCTAATGTTGTATATTGGTATTTCAGAAAGAATAAGAAGTTAGATCTAAGTGATGAGAGAAGGGGTATAACATATCTATTGCTCTTAACGGTTCCTACTATACTAACTGTGATCACGATATTTACAATGGATCACACAATTAGGTACAGTAAGATATCTGATACGGAGTATTGGTCTTTCTATTATTCTAAGATCAGACACTTAGATAGGTGGAACGAATATATACACAGAACTTGTACTAGAATGATCAGAGATTCTAGGGGAAATACTAGGACAGAAACTTATGATTGTTCTTATGTCGAGTATCACCCAGAGAGATGGATACTAGTTGATAATGGTGGTAATGAAATCTACACAAGCAAGGAGTATTTCGACAGTATTAAGACCCTGTGGAATACGAAGCCGGTTTTTGTAGATATGCACAGAAACTATTATACAATAGATGGAGATGCACAGGAGTATTACTGGGATCAACTAGGGCAACACCTGATAACCTACTCCTTAGAAATGCCATACGTAAATAAAATAAAAGGAACACAGACAGCATTTAGATTGAGAGATGTAAGTAAGGAGGGGGCAAAATTACTTGGCTTATTCGATTATCCAGATATCAGTGGCCCTAATATATACGAACAGGAACAAAATCCAATCATGGGCTTTAATCCAGGCAGGGAAGTTATTAAGAAATTTACAAACTTTAATGCTAGGGAGGGAAGCAGAAAGAAGATAAGAGTTTTTGTGCTAGTATTTAAGGAAGGTCAAGGTCCAGAAATAGCGGAGGAACAAAGAAACTACTGGCAAGGAGGTAATAAGAATGAACTTGTTATCTGTATAGGAATTAATAAGTCTACGCATGAAGTTAAGTGGGCAGATTGTTTCTCTTGGCAGGATGATATAACACTTGACACTAGATGTAAATTATTCTTACAGGGCCAGAAGAAGCTCAACTTAGACAGACTCCATTGGTTCCTTAGAGAGAATATTGGACTATGGAAGAAGAAGGATTTTAGAGACTTTGACTACCTTGAGCCGGAATTAGACTCAGATGATGATAATACAATAATCATGGTAGTACTATGTATCCTACTAGTATCTACATGCACTCAGGTTGGTACATTCTGGTATTATACTAAGAAGGATGAAAAAGATCAAAGTTAAAGTAGCTTATAAACTAGTTAAGTACCCAGGTATATCAGTAGAGGAGATATTAGCAGCGGTAGAAATTCCAGTCACTAACAGTATATATAAACTTACTTGTATGACGGGACTATTTTCAGGCGTCAGAAAATCTGTGTGTAATGGTAATAAGACAGTTAACAATTATATAAGATTTTGTATACCCACAAAGAAAGTACTAACTAGCAAAACAGTAATGAAGGAATTAGAAAACTTAATACCAGATACAGCTAGTATACTTAAAATGCGTTACGTCCTCAAGATAAGTGAGGAAGAAAAGCTTGATAGATACCCTGATAATCCATATGTAATACTGGTAAGAGAATATTTACTAGTAAAAGAGGTAGATATTTATGATATAGTCGGGGAAATAAAATTAGGGTAGTAGGTAAAACTACTATCCTTTCTTTTCCTTATTATTGAATGTATTATGAAAAAGTTATGATTAAAGTAGAAATAGTTTATTGAAGAACAAAGTCATCGTGAAGGTAACAGTACTATACTACACAAATGCTGAAAGTGACAATCTTTCGGCTAAGATTATTATTCCTGTTAGGTCTCAGTATAATATATTAGAGAATGTATTTGGGTATATACTTAAAGGTCGCCATTTGCGTGTACCTAAGGATTACTACATATCGATAGATGTCCTTGTATCTAAATATCTAAGAAAGGAAGGTATTATTGATATTTATCTAGATTACATGAAGAATGGTGTTTATTCAGATAGGTTATTGTATACGGAGTTAACAGAAGAACCACCTGAATATCCAGAACTTCCTAAAGATAAAATACTTGAGACAGATACAGTAGAGATAGATGATAGCCTGATAAATGATACATTAAGGGCTAATAGTATGACAGAAAAAGAATTAGATAAAAGATTGAGTAGACTATGACAGAACTTAGTTATTGGGATATTAATAGAAGGGGAGTTATTGTCCCACACTTAGGAATCATTATGAACATATCATTTATGTCAAAATACAAACTAGAAATGGGACTTGGAATAACGTACTTGGGTAAGCTGAAAAATCCTGTTAAATACAATATCGAACTAGTAATATCGGACAAGAGCTTTAAATATATAACAAAGAAAAGAGTCTTGTCAGAACTAGAAAAATTAATACAAGAAAATAAATTTCTGGCATGGCATCTAACAACAGGCGATCCGGATAAAGATGAGTCTATAATATACCAACTTTTTGATTACCCGGAGAAAATAAAAACAGATACATTAAATATTAAAGACAGTACAATAAATGAGTTAATAAATAAAAAATTTAAGAAGAGTCAGTTTTACTAACTCTTCTTTTTTTTATCCGCCCTACACTACCTGATTATCTAGTAGTCTTAGGAACTGGTCTCTTGTCATTGTACCACCCGCTGCACACTTATGACCTCCACCATTATAGTTTTGTTTCATATAATCAGCAAGGTTTAATCCAGTTTCGGTTTCACTGTACATTGATATTGAATAGTACAGCCCGCCGTTTTCATCATGCCTTAAATTTACGCACACTGTAATATCATAATTTCCATATACTGACTCGAACTGCTGGCTTCCAAATTCCTGAGTCAACATACAAATTCCCTTATACTTACCACCTACTACTACTGAAAATGCATGAGACTTAACGGCGGCTTTATGACGTTTCTGATTATATACTGTTATCTGCTTACCTGTCTCTAGTATTTCTGCAGTGAGTGGGGAATTATCTATCCTCAGCTTATCAAATACTTGGTTAATGGAGTTCAAGACCATACCATACTTAGTACGAAGGCCAAGTTGGAATGCTAGTGTCTCTTTGTCCCATGAAAACCGACTCTTATCCCAAACATCATATGCAGATACTAGCCTCACTGCCTTAGGTACAATACTATCAACACCATACATAAATTTCCAACATAGTTCACACGCACCAAGACCTATCATTCTAAGGCCATCCATGTCATCGTAAGAATGTTCCTTAGCTGTATCAATCGCCCCAATGTGATGATCAATCCAGATAGCCCTATAACCACCTGATAACTCCTTAAGCCTTTTCATATCCTCTGGTGGAAATGATATGTCAACTAGGAAGATATGGCATAATTCATCCTTGCCAATCTTAGGTAGTTCTGGAATGCTGTCTCCATAATTCCATCCCTTTGTCAACACCTTCTCATACCCAAGCTCTCTTTCTAGGTAGTCTTGGATAATCGCAGCAGAAAATAATCCATCATAATCAACTCTATGATATACGATAAATCCTACAGTTTTCTTCATCTTAAAAGTCCTTATCTCTTATTAATTCACGTACTCTATCTTCTAATAAGGATTCTGCGATTGATTCTAGCTGAAAATTACCACTACAGTACACATAATAGACGTTACGTACTGTATCCCAATTCTTAGCTGTAAAATCTTCAATCAGGGCTACATTTTTTATTGCTGCTCTTAAGCTCATCAATTCTAGCTCATCTTTGTAGGCAACTCTAACTTTACCAGCATAAGATATAACTGATGTTTTAGCTAGTTCACTTTTAAAACTAATCTCACTCACTAAGTCTTTAATAGTCTTAATAGAATAACCACAACTGCGAATTATATCTTCGCAGTCTTTTTTCTTTAATCGTATTCTTACCGTCATAACTTGAAATTTATATTAATACTCTTCTACAAATAAGGAAATAATACCAAGAGAATAACAAAAATGTAGCCTAACCTCACGGCTAAGCTACAAATAATGGCTTTATTAGAAAAAATCCCCTGATAAGAGTATTTCTCATTAATAAGAAATCTAGGGGATCTCAGGGTGCAAAAAAAAAACATAGTCGACCCATCACAGGCCAACTATGTAATCTAACAACAAACTTCTGAGTACAAATCATTTATCACTAATAAGGAATCTACCCTGTCCTGTAATACCTTTTTTCCAGTACCTACCTTTTCTCTTTTCAAATATTTCAGGTGGCACCGTTACAAATCCAGTACTACTTGCTTTTAGATATTCAGGTTTCTCGCCAGGCTTGATATTAAAAGATGTATTAATCGACACACTAATTAGGTCTTCTAGTTTAATTCCATCTAGTGCAAGCGGACAAATACCTAAGCCTTTCCAAGTAAAATCCAGGATCAGATATATACTCCCATTCTGGTCTAGTAGTTCGACATCATTCCTCTTAATTGAACCAGGAAAAGACTCTCTAACCACTGACCAACTAAGACTTGTACCTCTCGACAGTTCATTATACTTATCAAGGTCAGTACTAATAATATCTTTCTTTAGCCTAACCTCAAGCTGTGTAAGTAATAATTCTAAGTCTAAGTATAATACCGGTCTACCATACCAATCCAAGCAGACTGTATCGGAATCTACATACCTAAATCCAGGGAGTTCTACAATCATATATCTAATACTACCTGTCTTCCCCGGTACTATAGACTTATCATACGTACTTAAGTTAAACGGGTCAAAATCATCACATTCCAGACTAGTACTTATCCAACCTAAGCCAGCTGAGAATACGGCAAGAAAGTTTTGATATACGATACCTAACTCCTCGCACTGTTCTCTATTCATCAACCTAAACTTACTAGGCTCGTCAGATAGTACTTGCATCACTACTATTGACTTGTCGGGGAAGTGTTTTATCAGCCTAAATATCAAATCTGAGCCTGACATTCTTAGCTTGTATAAATCACCTTCCTTCAGAACTACACCCTTACTGTTCGGTGCTTCTATACCTTCTAGTTCATACTCTATATTTGGTAAGCTAGACCTGATAGATACTGCTCTAACTTTTTCTAGGTACCTTCTCTTAGTGCTAGTATAAAGTATTTCGCCGGTTTTCTCATTGTACTTGTATGTAACGTCTCTTATCTTATCTTCTCTGTACATTACTTAAGCGCATCTGGTACAAATTCAGTATTACTAAGCAAGAGGTTTTCAGATCTCTTACTCAATTCCAACATCTTTGCTGACATTTCCTTATTAGCCTTCACAATCTCAGCGCGGTCATTATCCCTCTGCTCTTTGATGTGTGCTAGCTTTTCAGTTGTGTCAGAGAGGGCAGTAAATACATCATTCATTGCCTTCTTGTAAGTCTCGACATCAATAATACTTCTACTTCCCTCCACTAAGATCTTACTTGTTGTTTCTTTCATCATCTTAGCGTTATTCAAGGTCAGCTCATTATTAACATCCTTGATCGCCTTCTGAGTCTCAAGCACTGCCCTCTGTTTCTGATTCATAATGGCAATAGCGATCGATGTCTCCCAGTTTGGTATGATCGTCCTATAGATTTCCTCATTGTTCTCACGCAGTCTCTCATTATTCTGCCTCATCATTCTAATCTGAGGTAGGTCGAGATTGTGTGTTTTCTGTCCGGCCATAAATAAGTCGAATGAGTGTCTGTCTATTTTTTCGACGAACTCACGCTGCTTATCTAATTCTGACTGACTATGAGATGAAGGATCTTGCTCGAATTCCTTTAACATCTTCTGCAGCTTTTCTGTCTCGTCGTTATATAAGACAGCTAGTGCGACTACATGAACGCCGTAATATTCACACAACTCCTCAGCCCTTTGTTCCATTAAGACTAGAGAATTCATGTCACTATCCAAGTCTACCTCCATCTCTTTGACTTTAGCGATGATCTTGTTAACATCATCCTTACTTGATTCGTACCTAGCCATGATCTTATCCGCCGACAAAACAGCAGGGGTACCAAATACTGGAATCATAGCAACAAACTTTCTCCAACCCTTCATAGTACTTGGATCTTTCAGCTCGTTCTTTCTGATTGTACTGATAAGCTCTTTTACATACCTACCAGCTTCACCAGCCTTATCCAGTTTATTCAGTTCCAACAAAGTACTAACACAATCACTGCCTGTACTTACTATATCTGAACCAAATTTCTTAAGGCTATCAGAATCAGTTATACCCTTTGTGATATCTCTGCACCTCTTGATAGTCTGGTCATCAAGTCTTGTTACATCTACTTTGCCCTTATCATCGACTGTTCTACCTGCTTTGATAAGTGCTTCTTCTTTTTTCTTAATACTTAGGTTTCCCATAATCTCATTTAATAATTGATTTAATATATTTTGTTAATTCTTCCTTTGATAGTTCATTGAGATCTACCCGATGATAATTCTGTAAGTTGCTCTCCTTTGCATCCAACACTATGAATCTACCAGTTATTGGATGAACACCAAAACCAATGAACGGAGTATTTCCATTTAGTCTAGCAAAGATATAGTCAAGGCAAGAGTTTTTAACACGCACCTTTGGAACAACTCCTAAGTCAATTCTAGAATTACTAAATTGTCTATTCCTATAAATCCTATACTCGTTCTCTTTCAGCATTGGATAAATAGTACTCTCGATCATAATAGATAGCTCAAATCTTAGTTCTAGTAATCTTTGTTCATACTCAAAGAACTTAGTACTATTATAGATTATACTCAGTATCTTACTTAACTGATCCACATCTTCTGGACCTAGTAAGACTTTTGCATCTAGCCCCATATAGAAGTTAGTTGCATCATAATAGTACTTAGTGAAGTTGTAAGTCATTATATTATTATTAACTACTACCAACTCTAAGTTTTTCTTTTTCTCGTCAGTATAGATTTCAACTACTATTCTTGAATCTAGAATACTCATACCTTTCTCTCGTAGTACTGTTAACAATAAGTCCCCTTTGTGAGTGGATAGTTCAGTACATTGAAAGCCTGTTCTTAGTAAAGTATTAACTACATCACTTATTGGATCTCTTCTTCCAATATGTTTTATTCTTAATTCTTCTGTTAAATCTTTCATACTACTAATAAGGAAACAAGAGGGAGAGAATATTACTACCCTCTCCCATGATCATACCTATACTAACTCCTTTAGATAATACTCTGGATCTCTTTCGTTGTAGACCTCTTTCATCTTGTCTGGTGTTAGTTTATTACCATACTGCCTTATAAAATCTGAGAACTCCTGACCGCTCATACTGCCCTGCTCTCCTAACTTGATTGCTGCTTTCTTGATCAGTTCTTTCTCTTTACTCAACACAGACCATACATAATCCATACCTTCCTTGATGAGCTCTAAGATTCTACCATCACCTGTTGACTTATTTGTTACCATTACATCTTTACAATCAAGACCATTACTTATACTACCATTCTGTTCAACATCTCTATGCGACAATGGTAGTGGTAAGTCAAATCCACAATCCATAACGGCCCCACTAAGCTCTTTCCACAAGCTCCGTATATCACTACTGCTACCAAGTAACCACATATCTGGATTACTATAGATTACTCTCTCTGCTTGATATCCACCTAGTGAAATTCTAACCTCATCTAAGACATCCCTTCTACAGTCTATTTCTCCTGCAAAACGTCTATCATAGGTACTACAAAATCCACCATGATCAGTAGAAACACTAACTATATTATCTGGCACTTCACCCTTACACCAAGAATACATTACTGCATGGCCAATTTCATGAACCGCACAAATAAATCTCTTCTTTCTGTTCTCTGGGCATCTTTCCTTACCAAGTTCTAGTTTCTGTTCTACTATTACTTCCTCTGCCTTATCGAACTTGAGTCTAATATCGACGCAGGGTAATCTAAAATCTCTGACACTACCAACAACACCGATACAGACTGACTTACTACGGCCTTTATGTTCCACTACCTTAGAAAGATACGGTGTAATAAGAGTGTCAATACTACTGAGAACCGGCCTTACACCTTGCGTCGGATATACAGACTCGGAATATAGAAGATCTTTCATACTCTGCTCGAATACTACCTTTATCTTATCTACTTCTGAAAATCTGTCTAATATCCTTTCTATTTCTAAGTCAATAATCTTCTTAAAACTATCCTTACTCAGTGTTGGATACTTGATTATATTATTACCAAGTCTTCCAATCTGTTCAGGCCTATATCTCTCCTTAAGCGCTTCTTTGATGTCAGTTGTTGTCACCCTACTAGTTATGTCATAGAATAAGTCTGCATCAATATCTGGGCTTATATCAGAACTGTCCTTGTATGCCTCATCTAAGTTACCCAAGATAAATACAAGCGACTTACTACAATCAAGTTTACGAGAAGAGGCTGCAAGTTTCTTAATATCCTCAAGTCTCTCCGCTAGTTGACCTATTGTATACTCACCAGATAACAGTTCCTTTGCTACCCTACTACCCAATGCATCACTCTTATTGTTAAGCCTCCTAATAATTGTTCTAAGATATCTACTAGTCAATACTTCAAGTGGCTTATTCTGATCTTCTGTATTGTCCGTCTTAATAGAAGGTCCCCTATCATAGTGGAAGAACATAAGATCCAAGAACGCAGATACATCATCGGGAGATTCAATATGATTATCCTTGATTATAATATGTGGTAATGACTTAGATGTATCAACTAGTTCATCTATAAAATCACATAGGTTACTGAAATCATAGTTATAATCATTGATATCTATAATACCACTATCCAAGATTGACCAGATAGGGCGAAGACTTGGTGCTACATCTTCTTCACCAGACTCATTAATAGTTCTTGCATACTGAAATTCATCAAACATAAATACAAGACTATTACTGCCGGAAAATCTATCACCACTATCAGACTCTTCAGACTTACCAAAAGTATCCATAATGTCCGTGCTGATAGATTTATTATTATCTCTACACTCACCACAATCAAATGAAATTCTTACGTCATCTAGGTATAACAAGCTAATCAATCTCTTAACTACACTTGTCTTACCAGTACCTGTCATACCCCAAATAGATACAATGGTCGGTCTAGTAATAATCTCTGGTGTCACATACCAAGCATACACACTAGCACCAAGTTGATCAATTATATCATCAAGACCTACAAATTCACGCTTAAGTTGTACAAGTGCTGAATCTAGGAGTTTAATTCTATCCTTTCTCTTACTTGGTACTCTATTAATATTCAATTTCTCCATCATCTATACTATTATCAATTAAACTTGAACCACCAAAATTATTGTAGAGATATGTTTTCCAATCCCTCGCACTAAACTTACTAGACTCAACTATATAAGACCTACTAAGCTCTGCCAGTTCTTTTGCAAACCTATCAGCACCTACCTTATCTTCTGCCTCTGCCATAAGACTCACCTCACCAACTAATGTATGAAGTGTTATTGTAGCAGTGTAGATTGCATATTCTTCACTACTAACTGACTTACTTGATAGCTCACAGAAATACATGCCGCCACTCTCTAAGAAAGATTCACTATCTAAGATATTGGTAGTCTGATAATATTCATAGCCTTTATCACCAGTCGACCAGTAAATAGTTCCACTCAAGTCAGCTAAGTATGTCTGATTATCTTCTACCAGATCGCTAAAAGTATTCGATCCAGTTTCTTTTAATAATTCTTTTAGATACCTGAAATAATTATCCATGTTTTTATTATTTAATCTTCACTAGTAAGGTATTGAAGTGACCTAGACCCCTTAATTGTAAGTATGTGGATAAAAGCAAAAATAGAAAAAGAAAATGATGATTACTATTTGAGACATTATTGTATTAGTAATAGTGATTTGGTAAGAGTAGTAGTACACACAAAGACTAGGAAATTTTTAGAGCCCGGTATTATTATCCTATCAGTTGACCTAAAGGATGGTAAGGTAAGACCAATCAGGAGGACAGCACAGAAAGGAGTTACTAAGGATTTCTTCACAAGTCTTATGATAGAATTTCAAGAAGTACAAGGTAGAACTGTATTGATGTATAAGACAGGTAATTACTTTGATAGTAAACTTGAACTTGTTTGGGGTTGTAGTAAGATAAAGAATAGTAAGACACCTAAAGACTTAGAGGCTTACTATCATAAGCTATATAAGACTATTTTCAAAGATGGACAAGAAGAAGATAATGTTTGAGCTTACAAGAGTGGGCAACGATAAATTCTTCCTTACAAAACTTCCAACAAGGTTACCTAATACTGGAGGTAGGTATGTTTTTATAGACACTAACGGGAAATCTTGTAAGTCTGGATATATAACGGCCTACTTTGAAGATTCTGATAGAGGTGCGATGTATATAGGCAATAAACTTAGATATGAAAAAGTAGTAATGGCTAGATTATATTCTACTATTGACAGCTCACCTATAAAAAGTACTTGGTATCTATTATACTACGACTTCAAAATTGGTGGTCCAGATACAGTTACCTTAGATGTTATATGGTGTTTTAGTAAGTACCGTGAGAAAGGAGTTGGTGAAAATATCTACAAAAATATACTAGATGGCCTGTGGGATAATATACGACAATCTGTAAAAAACTATAAAGCGAGAAAGTATAATGCTAGTGGAATTTGACATAACGAAAGAAATAGGAGGTAAGTTCTATCTCGAAAAGAATAGAGTAATAGGAGACAGTGAACACTATAGGCCAGGCATGGTTTATACAAGGCTAGGTGACAAAGATTATATGTCTGGATACCTAGTAGTCACAGAAAATAGAACACGTTATCTATTTGGTGGTAGAATAGAAGACCTAGATTATTTCTTCTACGAAAATCTTAAGGCTAATATTATAAAAATAGCCAGAGGTAGTACTAGATATAGCCTCTACTTGCTCTACTATAAATTCAACCGACAAGATTACGTAAATAATAGACCAACAGAACTAAGAGTGGTCTGGAGTTTTAGTAAGTATGAAGAAACAGGTAGGGGTAAACTAAAGGAAGAGATTGACGAACTGTTAAAAACTGCAACAAGGATAGTGGAAGATGAGAAACATAGTTCTTAAGATAACAAGAAACAGTGAATCTAGTTTTTCAGTATGTCGGAAAGCTGGAAGTGGTGCTAATCTAGACTTCTTATCTAGTTGGAATACAGTTAATGCAGAGAGAATAGATGGAGGAAAGTCGGTTAAGTCAGGCTATCTATACATTATCGCAAGACCTGATAAGTGGGTATGTACTAGTGATTGTATATTTGGCATGAACGATAGTAATGTCTTCTTGTCGGTAAACTGTGAATATGTTAACCATGAATATCCAACTATCTACTTGCTACATTATGAGTTTGATTGGAGAAAATTACAGGGACAGAAACAGACGGAACTTGATGTAGTATGGTGTTCTAGTAGTTATCTGATAGACTATACTAGTGGTTATGAGAAGTATAAAAGTAGGTTAATTAATGATATAGTAAAAACAATTTGTAAGTATGAAGAAAAAAGAAAAAATAGAGCTAATCCAAGACATACTTAGTAGATTATGTTTTGGGCTTAAAGTAGAAGTTAGTGGAATCAGATATACATTAACCAGAGTCTATGTACAACCGATCTATAATCACACAAATCAAGCAAAAGATGTTCTAGCGATGTGTGAGTTTCTTGGTGATGATGAGTATGTAAGTATTGAAAATGTACGACCTATTCTCAAAAAGCTGGAAGACATAGAAGAACGAGACTTGATTGATTATAGGGAGTATAGTGGTGACAAGACAGCAACAAGGGATGACATACTACAAATGGACAGTCAGGAAAAACGAGATTGGCTATGTAGTAGATTCTTTGATACACGAGGACTAATCGATAAGGGACTGGCAATTGATGAAAGTACCTTAGGAAGTCGTGAGTATGGATATGATCATGAAATTTAAAAACGAAATTAATATATGAGAACTTTACTGATCTTAAGAGGTTGTATGGGTAGTGGAAAATCTACCTTCATCAAAAACAATAACTTAACAGACTACACACTTTCTGCAGACGAGATTAGGTTGATGTTCCATTCACCTAGCATGACGGAAGATGGTAGTATGTCGATAAGTGCAAGGTCTGATAGGGAAGTCTGGAACACACTGCACAGGATGTTAGAGGTTCGTATGGGGAGTGGTGACTTTACAGTAATTGATGCAACCCACAAAACAAGTAAGGCAGTTTCTAAATATTTGGAGTTAGCAGATAAGTATAGATATAACTGCTACCAACTCAACATAGAGGCAACATTAGAAGAGTGCCTAGAGAGAAACAACCTGCGTGACCTAATAAGACGAGTACCGGAATCTGAAATAACCAGAGCCTATGAGATATTACAGGCCAATAAACTATCAAACCGGTTTAAACAGATTAGTAGTATCGATGAAATAATAAACTACTATGTCACGGATGTATCAGACTATAAAGAAGTCAAGATAATCGGAGATGTTCATGGCTGCTATACTTGTCTAAAAGAGGCAGTGGGTGAAACATTGAATCCTGATGTCTTATATGTATTTGTTGGAGACTATTTTGATCGAGGTATTGAGAATAAGGAGATGTATGATTTTCTAGTACAGCACCATAAAGATAGAAATGTAATACTATTGGAAGGTAATCATGAAAAGCATATATGGAAACTTATTAACGGACTGGATATAACCTCTAGTGATTTTAAAGAAACACTAGAAGAAATAGAGAAGTCATACCCAAGAGATCAGGTAGTGAAGAATCTAAAAGAAATATACAACAAGCTACGTCAATGTTTCGCTTTTGTACATAAGGGGCAGAAATACCTAGTTACACATGGAGGTCTTACAGCAGTTCCTAATCTAACCACTATCCCAACAATTAATATGATAAAAGGAGTAGGTGGATATGACATGGAAGTTGATAAGATCTACGAAGAGAATTACTTACTAGGGAGATGTCAAGACTTTATACAGGTACATGGACATAGAAATACGGACCCAACAGAACACTCTATTTGTCTAGAGGATAGTGTTGAATTTGGAGGAAATCTAAAAGTGTTGTCTATAACTGAGGGAGACCGAGAGCTACTATCGTTTGAAAATAAAGTATTTAGCGAAGAGAGGCTAAATAATTTTCAACAGGCAGTCTATAAAGTAGATGATCCTGAGGTTTGTAAGATGATGAATAGTAGGCTGGTCAATGTCAAGGGCTGTAAGCATAATATGTATTCACTGAACTTTACAAGGAATGCATTTATTGGCAAGAAGTGGAATCTAGCAACAATCAAGGCAAGGGGACTTTTTGTAGATAAGAAGACAGGTGAGGTTAGAATGAGATCTTATGACAAATTCTTTAACCTAGGCGAACAGAAAGAAACTAGGGTGGAAAACTTAGAAAAATCGCTTGTGTTCCCTGTTAAAGTCGCAGTCAAGGAAAATGGATACCTAGGAATTATGTCTGTAGTGGATGGACAGGTAGTATTTGCATCTAAGACAACAGATAGTGGACCATTCGCTGAGAGATTTGAAAGAATATTTAATGAAACCGTTAGTAAACATGATTCCGACTTCCTTAAGAGTTTACTAAAGAAGGAGAATGCATCAGCCGTATTTGAAGTAATTAGCCCTACTGAAGATCCTCATATCATTAAGTACGAAAAAGAAGAGGTAGTACTTCTGGATATCCTACATAATAAGTTAAACTTGGAACCGGACTATCAAACTATATCAGATAAATTCAAAGAGGTAGTAAAGAAGAATACATCTATCAGAACACCAAATGAATTTACTATCCACGATGATGATACACTATGGGATACTATTGCATTATACAGTGTGGATAATTGTGACATAGAAGGATTTGTAGTTACTGATGCAAGAGGATTTAAGTTCAAGGTTAAGTTTGATTACTATAACTTTGTAAAATCACTTAGAAGAATCATGCAAGTATATAGGAAGTGTAAGAGGGATGGAATAGAGTTTAACAATAGAATATGTAAGAGCGGAGTACAGAGAATGTTTGTTAAGTTCCTGGATAAGCATGATGACGGTAACAAATCTATTATCGACCTGTATGAAGAATTTGAGAAACTAGGGGATGATGAGCAGTGAATATATAATCAGTGCAGCGGTCTATAGAAAAGAACCTAACATGCCAGAGGAATCCAGAGTAATGTATAAAGATCAGAGCAAGTGGGAAGAATTTGGAAAGGTTGATGATATATACTTCATTGAGACCGCAAGAAGACACCCGGAAATCATGCATAGATGGCGCGAGGAATTGTGCAGGAATAGACAGGGATTCTATACATCGCATGGTAGGTTCGTGGATAGAAAAACTGCACTCCAAATCGCGCTAGACTCAGGACAGGTAGAGCCGGGTAAGATTAGCGGTGAGTTATTGTTTTCTGAAGATTTGTGGTAGGAATGAAAAAAAATAAAAAAGAATAGTATAGTTTTTACACTATACTATTCTAAAATTTTTACTACTTCTTTGTAAAAGTAACCTTCATATTATTTACGTCTACTGTAATCCTGTAGAAACCGGGCTCTGTAATCTTCCACTGGTTATCATTACCTCCATCTACTCCTACCTTCATACTCATAGAAGTACCACTTGTAATTGGGGCAGGGTGTACATAAAAAACACCAACTGAGACTGGAGTTGTAGTGTCACTATCTACTGGCATCAAATAACTAGATTGATGAAAATCATAATCACCGAAGATATATGGAAATTTGACATAACCTGCTTTCAAATATCCTTCCCATATAAAGTTACTCTTATCTACGGCAGCATTATAATTAAAAGCTAGAGGTCTAGTAGCAATATAACCAACATCATCCGGAGTTGCTGAACCAAACATCCACAGTTTATTGATGGTTACTTTAGCACCATCTTGTTTTGTAATCTTCAGTTCAGGCAGTGGTGCACCTGTGTAAGGCTCTACTGTCACCTTATTAGTACGCACATTAACCGTAATCTTGTGAACCTTAGCTTCCGTTACTTTCCACTTAGGGTCAATAAAACGTTTTACATTATCATGGGTAGAATAGTATGAAGTAGTCTCTCTATCGGTATCATTACCATCTTTACGCAGAAGACCTGCACACTCATAAAGACCATTGTTGAAGAAGTAGAACTTAAATGTTCCACTGCCACTACTTATATCTCGATGTACTGCATCTGAAGTGTTGTGGTACATCTGTGTTGGCACATTAGAACCTAAAGCTGGACCAATATATGTAAACACACCATTTCCCTCATTCTTCATCTTCTGAGTAAAAGGCCAAATACGTGTACTATTATCGGTCCTTGATGTAGACTGTGCCCAACCAAAAGGCGTTGCATCGCCTGTAATATATAGATGGTCTGCATCCTTAGGCCACTTAGCCATATCACCAAGATTATAATAGTTGTTCTGCGTAGTTGCATCAAAATTCTTCTTTGTGTAGATGCTGCGTACTGTAGTCTCATCACCCTCTATGTTCTTGTTCTTGCCAATAAGAGAGATAGTTACTTTGTCATATTTCGTTTTAACTAAAGGCATATAAATAACTCCCTTGCCGAAACTCTCTGGATTTCTATTTGACAGAGTAAGACACGTATTTCGCATCATGCCCGGAATGTACTTCTTAGTAGTAAGATTGTATACTGCGCCATCATAATAGCCATCTACTGAGCCTTTCTTTACACTCTGTGTTAATGAAACACTCTGATAATCATGCATCATATCCCGGAAGTACATTGTCATAGATGGCGTAACATCAAGTGTACATTCCATCCTTACTGGGGAACCATTACTAGCAAGTTCCGGGCACTTTTCTATCACGCCTACACCTGTAAAGTTTGTATTTGTAAGCACTGCTGAATTCTTATCTGCATCGCCCCACGCAAAGCCTGCATTATCTGGATTAACGTAACCGAAACTTACCTCATTATGGTTGGTTACTGTAGGCTCATCTTTTGATGCAAAAAGATAGATTTTACTACCTGTAGTCCACTTAGCATTTGTAGAAGCAAATGTGGCTCCTGCATCGCCATCAACTGACTTACATATAAAGGTGCTCACAAAATCGTTGACTGGGTCGTACGTATAAAGCTTGTCTCCTACTGACCAAATGTATTTGTAGTTTGTAATCTTACCTGATGTAGGATACGTGCTGTTTACTACATTTGGTACATCATAAGCACCTACCACTGTTGCACGTGTTCCTGGCTTCTGTGGGTTACTTACATGAATAGTTACTACATTACTGTTCTGTTTCGTAGTCTGAGCACCTTCAATAATATCATCTGAACTACATGCTGTTCCCATTGATACTACTGCAAGAGCCATCAACAATTTTACTGTTAGCTTTTTCATTTTTCTTGATTTCGTTTTATTAGTTTTATTCATTATTAATTTCTCCTAAACAAAATACATTAATTCCAACCTATTCCATTCCAATCACTATTATCAGGATCATCAGAAGGCATTACACCATCCTCATCCTTATTCTCTCCACCATTTTCCACTTCATGGAATTTTACGGTAGAAAGTCCCATAATAGGTTGTTCTACATTTGTTTTGTAAATGTTTGTTTGTGGTTTAAAATAACTCTTTTTCATTTCTTTGATTTTTTTAAATAATTAATTACTATCTATAAAATAAACTCTAATTTCTCTACTTATAAGGGATTTAGAGCATAATTCATGACAGGAAGTCTCAGTTTTCTTGTGGTAGGAATGAAAAAAAAAATAAAAGAGTAGTAAGTATTTTAACATACCTACTATTCTTTTTTTGTCCCCTCTCCCATTACTTAGGAGGAAGAGGACATACATTAGCCTCATCAGATTCTGCAAGGTCTTCTAAGGTAGGTTTTTTACATCCTGGACCAACTATATTATCATTGCTCCAGCTACTACCTTCCTTGCTGCTTGATAAGACTGACTTCTCCATTTCTACTCCATATACCTTAATACTTGGAGCAATGTAAAACTTCTTCATGTCTATTCTGTCTTTAATTAAAATGTGCGTGCTCAAGACAGGACTCGAACCTGCACGATGATTAATCACTAGATCCTAAGTCTAGCGTGTCTGCCAATTCCACCACTTGAGCAATAATAAGCAGGGTTTTTATTTGTGAGAGGTTGTTTCATATTTTATCACTACTTCAAAAGATCAGCCCTGAAGTACTGAGGTTATCAGCTGCTTAACCTATGATTTATACCCTGCTATGCCCTCTCATACAATACATTTCTATATTACCTTGAGGGAATCAGAGACTTCACTAAGGTAAGTCATCAAAGTCGGTTAGGCCTTGATTCACCAGACTCACCCTAGCTTATCTCCTTTCACTGCCGACCAAAGCAGCTAATCTTAATTTCCGAAAGCACTATTACCCCGAAATCCCTCACATATAAGATTTCTAAAGGGTCTCACACGCAAAACTACCACTAGAATCCTTATTAGTAAGATGAAAATATTTGGAAAAGTTATTAGAAAAGGACAAGATTTTTATATCCAACACACACCAAGTAAAGGTGAGTATGATAGTATGGGGTCTATCATTGGGGAAGAAGAGATAGTCGTCAAGATGCTAGGTAACAAGAAGGGATATGAATCAGGATATCTATATGTAATACAAGATAGATCAAGTGGTGAAATGTATAACTCTAATTATATCCTGAAAAATAAAGTAGCAGGGTTGACAAGAGCTGGTATAAGTAATAATCTTAAAGAACTAAAGAAAGGGTCTGATATCTACATTCTATATTATAGTACCAATGCAAGAACTAATATGGACAAGCCCATAAAATTAAAACTAATTTGGGCATCCGGCGTATTAGAAGACCTGGATAAAGAAAGTAGAATTGAATTGTCGAAAAAAGTAGTGAGATTAATACCAAAGGGATAAATAAAAAAGATAGAGCAGTATTTTAAGCTGCCCTATCTAATTTTTTCTTATTTCTGAGATAGTATTTTGAAACCATTTATTCTTTTTTCAGCAGTATTTATCAAGCACCTCTTCATATCAAAATACTCGTTAAGGTCTGTTGCCTTTGGGTTGGCTCTGTAATCTATCTCTTTATAAATATCTGCAAGCTTAGATTTAATGTCACTACAAACATAAGACTGACCAACAATAAACTCGGCATACAATCTCTCACGTATCTTAGTTCTATCAAAACTCATTACACTTAGCTTCTTGTCTAGTAGATAGGTATTATACCATACTGCCTTACAAGCGTCGAGGCCTAGGACATTTATGTAATCACTAAACCTTTTCTCTTCAATGTGCTGTAAAATAGAAGTATTACCTACCCTTTTACAATATTCACAGAGATACTTCAGCTTATAAATTCTACTCTTTTGTTTCTTGTACTCTTTAAAGAATTTTTCTAGCTTCCTCTGATCTACCTCTGGAACATCTTGCAAGTCAATACCAAATAAGTTCTTAACATGATTCTTTATATCAGATACCCTATAATATAACATACTGGTTATTATATCCTCAGGATTGCCATTGAATACCTTGGAGATTTCATTCCAATTATGTAAGATGATTGGCTTGTATAATCTAATATGTAGCTTCGTGGATTTCTTTACTTTTCCTATCTTACTACATAGACTAATTATATCACCAATTGAGTTAGTATTCTCTATAAATCTAGTAAGTTCGTCATCTAGTGTAAAAACTTCAGTCCTACCGTTGTATCTTTTATCTCTTAAGTAACTGTGTATAATATTTTCACAACCTTGCTAAATATCTTACCATCAAGTCTCTTAACGACTTCGAAAGATGTATTATGAGTACAATAAGCCTCTAGTCTCTTGTTAAAGTTGTCAGAGAAACCAATCTTAATAACCTCTTTAATTTCAGCTCCGAATTTTTCTCGTGCTGTCATCTGAATAAAATATATCATGCTTCTTTTTCTTTTAGTATTTTAAAACCATTTACTCTCTTACCATCTACTGTAATTAGGCAAGGTTTAAGTTCGAAAAATTCTTCCAAGTCTGTAGCTTTAGGTGAGGCTTTATAACTCAGTTTCTTATAGATTTCTGATACCTTAGCCTTAATATCTGCTTTTGTATAAGACTTTCCAACCTCAAACACGTTACTTAGTTCTTCTCGTATCTTGGTTATATCAAAACTTAGGATTTTCAGCTTATTATCAAGTCTTCCTACATTATAGTAGTCTGATTTGCAACCCTTAAGACCTAGAATGTTAATATAATCACAAAACCTTTTCTCTTCTATGTGTTGTAGAATTGATAAATTTCCTACTCTTTCACAATACTCACAAAGATACTTTAGTTTGTACTGTCGACTTTTCTGTTCCTTATACTCTTTAAAGAATTTCTCTAGCTCCTCAATATCATCAACTCCACCTACCTTACCTAGCTCATTGAAAACAGTGAATCTATCAGAGTAATCAACTTGCTGAATCTCATAGGCTCTCATTTCCGATACCTTAACTAGATTATTGAAGACTGGCGTAAGTATTTTAGTATCACCAATCTTTTTCTCATTAACCGCTACAAAGTCATCCTTATAGTTGAATGTCTTTGCAAGTTTCTGATAAGCTACTGATAAGTCTCCCTTCTCTTCATTATTACCCTTCTGAAAAACTGACAATAGATTCTCCGATGTTTTCTCCTTCTTTGCTAGCTTCTCATCAAATATCTCCTTCGCCTGTTTATTACCAGTTGCGATAGATTTGAAGAATAGGATAGCCTCATCTTTCCATGGATTCTCCCGTAATCTTTGGCGCCCTAGTATCTGTGGAAGATCGAGGGTAATATCAACAGCGAGAGTATCTATGTTTGCGTCGCTGATAATAAAACTCCTCGCATTGTCACTGTAGAAATCCGCGCCAAGATATACAGTCCTAGTACAGAAAGTAAACATCTTCCTCGGTTCATCTCTTAGTGGAACTGTGCCTATCTTATATTTAGCGCCTAGGTTTTTCTTAATCCTAGTTACATTCTCAGGCGTATTAGCAACTAAGATATTAACCTGTTCCGGTGTTAGACCAGCTCTTTTGATAATACTAGTAATGTTATTGACTGAGTTGACGTAGAATACAGCTTCTCTTGACTCAATCTTCTTAACATCTTTCTCATTATCACTCTCTGGATCCCTCACATATCTATACTCAAATTTCCCATCCAAGTAATCCTTAATGATAGGCCCTGCTTCCATATAGACACTCTTTAGGTTCCTTGTGATTATCTTTGGCTTACTAACACGGCATGGATCTTTCGCCTCCCAGTCCAGTTCATAGTAAGGGAGATCTTTAAACTCCTCCAACATGTCAAGGTACTTCTCTATCATAGGAGTTGCACTCACATAACAAACCCTCTGAATTCCCTGTAAGTTATCAACAAACTGCATCTCCGTGTCAGACTTAAACTTGCTATCGGTGAAGATACTTTGAAATTCGTCCACCACTATCTGAAAATTCTCTAACCTATCCTGATACCTAATAATATCTTTAACAATCCGGAATGAATCATAAGTAACAAGGATCTTCACAGGCTTATTGTTTAACCTGCAAGCTTTGATGTAAAGACTAATTTTATAAGTTAACTCCTTGAAGAAATCCTCCCTCTGTTTTGCCTCCTTCTTGATCTTCTCTAAGTTAGGTTTCCTGTACCCAAACGTTCTTCGAACCCTTGGATACTTCGTTAGGTCCTTGTCAGTCCCTACCTCAGATTCATAGGTATTTACAACTAGGAATGTGGTGTCTGGATGTTGTTCGTACTTATTCTGTAGTAGGATCTTTCTGGGACTACAGAGAATAGTATCATCACTGTTTCTAATGCAGTACTCGGTATAACCACAACCCGGAATCTGCTTGTTGAGGATATGAGGAAAACTGTGAATCCTATAATCCTCCCATTCACTCATGTACCTGATTCCACTAGGTACTTCTAATTTTTGTTTTTCCATTAGTTTGAAATTTTTATAGTTAATTTATATACTGTGGTCTGAGGTGATACATTTAGCTGAAGCTAAGTATCACACTCGCTTGATTTCATCAATCACCTTTCAATGATAAGGATTTTATATTGCGCTATATGTAAAATTGTATTATTTGTTTGATCAATCATTGGAAGATACGTATAGAAATATATTTAGCTTCACAAAAATAATACACCTGGAATACTCTCGCCTATGGTACCTCGGATATGGTATTCATGCCACTACCTTCGGTATAATATTCTAGATTCCGCTGGCGCTCCACTTAAGAATATTAACCTCGGGCGAATGCTGGCTTAAATTCATATCCCTCTACTTCAAGTTCCTAGGCGAAGCCCTCAATACCGAACCGACGACTTTAGGAGGAGTGTGAAGGTTTGAGCAAAGAGCGAGAGGCTAGGGTGACAATATTGGGGAGCGAAGCGAGACGATATTGGTGGCATAGACTTTTGGGCAGGCGGCCTCTCGCGAATTGGGTGCGGAGCTTAGCTTTCCTAAAATAGCACGGAAAGTAATAATATCAGAGGCCGAGGTGTTTTTGTTCCTCAGCCCCTATTTTTATAGCTTACTTTTTACGTGATTATACCAAAGTTTTCTAAGTTCTTTTGAGTATTCTTCATTCCTACCCACTGCATTTTCATCGTGGTAGTTTTCATTATCCTCAATCTCATGTTTTAAGAAAGGTAAGATGAGGTCTTTGAGATTGTTTACTTCGCTGTTTGAGTATGTAACGTGCCAAGTATTATTATTGGTATTGTATATGAAGTAGTAATCATATTCTATATTTGACATGAGTACTATTTCACCATCACTTTCCATATCTTTCTTATAAGTTCCTACGCTATCATACTTTTCTGATAATCCTGAGTCTAGCCTGTATATGATATTATCAGTCCTCAGTATATGATTCACTTCCTGATCATCCTTACCTACCATCCAGTTCTTAAGTGGTCCTGCGAAACTTTTTATTGCATCTACGTACTTATAGATTTCTTGTGGTAGTCTTATACCATACATCTTTTCAAATTCCCCAAGTCTTTTAGTAACTGTGTCGAGGTTATATAGGTCGATAAGGTACTGGCGAGGATTATTTTTTAGGAGGCCACTTAGTTTTTTCTCCTCTGCGTTATGCTTGTTTACATAGTTATTATACTTATCAACACTTTCCTTCGACGTCCCAAACCATCCATGCTTGAGTCTATCCCAGTTATTTTTATAGTACTGTTTTTTCTCGAGCATGGCATATTGTTTTGTTCTTAAGATTATCATGCCTTACGTTCCACTTACGATACTTCCTGAATGTGGTGCGCCGGTGAATGGACATGTTGGTATGCAATTAAAGGGTCCACTCATATCTGTTCCTGCTGTTCCCTTTGTTTCTAATTTTCCGCCAGTTATTTTTACACTCGGCGCTTTAATAGTTGCATTACCCTTACATTCTACCTCTGCACTGCCTTCTACTGTAAGTCCAAGTTTTCCATCAGTTTTTATATTGATATTTCCGGACTTATCAATTTTTATCCAGCTAGTTGGTTCAGGTGTCGTATCTTTATCTTGTTTATCATTATATTCACTGGCAGGGTCAAAGATTCCGATAGTTAGTTCAGACTCTGTCATCTTAATCATCTTCCCCCTTGACCTTATGCCAATGAAATTATTCTCCTTTAGTTTTTCGTAGAGGTAGTAGGATTTGTATGTAGGATCCAATTCAAGCAATACTACCACATCACCTACTCTTGGCTCATCTACTTCCCCTCTCTTTGGAAATGCACGTAGTTCTTGATTACGTCCAGGGATATCTACTTCTACTGTATAAAGGTCTGGGTCAAGTATTTTTGTAATTGTTCCTATACTATATTCCATTACTTCTTCTTATTATTTCTTTTCTTGATTCTATCTACTGTATTTATCTCAGCACCTAAGGCAGCACTCTTAACCTTCTTAGATACTCTTGGATAGTGTATTCCTGCTCCTACCATTGCTGCCGCTAGTCCAATCTTACCTGCGTGTTTATTAAGTGTTGGTGCATATTCCATTGCATTAGCCACTACTTTTCTGCCGGCTTTTGTATCTCTCAGCATTTTTCCTACCTGGCCTAATCTATCGGCGCTAGTAGTTGCACTTAAGTCTATAATTGCTCTAGGTGCTAATTTTGCGCCGAGATAAGCAAGGCCACCATACTTAGCTGCGTCAATAAGCGGCTTTCCAGAGTTATCTTTTAGTGCACTCAGGCCAGCAGCTCTTTTTGCTTTCTTAGTTATCTCTTCATCACTAAGTCCTCTCGCTTCTGCTTTATCAGCCGCATCTCTCGCAGCTTTAAAATACTTTTCAGAATCAAGTTTACCGTTTTTATCATTTACCCAACCAATACCTTTTCTAGAGTCTGGAAGTGCAAAGTTTTTATTTCTCAATACTATCATGCCTTACTTTCTCCACTTTTCTAGGGTTGTCTTATTCAGCCTACCAGATTCTCCATCGTAGACATATAGTTCTCCATTCTTTATGTTTGGATTAACAATTAGTGCACCATTTTCATTTTCCCCTATGATATGGAAGTCTGCTGGTCTACCGTTTCCGTATGTATTATAGCCTTCTTTTCCTAATCTTCTATAGGTAAAACTTGGATATCTATAGCGTGTACCTGTGACATAGTTATCTGGTAGTTGACTTTTAATCTTATTATATAACTGTGGATTATTAGTCTGTAGTAGCTTGCCTGTATCACCGACTAGGCTTCTATAGTGTGCCTCTTCTTTGTCTAGGTTATAACTACTTAATGCGTCAGGATTAGAAGGTTGATTTTCCCTAAATTTCTTAGCCAACCAAGCCGCCCCACCTATTGCTACAGGTACTGTCAGTAATGCACCTGCTTTTACTAGGTCACCCTCTCCGCTGTAATTCTTATTTCTTAGTATTATCATTCTTAGTTGGATTTTGTTCACTACCTAATGCGATCTTACCATTCTCTTCTAGTCCTACTAGTTTTGTTGTCCACTTTGTATGGTATCCGTCATCCGCCACATTATCTGAATCATCAATGGCGATAAAGAATTCATTGGACTTGATTAGGTAATACTTGAAAGGCCACATCTTTGAATCTACTGTTGTCTTTGAGTCTCTTGTATATTCAACCACATCACCTATTTTAAACTTAGGTACTTGTCGATGCGTTATGATAATCTCTTGAAACAGGTCAGAGTAGATGTAGGATGTGTTATAGTTCAAGTTTTCACTCATCTGGTAGTAATCTTTGTGTACTATGCTCAATGCTCCACCTTTCTGTAAGACTCTGGGATTTACAGGCATTACATCCTTATATTTTTCTTCCCAGATATTTTTAACCTTACTATAGAGTACTGGTTGATATTTCTTACTGAACGGTGTTTCTTGTGTGAAGTCTGAGTCTGCGTGTATTATGAGTTTTGGTTCACGGTTTCCATATGAATCAGAGAGTCCCATAGTTTCTTTTATCATGAGTCCTTCTAGTCCAAACACGAAGATACTATTTCTCTTATACCCTAGACATACCCGCTTTAGGAAATCTTGATCTGTCTCATGATTTTGATAGAGCTTTAAGTTTTTTGCTTGTAAGTCAGTATCACATCTCAGATCAACTTTTCCAGGATATACACCTCTTATGGAATCTTCAATACTATCCCAGACAGAGGTATGTTTTTCGTCGAAGAATTTTTGGTCCCCCACGCAAACAAATTCAATATCTAGGTAATTCTTCTCATGCCATCTGTTAGTAATGAACACGGGAATATTATAGATAAGTCCTCCCTCTTGTTCTAGTGTGATGGTTCCTGTGTGTTGTTCTGTGATTAGCTTCAATGATTCAGACTTTCCCGCAACCTCAAGTCTCATTTCACCTCTTGCTAGTTCTCCACCAAGTTCTTCATATAAGTGGAGTGATTGAAAACGGTAACCTGAATCAAACCAGGGCTGAAAATCAACACTAGTCTTATATGAATTTTTATATTTCATCTTTTACATTCCATTAAGCAGGTTATCGATCACAGACTTAGGATATACATTCAAGACAGTACCTTTTGTGTATGATTCAAGACCCACTGCACAAGTTAAGATAAGAAGACCTGTATATTTAGTATCTCCGTATATATCTTTTGCAATTAGGTCTGGTCTAAATTCGTATGTCTTAATAATGTATGGTTCTTTCTCTGCTTCGAATTCTTTAAGTTTATCAAGGAGTACAGAGTTAAACACATCATACCCCTCGATATAGTTTTTTAGATCCTGCTTAGTACTTTCAATTCTACTTGATTTCTTATACATTTGGTAGTCTATTTTGATTTGATGCCTTTACCTTTTCTAGTGATCGTTTCATTTCATTCAGTATACCACCATCTCTACCTTCTGCTGACTGACTCATATATCCTGCGCTAGCTCTACCACTAATAAATCTTTCTAGTGATACCGCCGAATATTTAGAGGCCGGACGTAGCATGATGTTAACTTCAGCAAATAATGGAGAGATCTTACCACTACCGAAAGGATCTTTTACCATTTCCTTGCTTTCATTGATACTGATATTACTGATTACTAAATTTTCGATCGCATAGTAAGGTCCGATTCTAAGTTTCAATGTACCTTTCTGAATTAGGTCCACATCCTTAATATCGGCCTCAAAACCGGCTGGAGGAGTTTGCCAAGCCATAACAGTACTAACAAAATCCTCCGCATCCTGCCCTAGTGCTTTAAACTTTACTGGCACATAATCACCAACCGCATAAGGTAAGAGTCCTATTAATTGATCGGTTACTGTTAGGTACTGTTTATCTTTATTTACTCCATGTCTATCAATAAGTGTGTCATACCTGTTAATAGTTGGAAAGATAGTGAATTTCATACCAAAGTTACTACCAAAGTCTGTACCAGTACCTGTATAGTATGTAAATCTAGTACCTTTTACATCAAGTGCTCTAGATAGATATTTTGCTTGTGCAGAATAACCACCTGCAGCAGCTGAGAAAGCAAATTTAAAAATCTTACCTACCGTTGTTGCTACGTCATTACCTGCTGCAGCGCCCTCACTTTCGAACTGTGCTGACTTACCTACCATATCATCTAGTGCCTCTTTGAGAATTTTAGCATAAGGCGCCTTAGGTCTCATTGAATTCCAGAGCGATCCAATTTCATCTCCACCAAAACCAGTCCACTCATTTGTAACAGTTACTTGAAAATCCTGGTTAATGATAGATCTACATAGTGGAAGTTTACAGTACGGGTATTTCACCGCACTGTTCTTCTCATCTAGTATAATAGTCTTAGAATCTTCCTCTTGTAGGTCTGCTGGAAATTCAACCCAATTCTTAACACCTTCATCATCCTTAGGTTTATTAGGATCTTCCCAGGTATTAGGGTATAGACCAACAGATAACATAGGGTTTCTAAGTTGGAGATCATAATAGAATCCACTAAGTTCCCCAGTCTTGTTATTATTATGTTTCATTACTTAGTCCATCCTCGAGTTTTTACTGTTTCTTTCTTAGGTGCTGTATTACCAACAATCTTAGATAGAAGCTGATTAGTTAGATCCTGCTTTCCTACTAGTTCTGACATATAAGCTGAGGATACCTGATTAGCAGCAGCAGAAATCTTTTCATACTTACTAGCTGCCCTACTAGATACTGCATCTTTATTGATATTTGCCCTACTAGTTCTACCGGCGAGTGTTGATATTCTCTCCTGATCAAGTACACGGAAAAGATCTTTATTAGAATCAACCATTTTCTTAGGGGCGATCCATTCACCTTCATGTACATAACCAACTGCCTGTCCTGTATCACCAACCCTAGTAAATCCACCTGTTGCATGGTGTCCAGGCTGCTTTGTAGTATCAGGTTTAGTAGTACTACCCTTCTTAGGTGGATCCTTCTTAGTCGCCCTCCAAAAGTCTAAGAGTTCTGATCTAGTCTTGCCATCTTTTCCAGACTTTCCAAATTGTGGTTTAGGTTTAAGTACGGGTTGCATGTTTTCATCAAGTCCTACTATATAGTCTCCTGATGCTAGTTTTTTCTTAATTGCTGGTAATTCACTAAACCTTTTCTTACGAGCTTCTATTTCAGAATTACTAGTGCCACCGATTGCATCCCTAACTTGTACCTTACCACTGACTACGTCCGGATTTGCTTGTATTGCACCACCATGGCCAAAGATACTAAAGAAATTACTTAATGCAGAACTAGCTGTATTCCAGGCAGACTTAAGCGCATTACCTATACCAGATACAACCCTAGCAATTCTTTCAGGGAATGATTTTATACCATCTACAAAACTATTAAACAAATTAGTTGCCTCTGATACCTGCTTATCGAAAATACCTTTATTATTAGAGAACTGAGTCTTTGCATCTTCGAGAGTACTAGAATAACTCTTTACGAATTTGTTCTTTTCGCTCTCAAAGTTTTTCTGCATCTTATCAAGTTCCTGCATCTTCTTATAAGCCTCGTCGTGTAGTTTTGTAGCAAGTGGTATATTATTATCATCCAGTGCCTTCTCGATAAGATCTTTATACTGCTTTGTGACAAGTTCTTTCTCTTTCTCAATTGCTGCAATGCTACCATCGAATTCCGCTACTTTCTTATTTCTATCTTGCAGTCTCTTCTTCAGCGTATTGTTGTTAGCATTCTTCTTGTCTACATATATATCACTCTTACCTATGGCATCCCTTCTCGCCTTCTCTATTTCAATCTGTTGTCTAAGCTTCTCAGCCTTCTCTGGATTATCCTCTGACTCTAACTGTTTCTGTAATGCATCTATTCTATTCTGTATTGCACTTACCTGACCTTGGTGATAAATTCTTCGTCCTGATGAATTTAAGTGTGTTCTTATCTGATCATAAGAACCTTTATATCCCTCTTTCTTGTAGAGTCCATAGATATACTCCATTGCTTCGTCATACCTACCCTCTTGCATTAAGGCGAGATACTTCTTTCTGACCTTATACCAATCAGCCGGAGACATATTTAATTCTCCAAAGACGCCAGTATTAAGTCCTGCAATTCCACCTTCAGATCCTTCACCTTCAAAACCAAGGAATGCATTATTTATGTCTTCTCTGCTAATATTCGCTAACTGCTTCTTTCTATGCCATAAGAAGGTTCTACCATCATTCCAAGCAGCAACTCTCTTCTTACTTGCAAGCCTACCTTTATCATCAAGTCCTACCCAGTACTTTTCAAATGCATTATAGTCTTTAACACCTCTTTCTTTAAGGTAGATCTGATTCTGTTTCCAAAGTTTACCAGCTTCGCCCTTAAGTCCAAGTAGTTGTTTCTCTTTTGCTAGTTCTGCGTCTGACTTAACATCAAACGGTTGACCAATTGTAGGTAGTGGTCCGCTTGTTGATGCACTATCCCACGCAGCTCCAATAGATCCTGCAATACCGCCAACATCAAATCCACCTCCTGCTGCACTACCTGCTGCATTTGGGTCGAAAGATACTGAATTAGAATCACCAAGATAACTAGCAGCACCTTTTAAGTATGTGTATGGGTCAGCTTCATAATAGATCTGTCCCCCGTTATTATTGAGCTGTTGGTTAAGAGGCGTTCTACCAAGACTCATAATGAACGTTCCAAAATCTCTAGCTGCAAGTGAACCTCTAAATTTACTGAGGAACATATTTAGCTTGGCATTCATGTAGTCTTGTACAGATCCATAGGTAATATTCTTACCACCCCTCTGCATTCCACCAAAGTTATTCTGATTTCTTGCAGCAGGACTAGTACCTCCCGCAGATTCATAACCATCTTGTGCAGTGAAGAAGCTACTGAGTCGACCTGCATCTTCTTCGCTCATACCTCTCTGTTTCAAGACGCTATACCACTTAGCCTTATGTTCTCTCCAGAAACTAGCTCTATCGGCTTTTAGATTTCCGGCGGATACAGTAACTGGCGAACTAAATCCGTATGATGGAGCACTTGCCATTCCTCCTCCAGCATATCCTCCACCTCCAGAGAAAGAACTACCACCGCCAGCATATCCACCGCCGCCTCCATAGACTCCGCCAATGTGATCATTATAACCACCACTACCAAAGCCTCCGAAGGTATTAGGTGTATCATTGTAATTACTACCTAGATATGGTGTTCCACCTGTACCATAATTTCCAGAGTCTGTATCTCCTAGTGGTTCTCCGTTTGCACCAACCCTGTTAATATGTCTGAGAATAACTCCTTGCTTTCTTCTATGATATCCTGTATTGATACCACCCCACATGTTTTTCTGTAGGTAGTCTGACATCCAAAGTCTACCAGAGAACATACTAACATGACCATACGCATGACCAGGCATTTCTTGTTGTGCTAAGATATCTCCTGGTTGTGGACTCCATTTTTGCCAATCGACTGGTGCAAATCCTACCTTACCTAAAGTTCTAGCGAAGTCCCTTGCATTACCAAGTACACCCTGTAGTTTATTAGCTGGTAAGTGTAGTCCTGCCTCTACTGCAAGTCTTACGTACATTGCACAACTAGCTGCGGATCTAGGCCTAACATTTCTTTCGAGTGTTCTACATGCATCAGCTACGAAGAATGGTCTGGCTTTTCCATATCTAGTATCTACCCTACCTGGCATTGTTCCCCATCTAGCACCAGCACTATCATGTTGATTTGTGGATAAGCTACCAACAAACCCACCAATCATGTTAAAGCCTTTATTAGCGTAGCCTATACCAGTATTTATTCCATCAACGATGCTATTACCCAATCTCTTAGAGTTATTTTCAATAGCACCCATAGATGAGTTAGCCCAGAATGCATTTTCTTCTGCTAGGTTTGAATTATGTAGGTTTTCAAATTCCTGGAAATCCTTACTATATTCGCTGATATTAACATCGAACATAGTCTTAGGATCTTTGCCAGCCCTCGACCATTTTGCACTAGCCGCCTGTACACCACCTGCTCTACGAAGAAGTGAATTTTGTATTTGACCTAGTGCAGCAATACTCTGTTCTTTGAATGACTTAACTCTATATATCCTACTAGCGAGATACCTAATTGCCTCAGGAGATAAGCTATAGAAATCATAGAATCCTTCTCCTGGGTGTGGATCATCATAAGGGACTAGCTTATACTTATAACCATTTGCAGTCGCCCTATTATATGCATTTGCGATTTCACCTCTAAAATAACCCAGTGGACCAGTATTACCTAATACTGCACCTGCTATGCCACCTCCAAGTACATATCCTGGTAATGAGTGTCTGAATTTAGTGTTTCCTGAGTTAGCTACAGATTTTGCTAAGAATCCCGGGAAACCTCTAGCACCCATTGCATTAGCTATGTTGTCGGTAATTGCCATCTGAGTTGTAGCACCACCTATGCTCTTAGCATTTTCACCAGCATAATCTTCCTCTGTCTTAGGTACTCGAATTGCCTTCATCCTGACAGTAGAGATCATACCGGACCTGATGAGCTTCCCTGCATCGCTACCGAACATCTGCTGAATGAAGTCCCTATCTACTGTAACACCTCCATTTTTAGTTGCATAGTCTTCCATTCTAGAAAAACCTGCTGCAACTCTGGCCGTATCAATTTTACCTGTTGACGCTGCATCTCTATAGGCACCCATGATATCTCTACCCTGTGATATTTGGCCGGATACAGAACTGGTAAGGTTTCCACTGCTATCTAGGGCCCCTTTCATCAAGCTGTATTTCTTCTGTCCATTTCTATTTGCGACAACGGCAGCAAGATCACCAGCATCTGTATTTTTAGCTAGGGTAGTATATTCATTGTACATATCCCTCTGCATCGCTGCATTGGAACTCTTTATACCTTGTGTGCTAATATTTGTCTTTAGTGCGTTCTGTATTCCCTTTTTCGGGTCGACCATTGCAGTGAGAATATTACCAAGATACCCGGCCATACTAGACAGGGTTAGACCAATATTACTTAAGTCAATATCTGGGAACTTAATTGCCTTCATTGCAGCACCTCGTTCCTCAAATCCATGGTCTAATTTCATCTTAAGGTAGTCAATAAGATCTTTACCTACTCTCATAAGTGCCGTTCCTACTGTATCACCTTTTCTTACATCACCACCAAAGAAACTAATAAAGTCGGCTCTAAATCCTTTACCCATTCGTGCCAGTGAGTTACCATCAACACCAACACCAAAATAATCTAGTCCGCCCTTTATTTTTTCACCGACCCAAGTAATAGCCTTTAGTACTTTGGTCCAGTGTTTTGCTAAGAAGGTAACACCAAATAGCATGAGAAGTGTTTTAAACTGTCCACCTACTGAGTTACCTATTTCTTTTGGATTAAATGTCGTCATCATTTCTTTTCCGACACTCTCCATTTTCCTTAGCATCTTATTTGCACTCTTAGTAAGACTCCACTCACGTCTATCAAAGTCTCTACTCCTTCGTAAGCTTTGTTCTTTCTGGGCAGCGAATGCATTACTTACCCATGTTTTAAATTTACTTTGTCCGGGATCTGCTTGTCTTGGTGCAGAACCCATAGATCCACCTGCAACATTATTAGTAGTAGTTGTGTTATAGTTATTGTTAATTACTATATTATTTGGTACTACCTTTACACTTCTACCTTGGGTCCTCTGTACTTTTGGTTGCCCTAGTCCATATTTTCCCAGTATCTGTTGCGTCTGTGGATTTACTTGCATGTCTTGAGATCCTGCCATACTAGCTATTTCACCCGCTTGCAGCATCATAGAGTTAGATTGTTCATCTTGATCCATTGCAGCTCGTTCAAGGGCAAGGTTCTGTTTTCTCTGATCCTGTATTGCCTGAATCTGATTACCTATTGCTTGATAATCTGCAAGGTCTCCTCCCCGTCTTCCTGCAAGTTCTCTAGTTCTTTTCTCTAAATCTTTATCACTTGCTGCCATTATTTCCATTATCTAGACAGGTTGAGAATTTCTGTAGTTCCTAGTTGTTCACCTTCACCACTTTCATCATCCTCACCCTGTTTATTTTCTGCTTGTACTTTGTTGACACCTTGTATTGTCTGCCCCTTATCACCAAAATCAATAAGTGGAAAGTCAGGGTCAGTTCCTTTTGAAGTTTCTATAAATTTATCATACGTATCTCTAAGTTTAAATAAGGCACCAAGTCCATAGTGCTCAATATTATCAACCTTGAGAAACTTATTTAAATAGAATTTTAGTTCCATCAATCGGGCAATTGACATAGATGTCTCGAAAGAAATCGACAATAAGCGAATCAACACTTACTGCCACACTCCTCCTTTCCTCTGGCTTCTTACCTTTATTACAGTCTGGACAAAATACTTGGACAGGCTCTAATCTATCATAGTAAAGCTCTCTCAGTGCCATCAACATTGTAATATCAGAGTGTTTTGCGCCTAGTACATCCTGCTCAACTTGATTACCTTGCAAGTCAAAGTCTTTTATGAGGGCAATAGTTTTTATCATCTTAAGGTCTGTTATCTTTCTAAACTTAAGATAGAGTTTAAACACCTTCATAAAATCATTCCAAGTTGGTACAATAGTTTCGTATTCATGACCACCTAATTCAATCTTAGCGCCATTCATTACTTTTTCATCGATCTGCTTGAAATGGATGTCCTTGTTAAAATCAATACTCTTACTAATTGTCTTTCCACAGTCAGGACACTTAATATCTACATGGTAACTGAGATTTTCACTAACTGTACAAAGCTTCTTATAGAATATCAAAAAATCAATGTCCATGATATAACAATCCCTGATATTTGGATCGTCTTTAATTAATTCATGAACATCAAAATAATACTTACCCAGTGGATCATCACTCGGTACTTCCCCAATATAATTACAGATTTCTAAGAAATTGTAAGGTTTAATTCTAACACATGGGAAGCTATAACCATAACCTCCACTTGGTAAGAGGGATACATTTATTTCCATACTTTTTAGGATTTAATTATGAAAAGAAAAACAACTATGAACTGTTTTCATAGCTGTTGTGTTTATTAAAAGTAAAGAGGTGATTATTTAACAGGTCAGGGGTCTATCTAGTATTTCACAGACCTGATTAGTAATTCTCCTATATTTAATTACAGATCCACTCACCCTCCAGTACATTATATTTATATATAATTTAATTATTAATTATATATTTGACTCGGGAGGCGCTTTTAAAATCCAACCGTAATCTATTAATAATCACACTCTTTCATGTATAAGGAATCTAGGGGCTTACTCATCCAAGTCTTCCACCTTAGTTTTCTCCCTAACTTCCTCTTCTTCTTTCCCTAGCTTACCATTATCTTTATAGTAACCTAAGTCAAGTAGGGATTCTAATTTAATCCCATATTTTGTAAGATTCTGTTCAATTACCTCTTTGCTTGGAACTAGTTTTTTATTATCAACAGTCCAACTAACAACAAGTATACCTATCTCCTTACCGCTCTCACTACGTAGGAAATAGAGACCAGACAAATAACTATCCTCAACCATCATAGAGTGAGCATATCTTTTATCTATCTTCTCCATATCATCTACATTAGCAATCACTGTCTTATGTCTACCAAGATAAGTAACCATAGGATGAAGACTAGTTCTTACATTTTGATAGTTCTGTGCTATTTCTGGAATGCCTCTATCATAGCAAACACTCTCATAACACTCACTAAAAAATCTAAAGTGTAATCCTGTTGTAGTTTTTAGGTTATCGTGGAAAATACTAATCACTACCCTATCTGCATTTAAAGATAGTCTAAGCTTTTCTATTTCATTGTTAACACTATTTTCGACGTCGTCTGTTAAGTCATATACAGATTCATCTCTTTCTTTCAGATTATTTCTATCTTCTGTAATTGTCTTTGATATGACTTCCCTAGTATTCTTATCATTTAGTGTTACAAAGAAGCTAACAACCGCCATAAGTAAGATAATGAAGACTATTAACTTTAGAATAGCCAACCAACTTACCCTGCTTACTGTACCTAAAAATTTATCCCAAACATCCGCTAACTTACTAAGAACTGTTACTTTATCTTCTGTTAACATATTCCTAATCCTCTTTCTGCTTCGCCGCTAATCGTTCTCTTCTCATAGCAAGGCGTCTATTCTTCTCTTCGTTTTGCTTAATCAGGTTCTTCCTACTAAGCCCATAGAGTCCTGCACTAATGACACCACCTATTGCAGCACCCTTGACAGCACTCTTACCTGATGCTTTTACGAGCTTTTTAAGTCCGTTTTTTGCTAGTTTTTTAGTTGCAGAAACGTTATGATCAAATCTATTTTTTACACTCTCGTTCAAGAACCTAGTAACCTTATCTGTGTCCTCCGGCCTTACACCTCTCGTATTTATCTTATCTACAATCTCCTGTATTTTACCCAAAGTGATTGCATCTTTAGCTGCAGCACCTGCCACCTTCTTTTCTAGCTTGGCACCACCCTTCCTAAGTGTATGTCTCGCTGCTAAGGCTGCGCCAAGTCCACCTGTTGCAAGTACGCCCTTTGCTGCATCAGTTTCACGCCTCTTAGCCTGCTTCTCAGTTTCTGCGTATTTGTTAGTTGGAGTTTCTACGTCTGAAAAATTTCTTCTTACGATTATCATATTATTTTCCTTCTTTACTTAGTTTTCTTTCAAGCCTTTTCGCAGCCCTCTCTGCAGCTTGTTCATTCTTCTTTTCGTTTCTCTTAATTAGACCCTTCTTACTAAGTGCATATAAACCTGCTGCGATAGCTCCACCAACGGCTGCTCCCTTTACTGCATTCTTACCTACTGCTTTTTTAACCTTCTTAAGGCCTCTGTCCGCGAATCTTCCTGTTGCATAAGAGTCATGTTCAAATAGCTTTCTTAGCTCTTCAGAACTTCTGCCAGTAAAACCACTCATAGCTCTTCGTACACTATTACGGACTTCATCTCCCGTCTCGGCTCTTTTTATCCTAGATGCCAGATTCTCTATGCCTTTCTTATTTGCAAGTCCACCTGCTACAGTTGCACCTAATGAACTGGCACCGATCACTCCCAATGTCGCACCTGCTTTACGTACCCTTGCTTGTTGTCTGGTTTCCGCATTTTTATTATCTGCCTCTTCTGAGAAATTTCTTCTTACGATTATCATATTATTCTTATTATTTACAAAGATTAAATAAGTACTTATAGTTTTCTAGTTTCTGAAGCATTGATTCTACTTCACTAGAAATTCCTTTAAATACTACGTCTTCTGGTATGTCGTGATAAAATTCGACAGCAGTTTTATTAATTATATCTTCTAGTAGTTCAATTGGCTCAGACTTATCACAAAACTCTGGATTAATATCAAGAGGTCCCATGCTACCTAAGACACCCATGAATGTTTCAGCAATCTTATCTTGATAGCTGATAAGATCTTCATATAGGTCATCTAGGTATTCATGTATATCTTTATGTTCTGCTGCCCAATGTAGATTCTTGCATCTAATCTTCCAAGCCTCTACTCTATTTAAGTAAGATATAAAAATGTCTCTGTCACTATCACTAAACTGTTTTACTCTATACTCTATCATTTCTAAGTTATTAATTGTTAGAGTTTAGGGAAGGGAAAGATAATAACACTTACCTCTCCCTCTCCTAGTTAGTAATGTTAGAGATTCTTAAACTCTAATGAATAGTGCTCAAACTTAGCTGAGAGTGTAACATCTGAACGATCACTTTCTGCCTCAGCCTGACCATTATTATCAATACCTGCGTCCTGAATAATTACATTGTAGAAAGTAAGCTCACGAACATCAAGTCTCTGTGCGTTTGTAATAAAGAGTTTGCAATCCATCACTACATCATCCTTACGGAATGAGTACTTTGTCTCACGATCAGAAATTTTTTGTCTCCAGTCATCAAGGAAGTATGTAATTGCCTGATCCTCTCTATCAACAAATGACAGTGTTAAGTTACCTGAGGTCGTCTGGTTGGTCTGCTGATAAATTGCATAACCACCACGCATACGCTTCTCAATACCAGTAACACTAGTATCAACACCTACCTGAACACTATTGAGGCGTGCATTAATAATATCATCGCCTGGATAATAAACAATCTTAGGAGCTGAGAGTACTTTAAACTCCCACATGTCACCACGCAAGAACTCCTTATTGTTGTCACGATAGGTTGAGGTATAGTCAATAAACTTTGCTCTAAGTTGACTACCTCTTACAAGATCTGTAACTGTTGCCATGTTATTAAATTTTATATTGGTTTGTTATAGTTTATTATTATATCTAAGTCTACTATGTTTTTCACTAGGTCACTTATCTTAGTTTCAATTTTTAGACTTAGAGTTCCTTTTTTCTGGTCTATCTTAAACTCCTTAACTAGTAATGATCTTATTATAGAAAATCTGGTCTGTATCTTACCCAGTATACCTTCGATTACTCTTTTAGTAGCACCAGTATTTGGTAGAGATAAGTAGGACCATTTGTTCTTCTCTAGTTCTCTCTGTATTTTACCTAGGCAGAATCTCATTAGTCCAGAAGTTTTATAATCAGGACCATCAAAGTAAGTCGGGTAATAGTAATACTGCCCATTATCAATCATGTAGTTGGCTTTCTTTTCAACTAGACTAGATTTCAGGTCATCTTTACTATACGTTACGCTTCTTTCGATTGGACTAGTATAGATAATATCATTCCCTGTAAAAGAGTATGTACCACTAAGTAGACCTCTCAAGAATGTATAGTATGCTGGTCTATACTTACCAGAACTATTCATCATACTCTCATAGAAGTATAGCAAGTAGTTCAGTTTATCGTCTGTATAGTTATTCCTATAGTTACCTTCATTACACTCTATCAATACTTGACTCCCAGACTCTACTACCTTACCTAGTAACCACTTCCACATAATCTCATAACTACCATCTACTACGTAATTATCTGGATCTGGTAGTAAGATGAAGTCGATATAAGTAGTATCTTGATACTTGAGTAATGATTCTAGGCCCTTCTTATGCGATCTTCCTGTCTCCTTAGTAGATCCACTGAGTTCCCACTTACCTTCTACAAGTCCTGGATCCCTCCATTCTTGCTGTATATAGTAGCTATCCTTATCTTCTACACTGTAAGGCTTATATTCAGTTTCTATGGTTACTCTACGGTTATTTCTAGTATTCTTCCAGATCCCTTGATAAGTTTCTATTAACTTACAGTAAACTATCTTAGAGTCTCTGTTTATAATACTGTCTATTCTTTTATCTAGTTCCGTTGTCCATGAATACCCAAAGAATGTTTCTACTATATTATACCTCTCAATGGTTACCTTATAATAGTACTCCTCCTCTGTATGTTCGATCTTAACTGTGATATTTCCACTAATACCACTGTTACCAATCGTCCTAGACCAAAATTCGATCCTAGATTCATCCTTACTTAGCTTGTCTAGTATCTTTCTGTTTATATCTACTGCTGGTTCAATGATGAGGCCTTCCATATTATAAAGACCAGTCACATGTACACTAACAGGACAATATAAGATATCCCCTACTAGTTCATAGCCTGACCCTGTAAGTTGATCTATTAAGTCCTCAATACTAGAAAACCCCCTAACTGAATGGTAATAATCTCCACTAGGTTCTTCAGGTATACTATCACCGTCATCATAGTAGAACATTACTTTGTCATAGTATTGTGGAAGTATTATGTAGGAACTTTCACTTTTTAGTTTTAGGTTTTCATAGTTGATTCTAAATGCAAGTGTGTGTGTTCCTTTAATGATAGAATCTTCATCTATATTTCCTGCATCGTACTCATCCTGTATTTCTTGTAGTACTTCAACATTCCCATCAGTATCTTCATCAAATAGCGGATGACAGTATGTAGTATGTGATTCTAGATGACATAACCTAAGTGTATCTCTATTACTATGTGACAGTGTTTTTGGAAGTTCTAAGTTTTGTGGGAGATCTTCTATGTTCACCCAACCACCTAGACTATCTAACCAAATCAACTTATCAAATGTATAGCCCCTAGGAATATCTTTATACTTACCTTTACCTTCTATGTTTACGTTCTTATAGATCTTACCTGGTACACCCTTGTCTGGTAGATTATTTATAAAAAATTCATCTTTATCGTCAAGGAATGTACTGTAATCTATATAATTTTTTCCACTAGCCCGTTCTTCGTCTAGGATAGGCCTGAATAAGTATAATGTGTTTCCAGATGCTACTAATTCTCTGAGATAATCGAAGTCTTTAAAATCTGTTCCGAACCATAATGTTAATTCACTGACGGTTCTTACAAATACAGGCTTCTCAAATGACATCTCAGAATCAACTACCTCTGCTAAGATAATAGAGTCTTCACGCTTACCTTGTGATTGGTAGTTTATTTTAGTTTTTCCTAATTCTAAGTACATTCCTTATCCAATTATTTTTACTTTCTTTGGGCTGATCTTTATAGGCTTGTTAAACTTACTAGACACTGTTCCTAACTTTTCGGCAATACTAGTTACTTTATCAGAATCTACCCGTATTGCTCCACCGTGATCAGGATTTTCTCCCACTATACTAAATGCAACTGTTAAGTCATTACCACCAGATTCTATTTCACCTGATCTCTCCTCTATGAAATCTTTAAGTGTCAAGAGAAGTTCATACTTATTGATGGTACTTTTCTGTGGCGTCATACAGTAGATAGTGCACTTAAAGGTTACATTCTTATAAGGTGCAATACATGTAAACTTCTTATCCACAGAGGTAATTTTATTATATGGTTTTTGATACCCAACGAAGTTATTAAATCCATCTTGTCCATAATCTAAGAAATCATGAGCCTCACTATTAAATACTGAGACTTCCATACACCTCTCAAAATATGTTCTAAACGATTTATACTGATCATCTGCTATCGTCAACCTAAATTCATTACTAAACTCTATGGATGTTGGGAAGCTAATTTCACCATCATATAGTCCTGCCGTCTTAGTAGTGAGTTTTGATTTCTGCATTTCAAAAGCTACAATCGGCAACCATCTATTATAAGCAGTCATTACACCATGATCTAGCTTATTCCACAAGTTAATTTCTTCGATCGGTGGTAAGAATGATTTTCCACCGTTCTCTGATAAACCTACGAATGGCTCAAATATAATCTCCCAGTATGAATTAGTATCTAGGGTCATTACTTTCAGTGGGTTATTTTTTCCACCTACTACCTTTCCTGCTGTTGTTATGTATGGGCTCTTCTCAAATGTATCAAACAAGTCCTGTACTGTTCTGATTTCACCAACATCGGATACATTACACAAGTCTTCCAGTGTCGTATTCATTCCCTGAAAAGCACCATTACCTAGATAGTTCTGATTGAATTGATAATCAGATGGGCTTGTTGGTACTTTTCCTATTGCTGCATCTACAAGTTTATTTGCAATACTCTTAATAGACATACCCTTAATGGATTCACCTTTAGAGTTTGCCTTAGTCCATGATTGATACTCGCCCCTTGCATCAGCCTCTTTTTGTTCTTCCTTATCATAAGGTCGGTTAATTGGGTATTTCTTCTCAATGCTTTCTCCGTGTATTAATCCGGTTGCTGCATCTTTGACTCTCTTAAAACCTCCCTCAATTGCTCCTCTTAGTCCACTTCTAGCTGCATCTGTGATAATACTTGGTTTACCTGGGAGTCTATCACGGTTTACTTTGTGTTTCTTCTCTTGCTCAGTTCTTTCGTATACTAAGAGAGAAAGTGTTTCATCAAGTAGTATTGCCCTAGCCTTTTGACCAAGTCCTTTACCCCAACCACGACCTAAGACAGTTTCTGCAATAAATCTAAGATAATTATTTGCATTTATCGAGTCTATTCCGAATCCAGGCAATTTTGTACGTGGTCTGAATCTAGGACTGCTCATCATAGCTTCTCTGTACAGTGCTGCTTCAAATTTTTTTATATTCTCAGGACTAATCTTATTACCGCTAAGATACGTAGACATTAATGAAGATATCTTAGCAGCCCAACCTTTATTTATTGACTTATCTTGTAGGAAGTGTAGAAGATTTTGGTAGTAGTTATTGAGATCCTTATAGTCACGTATTTTGTTAACTAGTACATCGATCCCAATATCATCATTCCCAGGCTTACTAACTTCCTTACTAAGCTCAATCTCCTTATCCCCTACTTCTACCTTACTAACTTCCCTACTAAGTTCTAAGTCCTTGTTTTCGATATTTAGGTCAGATCTTTTTTCACTTAGTTCTGGATCTTTCTTAGTACGTTCAACTTTCGCAACTTTCGTACTAAGTTCTTCAGCATTTCCACCTTGATTATCATTCACTGCTAGTACTGAATCATATAGTCCATCAGATTCAGGATTAAACTGTGTATGCTGGTCTGTTGCTGCGTCACTAATTACCTTACCAACTATCCTACTAAGTTCTAGATCTTCCCTGTTGTCTTCTATCTTGCTAATCTCCGTACTAAGTTGATCTTCCCTCGTGTCATTAATCTTACTTACTATATCACTAAGTGGATAATCTCGCTTGTCATCTATCTTACTGACCTTCTTACTTAGTTGCGGATCCTTTTCAGTATTTTCTATCTTACTTATTTTCTTACTAAGTGGGTATTCGTGATCTCCTTTTTCAATCTTTCTTACCTCTTTGCTCAGTTCGGGTTCTTTATTATTACCGCCTATCTTACTAACATCGCTGCTTAAGTTAGGCGCTTCTTTCTTATCCCCATCTATCTTACTAACTGTCTTACTCAGATTATTAGTACGATTATCACTGATCTTACTTACTTCCTTACTAAGTCCAGGGTCGCTATTATTATCACTAACCTTGCTAACCTCCTTACTTAGTTTAGGCTCTTTACTGTTACCTCCTACCTTACTAACATCACTGCTTAGGTTTGGGGTCTGTTCTGCTCTTTCTACCCTACTTACTTTCTTACTTAGTTTTTGATCCTTCTTATTACCTTCGATCCTACTAACATCCCTGCTAAGACTTGGATCGGCCTCTGTTTTTTCTATCTTGCTTACTTTCTTGCTGAGTTGCTCTTTCTTCTTATCTCCCTCTAGTTTACTCTTCTTTTTTACTAACTGTGGGTCCCTTGTATCACTAATTTCTGCCCTTGTCTTACTTAACTCAGCTTGATCACGAATACCTTCTATCCTACTAATATCTTCACTTAGTTTGTATTCATTATCATCTTTAATCATGCTTACTTCTTTCCCAAGTTGTAAGTCATCCTCTACTCCTTCTATCTTACTAACAACCTCACTTAGCTCTGCGTCTTTATGGTTATTTACTTCTACCTTACTTACATGCTTACTTAGTACTGCATTCTTACGCTTTCCTCCTAAGATTCTCTCAAGATTTTTACTAAGTGCATTATCTGTTGTACTCGAGTTTATTACCTTCTCTACATTTTGACTCAGTGCAGGTTCTTTATTACCATCTCCAATCTTCTCGACTAGACTACTTAATATTTGAACCCTCTCATCACTAATTGTTTCTACTGTCTTACTAAGTTCATTTTCTCTCAGGTCGTTTAGTCTTTCTACTTCCTTACTAAGTGATTGTTCTCTTGTATCTTGAATCTTCTCAACATCCCTGCTAAGTTCATTCTCTCTATTATCTTTTATAGTATCAATCTCAGTACTAAGTGGCGTTTCCCTTGAGTCATCTATTTTCTCAACAGTCCTACTAAGCTCTTTCTCCTCAACACCCTCTATCTTACTTACTTCCTTACTGAGATTAACCTTCTTTTCTCCACCACCAACTTCTATGATTGAATTAGATAGGGCTACATTCTCATTTGACTCTATCTTCTCTACCTTATCTGATAGTGGTACTTCGTTCTTTAATTGTCCATTGAAACCTATGACACCAATTTTATCTTTTTCTAAGCTAGTATTTTCTTCATATTCTGTCCTAAGTTTTCTAAGATACTTACTTAGGGCTGATATTTCTTCTGGCTTAGTAAATTGTTCACAGGATCCAGGAACTTTATTATCTTTTCTTATTTCCTCATCCATAGTTTTTACATGTCTAGTGTTTCAATAATACTCATCAACGTATAGGAGAATAGTGTATCACCTGTTTCACTATAACCTTGTTTTAATGTTATCTTGAATCTATATGTTCTCTTGTCTCTGGTGTATTGTAGTTCATCACCAACTTCTAGAGATCCATCATTAGTAATAGCCTCAACACTATCCCTATTTCTATTCCATACGTCTTTCATGTCGTTCTGATTAATAATGAGTGTTGTTGTAAACTCATCATAATCATTCTCAAGTGTACTATCAGAGGAATATGATCCACCAAATACATTCTTCCACTTACTATTTTCTTTAGGCCTTAGTACTATGAACTTTGTACCTAACATTGCTAGTTGTGCTTTTATTGTCTTTAGTGTAGCTTTGTAGAATTTATTACTCCTCTCTACACTCCTTGATGCCATATTCTCTGCCATACTTTTACAATATATTATCTAAGATAGTACAATAACCTTCCTCATCAACAATATACTCAACTAATTTAATATACTGCTGAATTGTTAAGTTGTCTGATAGCTTCATAACAAAAATATTTCTATCTAGACTTGTACTACACCTATTGAACTTAGACAGTTTCCTAATGAAGTCTTCTATCTTAATCTGACTATATTCCAGGTCCATAGGTATATAGATTTTTATGTTCTTAATATCTCCTGTTATACTGATTGAGTCTTTTGGTATTTTCTGACTTACTTCAAAATCTTCTACTCCATCAGACTCAAGCTTTTTCTTAATTTCTTCTATCATTTTATTGAAGATTGAAAAATTCTTTAGCCTAAAACTAACCATAACTGTTAGAATTTATTATTAAATACATTAGGAGTTAATCCCAATGACATAATCTTCTTTAGGATCGTTGCAAACTCATTTTCATTTCTGATTGCATACGTATAGAGTGATACATTATTTAGCTTAGACTTATTGATCACATTCTTCCAGTGATTATATACGCCACCAATCGCCTTATCCTCTTTACTATTATGTACTGCTGATATCATGAAAATACCAGATGCAATAGACATTTGAACGGGCGCTTTATTATCACCCTCTGAGAAATGATGTCCCTCAATGTAATAATTCTTCTTCAATACATTAAGGAGGAACTTATTATTTAACATTCCTCTAGTTGGTGTAATACCTAGTTTTCCCAATGTATCTGCTCCTAGCCCATTAATTGCTAAATCCATACCAGACATAATCACATCAGGAATAGACTTAAGTGGGCTCTTAATGTATGTAAGTGCCTTAGATAGTCCACCTCCAATCACCTTAACTGCATCATACTTAGAAATACTAGCATTCTCTGAGAAATTCCTATCTTCCTCGTCTCCACACGCTTCAGTAATTCTTCCTGTTACTATTGCATTATTGTCAAGGAGATTAATCTTAGTGCCCAGTGTATTACTCAGTTCCATCATAAAATCACATACTGACATGTAGTTTGTGAATTTGATATTAACTGAATATGAGTTTGCGTTTAGGTTAATTACTTTCGCATCGTACTCCATACCAAAGAATTTTCTACAGTATGAATCGAGTACTTTATTAACCTTATCTAAATCTTCCTTACTAAGACCAAAGGTATACATAATTACTTGGTTGTCGTGGATAGTAAATGTAATCTTATAGGCAGTTACGTTTCTATCATTGAAGCTAAATTTCTCCTCAATCTTAGCTCTCTTATCTACGTTCTCACCTACTACAATACCAGCCACTTGATATACACCAAACTGACGTCGTATACCTCTATCTACTTCTTGGTATTTGATACTTGACATTGGCTTGTGGAAGTAATTTAGTAGGAGCTTTGTTGCAATACCCCCTAAAGTTCCCCACTTAGCACCAGTCAAAGCACCACCAAGTACTGTATTATCATCCATCAATCCTCCAGTTACTGCACCGATACCAGCTCCAATGCCAGCACCTTTACCTACAGTTTCTAATACACCAGGTAATCTATCAAGTGTTTTAGGTCCTGTATAGTGCCCCTCTTGGATTGAAAATTTCTTGTTTCTAAATTTAATCATATACTACTTAGAGCGGAATAATATTATGTGCATTTGCTGCTAGATCTCCGAAAGTTAGTTTACTTCTATCAAGCCTCTGTGCAAACTTAGACTTTCCATATTTTTCTGCAGTTCTCTCCAACTTTGGTATTACCTTCTTTGGAATTAGTGGGTGATCCTTAACATAGGCAAGGACTGGTGTTCCCCAAGGAGCTGCTATAGCTGCACCTGCTGGTCCTCCCATTGCAATACCCATAGGAGTAGATGCCTCACTTAATGCTGCAATACCTACTACATCAGGTCTCTTGATGGTAGCCTTAACTGCCTTATTTGTTGCCATACCCACTGGAGTAGTTGCAATCTTATTTGGTGCTGCTTTGATATCCTTTACTGCCTGAACTGCCTCTCTCTTCACCTGCATTACATTCTTAGGTTTAAATCCTTGCTTTACACCATAGCTAGGAGCCTTACCGGTAAAAACTTGCTTCACTGCATTACCTGCCTTAAGACCTGCATTGTCTAGCTTTGTCATTCCTGCATTAGCTACCTTCTTAAAACCTGCCATAAGTTTTGTAGCCTTTGAATACTGCTTAGTTCTTAGTATAATCATAGTATTTTATAATAATAGTTCTCCATACCAACCAGACTGTAGTGAGTAGTTATCACATCTACTACGAAGTTCCTGGTATGATGCATCTACGTTACTTAATACATCCACTGACATATTCGGTAATTGTAGAGATGCCTTAAGCTGTCTAATATAATCTAGTAAGTGAACCATACACAGGTCCATAAAGAAATTACCTCTTGCACCAGTTTCTACATCAAGAAAAAATATCGCTGAGTTTTCTGATTTACTATTAAACGATTTCTTTGGTGTGAAGTCTGGAATAATCGGATAACTTGTGAGTCCTTTTAGGCATATAGTTGTCTGTGGTAGGTCATCTAAGAATACATACGGTTTTCTATAGTCCGTTACGTATTGATAAGCGCCTGGACCTGGATAACTTGACGTACCTCCAAAACCTGCGTATGTATTACCTGAACTTCCTGCGCCTACTCTCCACATCGGCATAGAATTAAACACAAGGATAACTCTATTTAGTGGTATAATACACTTAAGCCAAGATGTAAAGTTAGATTTCAATTCATAGTAACCATCACCGATTGAATCACATGGTACAAGTTGCTCTCTATCGACAGTACTTTCCCATATGAGAGGGGTAGTTAATTCAAACTCCCTTAGTGCTTTTTTAAATATCTCTAGCAATACTTCATCTGCACTAACGTAGTCATTTATTCCAAGTAGTTCATCCAGACTGTGTATTCCTAGAAGTGTAGACCTAATAAATACTTTCTTCTTTAAGTCTGATAGTAATGTTTTATCTGCCATGCTCTTTTATTTTATTTGGCCACACGATATTTTATAGTAGAGGGTAAGCAGGAAAACTCTACCTACCCTCACTACCTATGTAATTTTAAATATTTCCTTCAAATGGCATACCCATATCGTAAGCCTCATTATAAACCTCTACAAACTTGAGAGATCTTGGATAACGAACTTCTACTAGGACACGAACTTTATTCTGCCTTGCTAGTTCATCGTTATTAATGCTAGCAATTGTGATCTGGTATGCATCAACAGTATAAGACATTGACAAGATCTCAGTACGGAAGAAGAAATCAAGTGCAGACTCCATATCAGAATACAGTGTCTCACCAATTCGCCTACCAATAAACTGTCTCAAGATCTTAGGGAATGACTTACTGAGACGAATGAACAGACGGCTATTTGCTTCATCAGACATAATATTATCCTCTGACTGCTTTGTATAGTTGTCGTTCATGTTCCAAGCCTGTGACTGATTATTCCACATAACGGTATTAATCTTCTTGCTCAACAATAACTGACGCGTCTTCTTATTGAACTCTGTCACTGGCTTCTGATACTGTACTACACCATTTGTCTGACCGATAATTGGTGCAAACTCTCTATCAAGACCTCTATTTCTACCTACTGCCTCCCAATAAAGTGTACTAGGTGCTGCATAATACTTAAAGCCAACGGTACCTGAGTCTACGTCCCAAGGTGCACTAACATAGAGCTTATAACTATCCTTGCTTAACTTATTTGCTGAATTAGCAATGGCAAGGTAGTTTGTACTATTCACTGTACTAACTGGATAGAAGTAGTTCTCGTTGATTGCCAAGTTAGCCATGTATGACTGAACAGCTGGTGATGTACAACCAAAATCTGCAAGTCCCTCAGTCTGATAAACCTCATCAAGTGCAAGTCTATCAAATGCCTTCATAATATCTGAATCACTAACATTGAGAATAGAATACTTCTCAGGGTTAATGCCAAGATTTACATGAAGCTCCTCTGGATCTGCCTTATCGAGAGTAATACCCTTCTGATACTTGAAATACTTACCCTCAGACTCAGTACCAACCTTTGCGATATCACCTACCTTTGGCTTAACAATGTGCTCGTTAAGTGATGCAAGTGAAGATTCGTCATAGTTAGCAGTGCCTGTTGTATCCATCTTAACCCAACCTGGCTCCGATGTAGTAACTGTGCACTTGTAGTATGTTACCTGACCACTTTCATTGAGCTTTGCATACTGACCATCTGTACCTTCTACTGCCTTGAGTGTAGTAAGATCTGTATACTCCTGTGCACTATCAGCCTCTGTACCACTTGGACTATACAACTGCCAATCTCTTGTAGTAGTTGTCTTGTACTCATAGTAATCAACAGACTTCTTACCAACCACTGCTACATCACCAACACTTGCAGTAGCTGCCTTCATATCAAGCTTACTGTCATATGCCTTAACCTTAGCAAGATCACCAGACTCAAGCTCATCCTTCTTAACTGGCATCCAACCCGTCTGCTTTGATTTAGGAAGATAGCCAAAGTAGTCAAGACCAAGATCGCTCAGGTCGTCAGGAAGTTGTAGTTGAATCATCTTAAGTGACTTATTCAATTCGTCTACAGTTACATCACCACGACCTGCAATCTTACCAACATTAAAGTATACTGGCTCACTGCTTACGCTAGGGTCAATAACTGCTACCTCATAGAAGTCACGATCAAGTACATCTGCCTTTGGTGAGATTGTACCGTTCTTAGTGAAAGTATCTAAGACTGTTGTGAGTACTGTATAAGGGGAATTACCACCACTATTTACATCATTCTTACTTAGTTCCTTTGTAATTACTGCATCATGATTAAACCTGCGAATACGAACCTTGAGTGGTGTACTAGAATTATAGTTGTTCACTGCATAATTCTTAGCTGGCTTAAATCCTGAGAACGCTGCACTATTCAGGTCCACAATCTTCTGTCCGGGATTTTCTGGCGTCCAATCCTTCTCGCAAACTACTACATACGCGAGACCATCCACGCCACGCTTATCGGACTTATCTAGGACCTCAACACCAACATAAACCTCATGGAATACAACACTTACTGCATCCTTAGGGTCACTTGCTACTACCTCTGCCTTCTCATCCTCATAAAGTGTGTATGATGGGCTGAAGAAGATTGATGTGTCGTTAAGGTATGATACAAGCTCCTTAAGATTCTGTACATAGTAGTCATATTGTGGTCCCTCATCGGTTGTTCTATTACCAAGTGAACCTACACCATTGATAGATACTGCCCAACCATCTGAATTATGATCTGCACTATCCTTATCAACATCTACTACCAACTTAAACTCTGGCACCTTCTTGAGCAATTGGCCATCACGTACAATATAAACACTATTGTCATCTTTTACGAGTGGTTTTGCAAAGAAGATATCACTAGCCTTACTTGCACGAACTAAGAGCAAGTTATTTGAACCAGCGAGACGATAAGCATTCAACCACATTGTCTCAGCCATTGTATGATCGTCTCCCTTATATAATTTATTGAGTGACTCTACATATCCCTTAGTTAAGTCCTGTGATGAATATGTAGCAATGAACTCTGCCTGGCTAGTAATCAACGTTGGTACTGCTGGTCCTGCATCTGATACAATAACACCACCAATAATCAAGTTTTCACCTGCCGTTGGATTTACTGAGGCAGTTCTAATTTTCTCATGAACTTTTACGTATGGTTCCTGAGTTTCTTTCCACTGTGCCATTAAATTTATTCTTATTTAATTAATTAACCAACCTCTACTAGATATACTGGGTAATCTGCTTGTATAAATCCGTCCACTACTGACAGGACTGCATTTAGATTACTCCTAACATCTCGTACAGTTGATATCTGTATTTCGTTATATTTGTTAGATGCGAAATTTGTTGATACCTGAGCTGCTGGAATATTCTTACTTAATTTCCTACTTAAGTTTCTTAGTTCAGGGTCATCTGCTGTATTAACTAACATCTTAAAATCAGAACCATCAGAACTAATTACTAGACAAACCTTAGTACCGAGTAAGTTAGCCTTCTTTGGATCTCTGGTATAATCTTGACCCTCTCGATAACACTTCTTATTGAGCTCTCTTAGTATTGGTGCCATAAGTCTATTATCTGCACCTTTCCTATTGAAATGCTCATTCAACTGTCTAGCCGTTCCAACTAAGGCTCCAAGTGCTGCACCGATAATTGCACCAGCCCCAGCAAGCATCTTACCTTCTTTAAAGAAAGGGACTTTCTTGACACGCCCACTAGCTAATGCACCAGCCGTTGCACCAATACTTGCCCCCTTAATCGCATCATTAACAATATAATTACTAAAGTCTTTCTCTCTAAACTTAATCATATTGTTTAATTACTTTTTTAACCGCCGATACCTGGTACTGCACCTGGGCCTGCTGGTGATACTGCTGGACTAGAACCTGCTGCCCTCTTTGCCTTAGCTGCCTGACCCTTAACAGTAGTCTCATCTGGAAGACCTACTAAGTCCTCTGCATTATATTCAGCTGAACGCTCGCCCAATGCATTGATAGCAACTGGCATCATACCATCATCCAAAACTGCTGATGTCAACTCATCATTAATTACTTTCTCTGCCATAATAATTTATTTTTAATATGTTAGTTATTTATCCTAAGATACTTTTTATTCTACTATATCTACCCTTCTGAGCAGGCTGTTGTACTGGTTGGGCTTGTATTGGTTGTACTTGCTTTATACCAGTATTTAACGTCCTAACTGAATTACTTGTTCTGTTTAGTTGGGTAGTTAGTTTATTAAGTGCATCTAATTCTCTCTCTCGAATCTCTCTGTCACTCTTACTCTTCTTCTTATTGTTGTACGTATTGGCCACATTTAATGCAAGACCTGACGCACTAAGTACTAAGAATGGACTTTTTAGATTCTTTACTGTATTTGGATTCTTCTCAGCCCATGCGGAAGCTTTCTTCTTAACATTGTCAGATAGCTCACTTACACTGCTGTAGAGTCCTTGTCTAAATCTGATCATATACTATTAATAAGAATAACCCTCCCTCTGGGTCATATTAGTTTTCCAATCTGCTCTTTCTCTCCTAAGTGCCTGTCTCTTTGCATATTCAAGTCGCTGGTTATAGAATTCATTATCCTTTGCCTGCTTACTTCCCTTGTTATATGCCATCACACCTGCCGTTAGACCACCAATCATTGCGCCAGCCTTACCAAACTTAGCTGCACCTCGACCCATTGCTGATAATCTAGATACTTGTCGTCCAGCTGCATTAACACCAGGCCTGAATAGTCCCTTTGTTGCACCTATGACAGCACCAGCACCAAGACCAGCCGCAGCACCTGTCGCAGCTTGTTTTACAATTGGCGCATAACTATTGGTCTTTTTCTTTTCAGCGAGAATATCAGCATCTTTCATACGTTTGAGATTATCTGTATCATCCCAGACCGTATAATTTTTTCTTTTTAACTTATATACTGCCATCTTACTGTTGTTCTAGTTGACCTGCCTGTTGTTGTGCGAGTTGTGCTTTTCTATCTTGTGCATCTTGATATTTATATGCACCTGGGTCTAGTGTCTTACCAATCTTCTTAGTAAGTGCCTGACTACCATCCCAAGTTGCCTTAGTGAGACCTACACCAACACCAATTGCACCTAGATTAGCAGCTGTCTTATGATTTTGTATGAACTGGCCTACCTTAACTGCTGCATTATTCTGAGTACCTGTAATACCTTTACCTAATGTACCACCCTTACCAAGTTCCTCAAGTCTCTTACCAAACTTCTGAACCTGCTTAGTACCCATCATACCAAAACTACCAACATTAGCTGCAAAACCTGACATTGTTTGTGCCGGATGTGCTTTGAACTTACTGAAATCCCACCATCCAGGCTTTAAACTACTAGGTTTGAAATTCTTAACTGCACTAGTTACTTTACCAATGAAACCTGGATTAACTGCTGCATACGCTTTCTGTTGTGGAGCCTGTGGTTGTTCCTGTTGTGTTGCTGCTATCTGGTCATTCATCTGTTTCTTGTCAGACATATAACCCATTACTGCCGGAACTGCTGTAAAACCTCCGGCCATAACCCAAGTTGATTTCTTCTTCAAGTTATTACCGACCATCTTACCAAAGGATTTTCCCATCGTCGATATACCACTCAATGCTGAATATGCCTTCTGTTGCTGTCCTGTCTGTACTAAGTTTCCGTTCTCGTCTGTATCAAGGCCATTTTTCTTCATATTATGCTGAATGAATTTACCCCCCGCATAACCAGCAACTCCCATAGTAAGACCAGTTGCAACATTACCTGCCATGCTCTTACCAAACGTTACACCACCAGCCTTACTTACATTACTTGCAAGTCCAGCTGCCTCTTTACCGAAACTAGTAATAGCACCTTTAGCTTTCGCAATATTTCTAAGTGTACCAACGGAGAATCCAAATTCTTTCTGCTTTTGATCAAGACTACTCGCTGCTGCCATTGCTTGTTCTGGATTACTCTTAGCACGTTCTGCAATACGATCAAGCTTTCTATTTTGCTCTTTCAATAATTCGTCGTGCTTTTCCATTTGTTCTGCTTGGGCCTCTGCTTGTTCTTTCATCTGTTCACTCTGATCATTACTCTGTTTTATACCAAGCAATGTAGAACCAACAGTGAGAGCAGGTCCAATCCAAAATTCTTTCTGCTTATATCTTATCATCTTACAGTCCTCCTATGTGATTAAGACTGCATTGAATCACTAGCAGATTTAAGACCTTTACCCAAACCTCTTGTAGCAGCGGCACCAATACCTGCTCCTACTAACCAACCAAGAGGACCACTTGCTGCACCAGCTAGGCCACCTAAGCTAGATAGACCTTGACCAATTGCTGAGCCTAATGTTGCACCACCAGCTAATCCACCGGCAATAGCAGCAGGTTTTGAATCAAGTGCCTTACCAACACCACCTGCAATACCACCTACTGTATTCTGTGCGCCTTCTGCCCATCCAAATGTTTTTCTTTTTATCTTATATGTTGCCATAATTAGTCGTCCTTTAAATTATTCCATCCTAACCCTCTATTTAGTTCGCTCTGCATTTCTCTTAGCTCTGCCCTAATATCATCAGTCCTATGAAGTTCCCTCTGACTAGTTTTCATCCTTCCTAGTCTGTTGAGGTCCATATCATATTTTCTGTTTCGTTTAAATCCGATAGAGGGCGCATTTGTATTAATGATATTAGAGAAACGTTTTATTATCATCATGCGTCTAATAGATAAATCTTATAGTTTAATCCGAAAGGTAGTATATTAAGGGCATCAATAGCGGAATCAATACTTGGGAACTCTAGGACAAGACTTCTACTAGGTTTATCGTACTTGATTGCATCACCTAATAATTCCTGTACTTGATATTTTAGGTTGAAGTCTGGACTGAATGAGCTATTGATAAACTCACCGCCCTTGTTTCCTCCATTATTATTGTTATTGTTCTGTTGCCCGTTATTGTTATTTGGTTGCCCGTAATTATTGAAACCACCTCCCTGTTGCTGTTGTGGCTTATTACCTCCGTTACGATTCTTATTCTTACTAAATAGCTTCACCCTGTCGTTGTTGTCAGAAAAAATCTTCTTACTTAGGGAGAGACTAATATTACCAAGTCGTCTGTCGTATACTTTTGGAGATAATCTAACGTCATCTGGTAATTTAGCTTTTGCACCAATCTTAAGGTACATACGATACTTATCCTTGTTGAAGAATGAAGTACTAATTACAAAACGTTCGATTACTATATTATTACCTCTCAGGATTGGAATTAATGCGCTCGAATTAATTGTTGGAAACTTATTACGATCTCCATTTGTTCTCTTCATTAGTTCAACATAAAGAGTCCGCATTGCATCATATTCTGAGAAGTTCTTCTGTCTAAAATTTATCATCCTACTTACTTAACTATTGATAAATTATACTTAACACCCAATATTTCTATAATGTCTAATGCAATACCTAAGTGACTTGTCTCTCCAGTTACTGTCCTTTCTTTTGGATCTGTATCTGTGATTTTCATGTTGAAGTAATTCGGGTCGCCAATTAGTTTTCGAGTATATGGGTAAAACTCCTTGTCTTTTACTGTAATCTGATAAGAACCTTTATCTGTTTTTATAAAAGACATCAATACCATAGACTTAGAATTAACCTTACTTACCTTGTCGGCATCTTTCTTAGAGATTAGGTTGAAGTCTACATTCTTTTCCTCTAGATGATTGATTGCTTCATCAACTGCATCCGATTCGAGGAACTTACTTCTGAACTTTATCATCTTGTTTTATTGTTTTTTCTTCTTCTACAGACGTCTTCTTATTTCTGTCCTTATCTTCTGTTCTTAGTATTGTATTGATCTCCTCTAAGAAACCAAATCTAGTATCTAAGACTTCATAGTAAGACAGGTCACATCTAAACTGACACTGAAACGCAAAATTAGAGTTGTCGTCTGGTTGATAGATATGGTTAAAATCCTCTGTTATCGAGCTCCACTTAACGGCAGCTGTAAAAGGATCACCATATTTATCTAAGGTAGTGAACTCAACAAAATTAGTAAGCAATAATACATCACTATACTTATTTTTAAAATCATGATACAGTACCATATCTGTTGTGTGAAAAACAAATTCGACTGGCTGTTTATGACTCATGATATTTCTTTCTAGGTCTCCACGTTTAGGATGAGAATAGTTAGTTGGGGTCTGATTAAATTGATAAGTTATGTAAGAAGATTTAGTAAGTGTCTTCTCCTTATTCAACCTTACTAGCTCTACTCCATAATCATCAAGTATTCTCCTAACCTCTAGCAGAAATTTATCTTGATAGTCAATCTCACGTATCAAGTAATCATTATATCTCTTTCTCAGCGTGTAGATAGTATTATTTGTCGATTCTACCTCAGTGTTTCCATCACCTATTAATAGTTTTGGGAAGTTATAGATCTTATAATTTTTAACCTTAGGTCCCACAGGTCTTAAATAAAGAAGTTGACCTGAATAGAATAGGTAATTTATAAACTCTTCGTTCTTGTAATCAGCCTTAGATACTACAAAAACTGTATTCTTATAATTTTGTACAACCCTAGACTCTGTATCGTCTGCAATCACAATATTAATAATGTGAGGGTCATACGTAAGCCTCTCCAATCGTAGCCCATTTAGTGTAATAGTAGGGTGAGAAAATCTACTAGGCTTACTCATTGGTGTCATTACTAAGTTTCCATTACCAACTAAGGGCAAGCCAAGTGAATTTGATAAGGATTTCGCAGAGCTACCTGGAGAGTATGTTAATGTAAGCGTTGAGGTATTTTCATTTTCTAAGACTGTATCATACTTGCCTTGTACTACCTGAAAATACCTACACTTATCTGTTGTAATGCGAAGACCGTTGTAGATTATTTCATTTCTCATAGTCTACCTACTAGAATTTAGTTAGCTACTTGTTGTGGCTGTTGTTTCTTACCACCAAACAAACCCTTTGCAAGAAGCGCAGTACCAGCAACACCAGCACCTACCATACCAGCCTTGCCCATCTTACCGGCATTATTCCAAGTATTCATCATACCCTGCTTGAGACCTACCGACTTGATACCTTCCTGTACACCTTTCTGATAACCCTTCTGTGATGCTCCCTGTGCAATCTGACCTACCTCTTTCTGGAATACATTACCTACATCCTTACGAGCTGCTCGAGCTGCTACCTTCTGTGCTTCAGCGGCTGCATTTTTTGCTTTTTCCTTAGCTACGTTTTCAGCAAGTGATCCCTGTAGTTTACCAGCCTTTTTAAGCTCATACATTTTCTTCAGCTCTTCAGAAAAAGTCTTCCTAGTTAACTTATAAATTGCCATGATATTATTCTTTTAGTAACCAGCTCCATTTTCACTTCCCATTTCTCCGGTCAATGCATCTTTTGAAGCTCCTAAGTATTTAGCACCACCATAAGCTGCGCCTACTGCTGCAATACCGCCACCAATGATAGCTGTCTTACCTATTCCTGTACCCCAGGTCTTCTTAGCAAGTGTTCCTATTGCATTACCAAGGCCAAAACTTTTACGTCTTAATCTGTACTTTGCCATATAACCTGTACTTGTTTGAAAATAATACAGTCCCAGCTAAGAGATTAATCCTAGCGGCACTGTAAGTTGTAAAAAGTAGAAGGAGAAAACCATGTCCTTTATTGTAACATGAGAATTCCCCTTCACTTAATATCTAATTAAATCCTATTATACTTAAGGGAAAATTATATTCCTAGGATTAGAAACCAAACTTGAAGCTTACCTTCTGAACGAGCTCAGGTGCCAAGTAACGTACACCCTCCTGATAGTAAATACCACTAGCCATCTGAGTTGGGTTGTTGTAGTTACCAATAGTTGGAGTATCAGTCAATGGCATGTAGATACCACGTGCGAGAGGAGCCATCTGACCATCCTGTGTCTTATGGATAGCATAGAATGTACCCTCACCAGCCTTCTCCTGAATATCAGTAGAACGAAGTACAGGCACACCATCATACCAACCAAGGAGGTCACTGATGTATGTCATCTTAGTGTTACGCTCGAACTTACCGATAACGCCACCCTTCTGGAACTGGTTAGCTGCCTGGTTACCTGCGATATAAGCAGTAGTAGTAACACCCTTAACAGCCTTAGTAGCGAGTGCAGACTCAACATTGATCAAGTATGCATCGAACAAGTCAACACGTGAACGATAGTCCATGAACTTAGATGCAAGTGATGCAGGTGCGTTAGAGAGATCAAGATCATCCATTACGTTACCAGCATAACCCTTCTCGAGTGTGCTAACCAACTTGAAGTTGATAGTCTTTGTATAAAGCTCACGAAGCTTTGTGAACAAGAAAGTAGCCATATCTGAACCAGTTGCCTTCTTCATTGCACCAAGAGCTGCGATGTTATACTCAGCAACCAACATATCAGGTACAGTGTTCAAAGCAATCTGCTGCATCTTAGCGATAAAACGCTTGTCATTTGCATGTGCATTAGATGCGCCGTTTGTGCAGCTAGGAGTACCAGTTGTATCCTCCTTACCTACGATAGTAATGCTACCATTTGCAGGAACAGCAGTAGTCAACTCGAAGTCAATCTTACCATTGAGGTAGTTAACAGTACCAGTCTTAAGTACACCAGCAACTGCCATGAAGCTACCCTGACCATTATCGATCAACTCGTACTTCTTACCTGTGCCATCCTCAACCTTAACACGTACAGTACCTGGAATCAACTTACGACCTACGAGTGGAGAGTAAGCAGCGGTACCTGCGTTAACAGTAACTGGAAGCTCGAAGCCACCCATTACCTGTACGTCCTGATACTGATCTGGACCGAGGTTAGGAAGAACTGAACGAAGGTCTGTAACTCCCAGAACATCAAACCAATAGAACAAGCCGTTTGGCTGATCGAAGTCACGCTCGATTGACATATAACCTGCAAAAGAGCTTACGTAAGAAGCTACTGATGCGTTGAAATACTGTGTTGACAAGAGTGGAGTCTCAGAATAACCAGAGAAGGTCTTCTGAAGGAGGTTTGTGTTGTTACCACCCAAACCAAATACGTCCATCATTTCCTCGTTACGAGAAAACATCTTTGCATACTCATTACCACGAAGACGAGCGTCCTCTGCTGAAACTGAACTTGCGCGAAGGGCATCCATCATTGCAGAATTGCCCAAAATCTGTGAATAGTTATTCATATGTTATAAATTAATTTATATTACTTGTTTGTATATTATTTATTGCTGAGCCAAGATACAAGTGTATCATTCTCGCTAAATGTCTTCTCTGAGAACTGTGCCTCTACGATCTCAGGTTCTGCGTCTGGTGCAGGTGCTGCCTTAGCTTCCATAATCTGAGCTGATGCCTCTGCTGCTGCTGCCTTAATAGACTCAACTGCTGCAAGTGCCTTATCCTCAATGTTCTCTACTGTTGGAACTGCATTTGGATCTGCTACCTGTGCATTAGGATCAACTACTTGTGCGTTTGGATCTGCTGCGACCGCATTTGGATCTACTGCAACTGGAGCCTGTACTGGTGCTGCTACTGGAGCTGTTGCTGGAACTACTGCCTCTGCAAAGAACTTGTCAAGAGTAGAGAACTTCTTCTCATGCTCATCTGCCTTCTCTGCTTCCTCAATCAATGTCTCAGCCTCATCCTCTGTAAGTGGTGTAACATCCATTGTCTCACCATCCTCATTGATGATAGCCTTGGTGAACTCACCATCCTCATTCTTATCCTCAACAACTGCAACTGTATCACTGATTGGAGTAATAACCTCATTGTCAGTTTCTACTGTATCACCAGACTCAAGTGCCTTCTCAACATCATCCTGATCTGCCTCTTCTGAGAACAATCTCTCCATATAAGAAGTCATAGGCTCATGCTCTGAGAAGAACTTTGTCTCTGCCTCATTAGTGTAAACATCTGAGAACTGCTTTTCATCCTCATCACCGATAAGATTCTCTGCCTCATCGTCTGACAGTGGGTGAACGTTCATAGTCTCATCGTCTACTGCAACTACCTTAGTAAACTCGCCATTACCCTTATCCTCAACTACTGCTGTGTCATCGCTGATTGGAGTGATAATCTCACCCTCAGTCTCGATCTGCTCACCTGATTCAATAGCTGCCTCAATTGGACACTGGCTCTCACCATCTTCCTCTGAGAATAAACGTACCATGAACTCAGTCATTGGCTCATCCTCTGAGAAGAACTTTGTCTCTGCTTCGTCAGAATAGATATCAGAATACTCCTTCTGCTCCTCATCATCATCGTCATCATCAGCCTCATCCATAAGGGCCTCTGCTTCATCCTCTGTGAGTGGAGTTACATCCATAGTATCCTCTTCATCATCAATAATAGCCTTAGAGAACTCGCCATTTGTCTTATCCTCAATTACTGCAACATCGTCACTAATTGGAGTAATAATCTCATTCTCTGTCTCAACTACATCGTCTGACTCAAGTGCCTTCTCAACATCATCCTGGTCTGCTTCCTCTGAGAATAGTCTCTCCATGTAAGCTGTCATTGGTTCAGACTCAGAGAAGAACTTAGTTTCTGCCTCATTTGAATAGATGTCAGAATACTCTCTTTCCTCTTCACCTTCAAAGTCGTCGTCATTATCAGACTCTACCTCGATAAGATCCTCACCACCAAGAACTGCCTGTGCATCCTCTGCGTCCATCTTCTCAAGCTGCATGTCTACACCCTGTACTGATGCAAGAGTATGACCACCTGCTACATCTGAGATAATTGCGTTCTGTGCATCAATAGGAGTAATAACACCATCTTCAAACTCTACTGGATCACCTGAATGAATTGCCTCCTCTACGAGATCCTGAGTGTGTGCGATACCTGCTGATGCCTCTGAGAACATACGGCACATCATTTCATTGTCATCTGAGTAGTACCTAGTTGTAAATACTGGTGCACCTACATACTCGCTGTACTCTCTTTCCTCTACTGGCTCTTCAACCTCACCTTGACCACATGCTGGATTTGCACCAAGACTATTAAGGAGCTGAATTGCATAGGTACGTGCGTCTTCCTGATTATCGAAAATCTCTACTGACTGTACACCATCCTCCTCGAGCTGTGCCTTCAATTCCTCAGCACTCTCCTCTGAATACTCCTGTGCATCTACAATGATATGATCAAATGGCTGAACACCTACTACAAAGAGTGGCATGAAATCGCTGTAGTTACGAGTCTCAACGTTTCTGTCAAGCTCCTCTACTTCCATTTCATCGTCGTCCATAGTTACCTTTGCCTGGTCACCAGTTGTCTCATTAGTAACAACAACTGTATTATCCTCATCTGGCAACTTCTCAATCTTAAGATCACCTACCTTAGCTGTCTCCTCACTCTCAATAACCTCTGAGAAAAGACGCTCACAGTACTCTTGATCGCTGAAAATACGAAGAACTGCCTGATTGTCTGTGAATACTGAAAATTCCTTCTCGTCACAGTCACCGTCCATACAAGGGCCCTGCTTTGCAAGATCCTCAACAAGACGCTCATTACCAGCTTCAGGATTTAAACCGCCATCCTCTGCTTCTGGGTTAATGACGCCCCCATTTACGTGATTCTCTACTTTCTCATCTGGTGCACCAACCTGATTACCTGGGTGAACTCCATCTGCAGACGGGTGGACAAATTTTTCCAACTGACCATCCGGAACAGCGACGAGATCATAAGTATCAGCTTCGTCAGCAGCCTCCTGTGCTAAAGTAACCTCACCATTCTCTTTGTCAGTGATAGCAACATTACCATCACCTACATTTCTATACTCTACTTCCTCGGTATCAACAACACCATTCTCCTTAGCGGACTTGATATCGTTGTCTACCTGCTTAGCCAATTCCTCATCTGTATTTGAGAACATGACTTCCATAAATCTAGTCTTCTTCATTTATGTATTTTTTAATTATTTCTTAATCGTAACCTGACTGCCATCTAAGAAAATAACATCCCTAGAAATAAGCTGATCAATAATGTCCTCTGGTGCATCTGGGTATCTATTTCTTAAGATATCCATGAACTGCTTAATACCCATACTCTGATTAGCATATTCTAATTTCAAGTCTGGGATAATACTAGAATCGCTTACCCAATCTGAACAGCAATCCTCACTGAAATGTAATTCCCTTGGTGTAATGTCATGTGCCTTCTTAAGAATCATAATACCTTTCTCTGGCAACATTCTACGATCATCAAGTCTATCAATTAGGTCAGACTTAAACTCTCTATCACCACTAACTACATCCTCATCAAGATCAAGAACCTTAGTAACCTGAATAATCAACTTACTAAATAATCTCTCTTGTTCAAATGCGGTGGGACTAATTACTACATCATTATCAACAATACTAGCAAAGCCCTTCTCAAGCATATCATCTGCCTTATTACTGAAGGTCTTTTCGAAAATATCCTTAGTAACCGTCTTTCCACTAAACTCTTTCAGCTTAGTTTCAAACTCATTAAGACTGTCCTCATGTTTTTCTGTTTCTGGATTCAACTTCTCCTTGAACAGCTTTAAGTTAAATCTACGTCCACCACAATTAGGACAAAGGATCTGACTTACGTTCTCAGCAGTCTCCATCACATGACCACAATCTCTACATACTACCTGGCGGAGAGTCATACCACCTTCATTATATTCCTCACTGAACAACTTACGTCTCTGAGAAAATAACTTCATCCTAGCCATTACTCTTCTCCTCCTTCTTCTTCATTTTCTAGCTCTGCAGGTACTGGATTAGAACCGAATACCTCATCAATCATAGACTTGGCAAATTCAGTGTAAGCCTCTTGTATCTTCTTCAGACGCATTGGACTAACCTTACCTGTCTTGCTCATTTCCTGCATTGCTAACCTATATGGCATCTGTAATTTCTGTGCTGCTACTCTTACAGATTTACCGAGAGAGCTTGCACCAATTAACGTAGATACCTGTTTTCCTGATACTACTTCTGGTGTAATGTTCTTAAAAATATCAAGCACATCAGACATAAATAGAGACTTCATAATCTTAAGTGTCTCTGGGTCAATCTTCTCTAGACCACCTGACTGCCTTACTAGTTGTTTGTACTCTAAGAATAATCTCCTAAATCTCATACGGGGACTAAACTTCGCATATCTAACACGTTCCTTGAGAGTACTAATTGAAAATTCCTTCTGCTCTTCCTTGAAAACACCAGAATCACTAATTTCTACAGCTACATTACCAGAGCTGAACTGTTTTGCCTTAAGCGTAGTGAAGTGATTGCTAATTTTTGAACTCTTAGGTAGCTTAGTGTCTCCAAATACTGAAAGATCTGAAAACTCCTTAACAAATAGCTTAGTACTACCTTCACTAGTATCTGAAAATGTCTTTGTACTAGTGTCTGAATGATCTACTACTTCCACTACTGATGCATCCGCCCAACTTGGATTCATAGTTACATCAAAACCCTTCAGAGATACTAATTTCTTAAGTGTATCATGGGAGTTCTGATTATCCCAATAACCAAGAATTACCGCTGACACACCTGGTAATATTGAATTAGAGATCATACCCTTCAGACGTCTAATGTTCTGAATTGCTTGATCATCCATTCCTTCCTCTGATAGGATAGTAGCTGTACAATATACCCACTGATCACTATCCTCTATCCAGATACGATCAATATAGTGAGTAGGAGATGCAACACCAACTAACATAAGCTGGTCATCCTTACCTGCCGTCTTACTTGCAACACTTGGGTTATACTTGTTCTGTGCTGCCCAATTACGTACTAGGTGAGTGAGAGAACCTAACATTCTCTTCTTTGCAATATCCTCCTTGTACTTATCACTAGCTAAATACTCTTCAACCACACGGCGCGGAATTATACTAGAATCGCTTGCTGGTATACCGCCCACTGAAAATAATTTAACTTTAATCTGCATTATTATAATTTATTTAATTTTAATCTGAACCTCATGACCAATCTTCTGGAGAATTGGATGGAATTGATTTTATAATTGACATAAGAGACTTAATAATACCTGCACTGTCTGGCTCTATTAGTCCAAACATAGGCCCAACACCGCTCATTTTACACGTTAGATACTTATTTTGTCCCTTTACTTTTATTAAACAGAACTCTTGACTTAATGGATTATTCAATATTTCCCATTCAAATACTTCATCTGCTAATCCAACAGTACCGTCTCCTAAGATAGCTAAGTTTTGATTACCCTTCACAAATCTAGCACCATATGGATCACCTAATATACTTTCGAACATAATTGGAGAACTTGCATCATCGCCAAATTCTTCAATCAAACTATAACCATGTTCATCTTTTAGAAAAAACTCGCCGTTCTTAATATTCACTACTACCTTCTTAGTTGTCTCCTTGATAGTGTCCTTATTGTATGTGTATTCTGTGAAGGGTCGTTCTTGTGTTAATTTAGCAGGCTCTCCAACCAACTGTAATCTTTCCTCGCTAAATACTAAGACGCCTTCCTCGTTGCAGATATTATACACAACAGCAACTTTCTTTTCGTCTTCTTCTTTGCGAGGTGTATCAGGAGTTGGATTTTTCTTCCTGCTACACTTACACAGGTCTAGTCTGAGTAATTCTAAGTCCTTCCAAACGTACTCACCATTAAGACCATCAAGACCTATAATAGTTACTAGCTTACCTGTATCAATGTCAAGCCTAAAACGAACAGACTTAATTCGATACTCACTAGAACTATCAACACTGAACAATCCACTACTAATACTACTAGACTTAACCCTGACAATAGCACCAATTAAGTCATCATAGCCCCACACCCCTGCAGGACTAGTAAGGTGAATTCCATCTGTTCTAAATCTACTCATACTATAAATTTCTTTAGTTTTCCCAGCCTAATCGAATAGTAGAGTTCATATTACAAACTCACTGGGAAATAATCATTACTTACTAAGGCGCTCTTCTAACTCCCTGCGCTTCTTAAGTCGAGTGCGTGTATTCTTGTCTGAGCCTAAGTAACCACCAAGTGCACCAGTAGCAACGCCAAATAGACCGCTACCTACACTCCTACCGACACCAAGACCTAATGCAGCACCTGTGGCAGCACCTGCAATGGCACCAGTTTTTCTAGAGCCACGTAAGATCTCTGCATCAGACTTTCCTTCGTCGTCTAAGTCCTCAGCCTTTTTCTTACCAATGTATCCACCAACCATACCTGGAACGATAGCGCCTAATACTGCAGCTCTACCACGACCACGATGTGATTGAATATCCCCAAGACGAACAGCTCTTTTTTTTTCGCCGTCTGAGAAATATGAGATTCTTTTAATAATCATAACTTATTACTTGTTAGAGTCCATTTCCTTACGCTTCTTCAAGCGAGACTTAGTATTCATACTGCTAGCTAGTCTATTTAGGCCTACCATAGTGCCAGCTGTTGCCAAACCTGTGGCAACTCCAGCCGCAGTACCAGCATTCTTGTTTCTGAGTACTTTCTTTGCAAACTTATTCAGTCCTTCTTTCTTAAGATTCTCGTCTGCAAGTTTCTGAAGTTTTGCTAAGTTTCTCTTATTACTTAGTGAATCTTTTACTGATTTGCCCAAAGCTGTACCAACTATAGAACCTTCAATTGCACCTGATATTGTGCTCGCTTTCTTAGCCCTTCTTAGAATTTCCTCATCACTTGCACCCTCTTCATCTGCTTTATGTGCCGCACGTCTACCAAAGTAAGTACCTTGTGCTCCAAAAGTAGGATTCTTTACTTTAGATAGAGGTGTTCTCTCAACTCCACCGTCTGAGTAGAATCTAATTCTCTTTACGATCATATTATTTTATTTATTATTTTGTTTCGTTAGGCCTACTACTATTCTTAATTGTATCTAGTAGTTCCTGCCTCTGCCTTTCTTCCTCTTACCTAGTAGAATTCTAAGTGGTCTTGTGATGCTTGTTATTCTAGACCTAGCTTTTCTACTAGCTTCGTTAACAATAGGTATCTCCTCAATCTTTTCATCCACCTGCTCGATTGGATCTACTGCACCAACTATAACACTACTATAATCAATACCGCTAATTGGTACGTAGCCTGAAAAATTCTTCCTCCTTCGTATGATCATAGCCTAGTTAAGTTTTATTCAGTTTCTTTGAGAGGATTATACCTATCTTGATTTTCTAGCGCGTCTTCTTGATTTTCGACCTTACTAGTAAACCTTTTCTCTTTTAATTCATCCATGTGTCTTACTTTTTAGGCATTGATACAGGAGGTGCAGTTTTCGCTTTATTTTTATAGAGACTTGTATTATCTGGCTTCTGGTTTGTGTTTTCCTGCTGCCTAATTCTAATACGGTCTTTATTATCTGAGATTTCTTTTTCATTCTCAGACCTTTGTAATTGCGTAAGCTGCCTATTCTTCTGCATCTGTTCTTTAATACGCATCTGTTGTCTTTGATGATTCATTTGGAGTTGTTGTCTCTGTAGTCTCATCCTTTCAATCTGCATATCTCTGGCTGACACTTCTTGACTCTTTGCTTCTGCCCCTTGCTCTGGTAATTCTTGACCTGTTTTATTTTTATCTGGGTCAACAATATCACCTGGTTCTGGAGCTGCATAGTACTTACTCCTTAGTAGAATCATCTTTCCCTGACTTTTTCTGATTATATAGTGCAGCGCCAAGTGTAAGTGCTCCTGCTACCGCCGCCAAGCTACCTGTCTTCTTTGCACTACCTACTTGCTTATCAGTCGGCAATCTTTCTAGGTATCTCTTAATGGACTTATCACTAAGTTTTGGGTGAAGCTTCTTTATTTCCTCAACTGTCATCTTACCGTACTTTTTCTTAGCACCGCCGATTAAAGTAGCAAGTCCAGCAGTAGTGCCACCCATACCCATTAAACTAATACCTGCCGCCTTAGCAAGTTTTGTTTTCTTCTTGTTCTCTTCTTCCTTCTTAGCTACATCACTTTCGTCAGTAGCAGAATATTGTTTTCTTAGTATTATCATGTTCCTTCTTCCGTTGGTGTTTCTAAGATACTTGGATCCATACCTTGCTGTTCCAACATATTAGATAGCTTTGCCTGTGAATATGCTGTGTACTTATTGATTGTATCTTCTGTTATGAGAGGCTCAGTATTTGGGTCAATGTCCTTAATGAGTCCCTGTATATAACTGAGATAAGCCTTTGTATCAATAAGAGGTGCTGATCCTTCTAATGTTTGGAGTGCGTTAGTGACAATACCTGTAATACCATTCACAAGTCCACCAATACTTTCACTCTGGTTTATTTGATTATTATACTCAACACTAGTCTTTTCACTAATATGAAGCTGAATTCTACTTGGGTCAATTTCCTCATGATATACAGTTTCATATATTTTAGCAGCTAATCTAGTAACTGATTCTTTAATACCTGTCATAAAACCAGTCACCCTACTATTAGCTCTCTCACTCTGTTGTAAGATCTGCCACTTACTACCACTCGTACTATCCAAGATTGTTGCTGGGATACCGATAGGACTAAGTACATTACTCCTACAGTTATCGAGATTCTGCATAAGATCTAGTAGTTTATCACTGAGCTTATCTAGTGGCAACATACTATTCTTATTACCAATTGTTGAGTTATAGTCTGGTACAAACTTAGCTGATTGACTGAGTGTATTTTCTAAGAAAGATACTGCATCAAATTGACTTGTTAAGAATGATGCTAGTTCATTTGTATTATTAGCCAGCTTAGTAGTTCTTGCACAAATCTCATTAGCAGTCTCAAGTGGTGTCTGCTTATCAAATTGTAACAAGAAAATCTGAATGCTTGATATATCCCTTAGTGAAATAAGTGATACTAGGAGCTCTTTGATAACCAGTTCTTTCACCTTTAAGATAGATGAATAGAATAACGGCTCCCCTGCTAAGTATGAACAAGTCTTAAGTACCTTTTCTATATTATCTTTTCCGCTTGTCTTACCAAAACTAGGCTTGACAGTGTGATTTTTATTTTCCCAAGATTCATCAAGGTCATTTTCAAGGCGTAAGTTGATAGAGCCTAACATAAATGCACTATCTGATGGAATCTCATAGAGCTTATTGTCTGAACCCCTAGTAATATAAGAGTCCACTGTATCACCTGTCCTATTTTTCTTTTTCTTGAGTACTACACTAACTGGATCATTAATCTCCTCAAATCTAAACTTAAGGTGACCAAGTTCATCCTTAGTATTCATCAACATACTAGTATAGGACCCATGAAATACAACATCCTTAACGTGACTCCTTATGTAATCGTAGATCTTTAAGTCATTGATTAGTATTTCATTTATCTTTTCAGTCTTAAACTCATCTGCTGCCTCATTGTTTTCATCCATAATAGTGACAGCATTTCTACCCTCACCTAAGAAGTTAATTATGTAGTCAGCAAAAAAGTTAGTAGCTAATTTTACAACATCTAATAACTGATAACTCTTGAGCTCGTCTGATCTTTCGTAGTAACCAGACATTAAATTACTAGGTGATGCATTTCCAAGGAGAGGTGATTTTCTCTGACTACCACCAAACCTTCCACCACCAGTTGATCCAATTTTACTATAACCAGAACCACTATTGAAAATGTTAGACCTCAATGGAACTCTTGATGAACCAACTGAGAAACTACCAAACATCTTCTCGAAAAAGTTTTCGTGTTTCTTCATACTTTAATTAATCTTTTATTTTCGTTCCCAGGGCCTAATCGAATAGTAGATAACATAAATTATCACCCTGGAATATAGTAAGACACTTTATTGCTGTGCCTGTTGACTTGCCTTATTGCGATCATATAGTTTCTTAGCACCATACGCAAGACCTGCCGCTCCCGCTACACCAAGACCTACATAACCAGCCTTCTTGAGATTCTGACCCATAAGTTTCTTGGCACGAAGCTTTTCAGCCTTATCAGCATGTCTACTATATGAAGATGCAACCTTCTCTGGAGATCTTAATTCAGTCTTAAACCTCTCTTTGAATTGGTTTGTCTTACTCTTAGTTTTTGCGGCACTCAACGCAGTTTGCTTATCCGCAGTTGCAAGAAGACTACCCCTTTCGTTAATCTTATTTCTTTTCTCGTTTAGCTCCTTAGCAAGCATATTTCTATACTCTCTTTGGTTTGCCTTACTTATTTCATCGAGACCTGCATAATCCCGGCCAGCGAAATATTTATTTCTTAATAGTATCATCTTTCTTCTTATCTTTATATATTATAGATCCTATACCTTTACCGACGTACCTAGAACCTTCACCTAGTGCAATACTTTTTACTGCTGTTTTACCTGCATAAGTTCCCCAGGCTGCGCCAAGACGTTTTCTACTCTCCTTCATTAACTCCTTACTAGCTCCAAGTTTCTTCATATTCTTGAGACCATTTAAACTTGCTTTTCCTTCTGCAATTAATATAGGTGCTGCAAGAGCTGCTGGTACTGCGGCTGCCTTAACTTTATTCCAAGTTGACTCTTTTTTACCTTCTGACTTAAGCTTTTCAGATTCTAATCCAGATTGAAAACCATTTGCTGCAATAGCTACTCGACCTAATTTATTTGTAGTTGGGGATGAAATGGGCATTAGTTTATGTGCAACTTTACCAACAATAGATTTAGACCTACCAGATCTTAGATAGTTAGAGTGGCCAAGTTCATGCGCCAATGCGTCCACCCCTCCATTATTACCTAGTATGACTGTATCTTTTCCTAAGTTCTTAAAAACCTTAGTATTTCCACCTACTTTTCTCTTAATTCTACTCTCTAACTTTTCTGCAGCCTTCTCAAACCTTTTATTACCTGTAGACCTAGCCTTTTTTCTTAGACCTGCTATTAAATCTCTAGCCATCTTACCAGAGTTACCTCCAGTATAGGCTGAGTTATTAAAATTAAAATCGTCTATAATCTTAGGTCCTCCACCCTTTTTAGCTTGGTCTAATAGTTTCTTTTTAATTGAATCAGCATCTTTAGCTTTCAATGAAGAATTTTTTAGATAATTATTACCCTCTTCTGAAATTAAATTTCCTACACTACCAAAGCTTGAGGCAATACCTACACCAACACCAATAAGGCCAGTATTTTTAGCAGCAGTATGATCCTTCTTGCCTTCTTCTGCAAAATATTTAATTCTTGGTATTATCATTTTCACCTGGTATGTTGTATAGGTTACTTGCGTCGATCATTACTGGATCTTCTTGCTTCCTCCTAGACTTTATCAATTTTCTAGCAGCTAGTGCCATTCCAGTACCAACCGCTCCTATTGCAAGTGCCCTATTACTATTCTTTCTTTTCATCACAGCCTTTGACCTCTCTACTGCACCACTAACTCTCCTACTTAAGTCTGCTCTCCTCGCATTCATAAAGTTAGATATGCTCTTTTCTGTCTCAGCTAGTTTCTGATTTTCTGCTCTTAGGTCCTTTGCGAACTCTCTTCTAATCTTCCCCGCACCGAATGGACCTTTACCTGATATATCTCTTCGTGCCTTATCTTTCAATGCAGTCCCAGCAATATTTCTGCGTAGTCTTGCATCCCTTACTAGTTTTTCAGACTCGGCATTTATTAAGTTGGTTCCTTTTTCTAGGTGCTTCTGTGCTTGGTTGTCAATTTTCTTAGTACCAAGTTTATTTGCTACCCTATTATAACCAACCGCTGCACCAATAGAACCAACTACTCCACCTGCACCTACTAAGTTTGCAGATCTATTCTTCTTAGTCTGCTCTTCATAGGATTCAGCGAAATACTTAATCCTTGGTATTATCATCTTTCTTGTTCTTATATATTAAGCTACCAATGCCTTTACCTGCAAGTCTAGAACCTTCGCCTAATGCAATACTCTTTACTGCTGCTTGACCTGCATAAGTTCCCCAGGCAGCACCAAGACGCTTCCTACTTTCCTTAATTAGCTCTTTACTAGCACCCAGTTTCTTCATGTTCTTAAGACCATTAAGACTTGCTTTTCCCTCCGCTACTAATAGTGGGGCTGCAAGAGCTGCTGGTACTGCGGCTGCTCTAACTTTATTCCAAGTTGACTCTTTCTTACCCTCCGATTTTAACTTTGCAGATTTCATACCAGAGTGGAAACCATTTGCTGCAATACCAAGATGACCGATAGGAGATACAGTGGCAATAGATGATGCCTGGTACCCCTTATGTGCAGCCTTACCAATAATAGACTTAGATCTACCTGATCTTAGATAATTAGAATGGCCTATTTCATGAGCTAGTACGTCTGCATCATTGTGCTTGCCCATTACAATAGAATCTTTTCCTAGGTTGTCAACTACCTTACTTCCATAGATTCCCTCTACTGCATCTTTGATTCTATCTGCAGCCTTTTTATAGTTCTTGTTGCCAGATGATCTTGACTTTTTCTTCAAGTATGCAATAGCGTTCCTAACTCTTTTACCAGCGCCTGTTCCTACGTAAGCTGAGTTCTGAAAGTTGGGGTCTTCGATAATCTTAGGACCTCCATTTTTCTTAACCTGATCTACTAGTTTCTTTCCAATTGAACCAGCGTCTTTTGCTTTCAATTCGGATTTTTCTAGGTAATCTCCGCCTCTCTTTGTAATTACATCACCTAAGAGACCGCCACCAACTGCAATTCCAGCACCTCCTGCGATCTTGGCAGCGCTTTTAGCAGTTGTGTAATCTTTCTTCTTCTTTTCTTCTTTTTTATCTGCGAAGTATTTAGTCCTCTGTATTATCATAGTATTAAAATATATCTTCTAGCATATTCTGTAACTGTATGCTACTGTCTTCCATAGCATTTCTTGTCATCTGCTCAACTATTCTAAGCTGTTTATTTGCAGAGCTACCACCATCTTCTAGGTATTGTGAGTATTTCTTATAGCATGCCCAGATAGAACCAACACAAGCGTCAGCAATATCCTTAGAGCCGTCTAATTTACCAGTCTTTCCTTTATGGTCATATTCAAAACAGTTAGATTCCTCTGGATGATCTATTTTAACGTGACCACCATTCTTACCGCCTGTTACGACCCTAAGCTCTAGGCACTCACGTAACATTCTCTCATTATATACCATCTTAACTCTCCCAGATAAGACAATATTTTTGAACATAAAGTAAGGTTCTGTTGTTCTATCTACTGACAACTCTTCATAAGGAATACCAACACGCTCACAAGATTGAAATAAACCAGCACTAGCAAAAGAGTCAGCACTAACATTTACATTATAATCGACATTTAATCTCTGTATAAACTGGAATATATGATCAAGTGAGGTAGATTGCCCCTTCTTCCTACTAAGTCCAAATAATAGTGGCACTTTAAACGTAGGGTAAGGAGTAGTATCAAATCCATCTGTATCAGTTATCTCACCGTCGAAATAAGAGACCGATATACCACACACGTCATTCCTAAGTCCAATATCTAAGTGTATAAATAATGTTGTATGTCTAGGTATCTTAGTAAGCATAGGTGAGACTCTGTCATAGATTGTATCATCTAAGTTAAAGAAATCTATGTCATCAATTACATCATCACCTAGGTTAGTAATACTTGAACACTCAATAAGCTTAGATATGTTACCTTGGAAAAATAACTCCTTACTAGTATAACCAAATCCTGCTAGGTCTTGTAATGACTTAATTGGATCTAAGATAAAATTTCGCTTAACCTGTATTGGACATTCTATGATTCTATCCGCATCTAGTTTACTTCTATCTGTTGTTTCTTCTAGTATAAAAGGTGTATGTACAGAATCTCCTCTATAAAATTCAAACGTCTTACCTTCACTCTCCTTATATAGTTCAGGTCTTGCTACCCAATGTGAATATTTAGCAAGGTAGAGTTCATCCTCTGGTACAGTCTCTTCGAATTTATCTGCCACTGAGTGATCCGCATCCTTAGCACTACTATCAATAATGAGATGTCCAAAATTATGTCTCTTACTAACGAAACGGGACTGAAAACGGATTAGGACTTCACCTAGTTTACTCATTGCATCTTGTGGTCTCCAGAATCCAATCTCAGAAAGCACAGTAAATACAAGCTGAGTACCTAAGACTGCATTCGATTTAGGACCAGATGAAATAAGTCGAATCTGCGGCTTATTGTACTGATTCTTAAAATATGGACTCACCGAAAAGACATTCCTAAAATAAGTAACAAAATCTTTATACGCAGTTTCCTCACTAGCATGGAAGAAACCAAATGCAATCTTAACACCACCTGCTAGACCAAGACTAAGATTCATATTAGTACAACAGTCAAGGCGATGATACATATAAAGTCCCATCAATTTAGACATAGTTGACTTACCAGAACCAATACAACCACCAAATGATACATAAGGCGTTTTAGTGTTGATAGGTGTTGGATAAATCTCAGAACCAGCCTTTTTCCAGATATCGAATATAGACCTACCGTGATTTGTTACTTCTGGGTTGCCTAAGAAATAATCATCATGTACAAATTGATCAAAAGATACCGGTACATGATTCATACCTAATAACTTGGAACCTACTATTATCTTCTCATCCCTGCTAAGCTTTGAATACTGTAGCTCAATGTCAGAAGGTAACGCTAAGTCCCCAATTGAAGATGTAGGGTCGGATTGTACTATAAATTTTTGTCCGTCCATAATCTTTCATTTTAAATTTATTGCTCCCTTAACCTCATCGAAGAGTAAGATTCTTGTTTCAAATCTATTAAGGGAAGGAAGTATTAATTAATCTTTATTATCAGACTCGTTATTCTTCTTATACTTATCATAGAGCTTCTTACCGCCATATGCTAATCCAGCTGCACCAGCCACACCAAGACCAGCGTAACCAGCCTTCTTAAGATTGCTCATAGGTTTCTTCTTAAATACCTCTGCAGGTGAACCAGCTAGGTTGGCCAAGTTTTCCATTGTCTCACCTAACCTAATACTATCTAAGGCCTTTGTCCTCTTAAGATTTGCTATCTTCTTTGCCCTACTAGCATTATACTTAAGATTCTCTTCTAGTTCTTTATTGATCTGATTTCTTTGCTTCTTTAATTCCTGTGCTACTCTGTTTCTCTTATAATTTTTCTTAAACGTTTCGATGAAATTAAGTCCCTCATAATCAGCTCTAGCGAACTCCTTCTGCTGCTCTTTTTTTTTTGTCAGCTAGTTTCTTAGCACCAACCGCTAGGCCTGCTGCAAGTGCGGTACCAGCAGCAACGCCACCACCGATCTTAACACCCTTCTCATGCTTTGCGTAGAATTCAGCTGCATTCTTACCAACCTTAGAGTTCTTAATATTCTCCTTGGCACGATTCAGCATATCACGCAACTTACTTGCCTTCTCCTTAGTTACCTTTGGTGTTTCCATCGGCAAGTTTTTAGGCTCTGTTTCGTATACAGTTCTTGCAAATTCCTTCTGTTCTTTCATATCTTTATTTTTGTTTTTATCGTATAATTTCTTAGCTCCGTATATCAATCCAGCTGCAAGTGCTGTTCCTGCTGCTACCTTTCCTGCTTTCTTGAGATCCTTACCTAATGCCTTCTTAGCTCTAAGTTTTTCTGCTAGTTCCTCATGCTTCCTTATAGAATCTTTGACGTCGAATTGTCTGTCAATTGACTTCATACTCTCATCAAATCTCTTCCGCCTTGCATTATCACGTGTATCGAGTATGTTCCAAGCTCTTCTTATTTTTGCGGTATTTTTAGCATGCTTCTTAGCTCTTTCATACTCTCCTTGTAACCCTTCTATCCCCTTTAGGCCATCTAGTTCACCCTCGAGCATAGAATTAATGGTATTTCTTTTCTGATTCAGCTCTTTCGCCAGACCATCTCTATATTCCTTTAGTCTCTTCTTACCTACGAAATCTAGATCCTTATAATCATCCCTGGTAAACTCTTTCTGCTTCATTACTACTTTATTGTTTCTTTATTCAAGAGCTTCATGAAATTATCTATTGCCTCTTTTGACTGATCTGATTGTAAGTCTAATCCATTACCTTCTTGTGCAATTTTCTGAAGCTCTAAGTTAGCTCCCTCTATCTTGATGTCTGACTTAAGTTCCTCTAGCTGATTTATATATCCCATTAAGTGATCTACTATTAGGAAGATATCAGCAGTTGTTAAGTCTTGTCCAAACATTCTAGCTGGGTCTGTGATATACTCAATTGCAATAGCCAGTTTCTGAATTAAATGCATTATCAAGATTGGCTTAATGCTTGAGTAGATTTCTGACAGATATAATTCAAGTACTCTCCTACTCTTTGGATCACTAACATTTACTAGTGTCTGTGTTAGGGAGTCAAAATTTATCTGCAGGTCTGTTCCATATTCTTTGTTATACTGCGTGAATACATTGTTAAGTGCTAGTGACATTTCTTTTGCCTTCGCCTCTTTTTCATTCTTGGCGAGAGCACTAGCATCAAGTATTAAGTTCTTCGCAGTCTTAGGAAGGCTTGGGGCACCTGATATAATACTTTTGAGATCCTGACTTACATCACCACCTTCAGAATCCTCATCAAGTAGTTCATAATCATCACTCCCTGTACTACTTCCTCTTTCCTTATCAATAATCGCCTTCTTAAATTCTGGATCACTGAACGGATTGATTGGATTAAAATTTCCTCCCATAACCTTTTCCTTTATTATATAACCTACTTTCCAGGTGTAGCTTGAGTTGCTGAGGAGGGATCATAGGACCTTAATTCACTAGCGTCGTTTTCTGCTGTTGAATCTGCTAAGGCCTTAAATTCCTCGTCACTCACCGCATAGGTTTTATTTCTTACTATTATCATCAGTCTTTACAGTTCTTCTACCAATTACCTTACCTACCTGCCTTGCTCCATACCCTGCAAGAACTGGTGTAACTAGGCCGGCTGCATAAGTTCCCCATGCCGCGCCTAGGTTCTTTAGAGCTGCTTTTCTATAGGCTTTATTTGCACCTACCTTCTTTAGTAGTTTCATGCCTTGACGGGATGCCTCAAATTCAGATACTAATTCTGGAGTCTTATAGGCAATTGGTGCGGCTACTGAACCTATTTTAGTTAGGACATTCTCCTTCTTACCTTTCTTTTCATCACGTCCAGCCTTTATGCCACTAAGTAGGCCACCGGTTACACCAAGACCTAATACCGTATTATTGGAGACTTTATTATAATTAGAGTTGGTCTTATCTGCCACTTTCTGAGTAACATGTTTTAACTTGTGATTTAGTTTGTGCGCTAATTTTCCAACCCTACTACCATCTCTACCGTGAAAGTGCATTGAGTGTCCAAGTTCATGTGCCATACTTGCACCAGCATCTATTTTACCACTATCAATCTGTATGAAATCCTTTGAATTAAGTACAGACTTAGCGCCCTTAATAGCACCTTTAATACTTCTTCTCTCACCTTCAAGACCGGTCCCCTTCAGATTATCAATTCCAGTAGAGTCTTTCCAATACCTAAGATCTTTATATCTATCTTTCTGTTCTTTAATGAACTTTTTTGCACCGTCTAGGTTCTTTTGACCCATCTTACTACTGTGGAAAAAATTATCCCCTTCCTGGTCAAATACATGAGTTTTTTGATTCTTTGCGATATCTCTTAGCTTCTTAACAACCTTAAAGTCTTCTTCTTCAACATCCTTAAAAGGTAGTCTGCTCTTTTGATATACTTTATTCATGTAGTTTATAGGGTGAAGGTTCTCACTACCAAGCGCATATCCAGCCCCTACTGCACCTACCGCAAGACTGACTTTATTTTTATCTTCCTTTTTCATGATATACTCTTTATTTACTGTATGCAACAATCCAATACTTAGAAGGAGTGTGTTATCCAGGTTTCATCTTACATCCTGGCACTCCCACATAAGCTCGGAAAACATCTTACTGTGAACTAGTTACTGTTATTCACTAGAGGTAATAAGGCATGTTAGTTGCCCCATTAAATAATTTTTCACAGTTCCTAGCATGTACGTTAATATACCAGATGATTGGTTTTGCTAAGTAACGCACTACTAGTTTTACTTTCTTTACTGTTGCATTCATAAGTTCCTATAGCCTCATCGAAGAGTAGAACCTGCCGCTGCTATTCACTATAGGAATTAAAAATTATGGAAAACAAATTAACTTTTCTTACTTACTGTATACACCATCAAAACGATACTTCCAGAAATTCTTCTTAATCTTGATAACTGTTACACCATGCAAGGTAGTTGAATCATCCTTGACAACATTATATCTAGCCACCTGACAATCGAAATACTTACCAGTTGAATCCTGACGTACCTCAACATCACTCAGCGTAAGTCCATTAATGCTATCCTTACAGTTCTCCTTAATTGCGCTGATCACTGCATTATAGTCTGTCTTATTGCTTAACTTCATAGGAGCTGCCCAGAAGAAAATAGCACTAACCAACAAACAAACACCAATAAAAGTGCCCATTGCAATAATAGGGTTCTTGAATGTCAAACCCTGCTTTAAACTTTGTAAAAATTCTTTCATGACTTTTATTTTTATTACGTTGTTTATTCCTCTACTATACAAAATAATAGATCGAAAGAGGCCAATATAGCTTGCTGAGAAACCATATTATGTACCCACCTAAATATTTTATTCACCAACAAGTTTAAACTATACTGGACGCTCCCTCTGAAAATCTATATAAAGTATAAAGTCAATTACAAAAAGAAAGACAGCATTAATAACTCACCAAGCTTATCAATCTGTCTCAATCACCAAGTAAAAAATACTCAGCTCTTTCTACATATAAGGGAACTACTAAAAATCGGGGTGAAAATTGGGGGGAAATTTGTGGCAGGTACTATAATATTGGCCCATTTCTAATATTAAATCCCCCTGCCATCACCCAACCCCGCTAAAATCACCCCGGAAATGCCTTAATTATGTAGTATTAAGCAGTGATATTATGTATTGTATTGAAAAACTTATTATGGAGGCGAGAAAGAATAATAGTAAGCTCGATCTCAGTGTGTATCAAAGAATCAAGGCAGAGCAGGATAAGTATGTACATTCTGTTGGACAAGTTGATGAAGTAGGACAGGCGAAGATCTTACAGAAGCTCTACAAGGATTACACAGTGTCAATCAGCGAGTATAAAAAAGCTGGGAGACAAGACTTAGTAGAAGCAGAAATTGCAGAGCTTGAGGTACTTGAAAAATTAATGCCACCTAAGATGAATGAGGAGGACATTAGGAAGATAATAGAAACCGCCTGTGATAAGCTTGGGAGGAAAGTAACCCTTGCTGATACTAAGACATTACTAGCAGAATTACAGAAGGACTACCCAGGGATAACAGGAAAGCAGGTAGTGGATGTAATTAAGGCGAGGTAAGCAAAAAAAGATTAGGATAGACTCTTATGTTCTATCCTTTTCTTTTCATTATTTTTCTACTCAACTACTAGCTCCTTGACAAAAGAACTGACGTAGTAATTCTCAATACACCTACTATTTCTCCTAAGGTATATTCTAATTAAGTCTGGTATGTAGTCGTCAAAATTATCCTCTGTTATGCTGGAGAAGATTTCATCCTCACTCATTCTCATTACATATCTTCTCTTTGCATCCTTACTACCATACTTGCCTAGATATAATTCATACAACTTATCTAGTGGCATCTTAGTAAGGTCTGGTTTCTGTATTACACCTTCTGCACTTCTTACTTGTGAAACGCAGAGTGATCTAATCTTATCAAATTCACTAGAAAATAACCTATCTACCCTGTCTGATAACCTTACATACTTGACTGCATCTTCCTCTTTCTGAAATAACTTAATAAGGTCGGTTGATTTTGACCTCTCTGTGTAGACTGCAAATACCTTCATACCTCTTTAGAATAATTTAATTTGTTCAATCCTAGCACCACGATACCTCGACTTACTAGCGATGATATAATCTCTCATCTTCTCTGGATCCCTTGCATTCTTAATCGCATACTCAAAGGGTCCTGTTTCTTCTAGCTGATCTAACCTTTCTTGATCTTCTCTTACCTCTTCTTCATACTTACTACATAGGTCTTCTCGCCATGAAAAATTCTTATCAATACTTGAATACTTCTGATATACTTCATTGATTCTATCCTCAATCTCATTATACACTGGATCCTCTTCATAGTACTTATTGGTCAAGTCATAGTATTCATAAGTCAGTTCAGTATCATCAAGTAGGGCCTTATTATACCTACTCTCTAATCTCCTCACTAACTCCTCGGCATCCTCTTTTCTTTCATACACTCTTCTAATATCATCATCCACACCATCATCAAAATCTGGCGTGTAAATATAGAGCGCGAATAATATCCTTTTCATACTCTACTAATATTTTTAATTACACCCATGCGCTCAATTCCAACACGCAATAACATATTTTTCTTTCTTTCTCTCATAGTTAATAAATAATTGATTCACACTATTAAGGTTTCTAAGGGAAAATAAAAAAGAGAGCAAGGCAGTTTCACAACTACCCTACTCCGGAAAAATGTTAATAAATCGTTAAAAACTTATCTATGCAAAAATTGAAATACTTCCTTGTTCTAATGTTTTCTTCATATCTATTACTCTCTGATTCTCACTTCCCACCCAAGGCTTAAGAGGTGATTTCTTTGACTCAATAAATCTACCATCACAAAGAACATCAATGTAACCTAAGATCTCAAGTTTCTCATCACCCTCTGCTTGTATTTGTTCGAGTGTATAACCAGTATAGAGCCAGATTGTTTTGTCAGGGAGATCTTTTTTTAATCTCACTACCAAATCTAGTACCCCCTTCTTATTCCAGACTGACATAGGATCACCACCACTCAACGTAACACCACTAACATAAGGCTTTCTCAGATTACCAAGTAGTTCCTGATAATCCTCTTCCTCAAATTCATGCGCTTGGTCTACATCTGGGTCCCATGTAAATTGATTGAAACAGCCTGGACAATGATGAGTACAACCCGAGAAGAATAATACCTCTCGTAATCCAGTTCCATTTAGTAAGTCGTTATGATATGTTTCTATTATTTTCATCAAACCTCCAACTTTACATATTTACTCTATCTCCAATTTCTTTCATCTTACCCTCATTAAATCTGACATCACCTGTTCTAGTTCTGGTAAAGGAGAGATAACCGTTCCCTAACTTCCTCTAAATCAGCGCTTTATATTTTTCAATATAATTTAGACTATATAATTTTCCACTTACTATAGTCGTTGAATCAGTTTTTACCTAACTGACTGCTGGTTTAGTAAGATTCCTCCTACTAGTTCCAGCAATTAAAAGTGTTTTCTATGATCAACCTAAGTCAATCAAAGGCACAAACGATCTTATGCGTCTTACTTTCACTATATCAGAACTACCACAAACAGGGCACTTACATTCATCAGTGCTATCGTTGCCAATAAAATGATGACCACAACTTACACAATAATCTGCCTGATGATTTACACCTAAGTAGAGACCCTTAGACATACCATACAGGATCAAAGACTTAATTCCCTCTGTATTATCTAAGGAGTTAATCTTAATGTGTGAAATCTTGCCACCATTTGAGTAATTCCAGAACTTAGACTCAGCATCCATCTTATCAATAGGGCCAATGTCTTCTCTAACATTTAAGTGGAAACTATTTGTCAAGTATCCACCCTTAGTAATTATACCATTCTTCTCACCGTACTTGTTAATGAATTTCTCGTTAAACAATGGGAGAAGAGATTCACCTGGCGTCGTGACACTACTAATATTTCTACTAGTACCGGATCATATCTTAACTTACTGCTAATAAGTTCTATCCACTTCGGAAACGTACTAATCTCGTTTCCTACTCTACTCAGTTACTCTCAATAAATAAGCTATAATATTTATTGATACCTTTTCGATGATCTCTACACGCTAGTTAGTATTAAACTAGGCACGGGATTAGCATATTACATAGTAACTTAGCCTTCCCCGTTAGCATTACTTAATTCTCGTAACACACCCTTTAGTAGGTTTGATAGTTTTAATACGGCACGCACTTTTACCGTATACTGCAAATAATATTCCTGTCTTCTTCTTATACTCTTCTGCCTTCTTAGATATATGTTCTAGTGTCTTCAACGCAAAGCCACTTTCGTCGTCATGATGTGATTTACCTGTTGCAAGCATAGATAATTCATGAAGACCGCCATAACCAAATGATACTGTTGAATACTTAAGAACTGGCTCAATCTTTTCGTCTGGCTTCAAATTACCGCCATCGAAACCACCCTCACAGAATACAAGAGGACTACTAGATGCTCGAAGATTTGATAGGTATTTATAAGTCCTAACATTTATATTCTTTGCCATATCTAGATAGAAGTCAAGTGTTTCTATCCAGTCTTTTCCTTCCTCTACTGATTTCTCATAGATCATTGGAAGGTTTAATGATATTACTCCGAGATTACACCTATATATCATCATCTCATCGTTATCATCTTGAGGCGTTGGTGTTCCTGAATTCTTAAAACATGGACTCAAGAACGCTCTACACATTTATTCCCTAGTTACCTAAGGCACTGACTATATCATCTATTACAAACATTCTCTGTAATAGTCTTCCGCTTCGATCTAGTTCTCATCCCTAGACCTACTCCCCTACACTCATCAGGGATAGTCGATACACTTTCTAAATTAACTTAGCTTAGCACGGTCTCATCCTATATAACAGGACCTAACCGTTAGCAAGATTTTACTCTTACACCCGCGAGAAACGGTTCAAAAGATTTTAAATGGGCTGTAGACTCTTGCTTACCCATTGGACTTACAATTTTTCCCCACTTATGATATACATTACCTACATAGTTCGGAGTTTCACCATCCGCTGTTTGATCAAGGCTTAAGTAGTCTGGATATTGGGCGATCTTAGTACATTCAATCGCTTCATCAAACAACCACTCTAGCTCTTTACCCTTACCGTGCAGGTCTGAATCAAAGAGGAATATAAGTTTTGGAAATACAACAGGAACTTTACTCCCCGGCTTTCCTTGACCACCTTTTCTAACTTTCAAGATAGTCGATGCAATCAAGCTTCCCCACTTAGACTTATCATGTCCAAAGGAGAAGGATAAGACAATAATTCTAATACTTTCATACTAGTTTAGACTATATCATTAACCTTAACTAAAAAGGTTAGACAGCACTTCGAAGTCAAGAATTTCACCTGACCCCTACTTCCTCACGGAATAGTCGTTACACCTTCTATGAATAATTATCATAGCTTGGCACGGTATTACCAGCTATCCTTTATATCAGGACCTTAGGCTTTCTTAGAGAGCTTATTAATCACTCTTACCGTTAGCAAGTTTACTACTCACACCCTACATTTATAGGTTCACTGTCTTTTTCACTTAAGTATTACTACCTAAGGCCGCCCTATTTTATCTTGTTTGACGGAAAATCACCGCGACAGCTTGCAACAGAACCGCTACTCATTTCAATCTGCTGGAAACCTGTCTCGGCCTCTCTTACTACTCTACCGATTGCATATTTCTCTTGTTTTTCTGGATCTACTGTACAACCCGCATCTTCCATTAACTCCTTATACTGGTTTAGGTAAAAATCGTACGACTTCTGAGCATAAGGGGCAAGTACTGTATCTATCTCAGGGGCTGTTAATCCACCATACTGATTACCTGCTATCACACTAAGTACATCAGCTGTGACAGAAATTGCTGCCTGAAGTGATTGTGGTTCGTTGTATTCAGTATTAGACAACATAAAACCATCCTTTAGTATCTTACCTAGGTTAAATAAAGAGCAGTTGCCTGTCGGTATACCACCTTCTAGTACAAAAGAATGATCATCTTCCACTTCAAGGCACCATACTGTTTCTTTTGTACCATCTGGAGTAATTGACTTAACCTCCCATGCTACTTTATCCCCAGTCTCTTCGAACTTAAAAAACTCTGGACAACTTGTATGTACTAGCTTTGGAATTTCTAACAACAAGTCACCAACCTTCAGATCAGTAGTTATTGTGTTATCTAATAAAATCCATCTATGATTATCAGTACACCAAACAGCTTTTTCTTCTCCTTTAGTATTAGAGAAAATAACCTTCCTTAATTCCTTTTCACCATAACTCCTAACAACTGCTTTCTTCCAATTACCATAAGGAGTTAGAACAGTTATCTCATCACCATCTGAAAAATCAAGAAAAGACTTAATGCCTGTACTCGTAACAAACTGAGTATCAACGCTTAAGCAGTTAAAAGTGTCAAGTCTAGCTGATTGGTCATGTGCATAGATATAACCATCAGACAGTGCTTCCCTTTCCATTTCATTTAGGAAGACTCGCCTGTATCTTTCCTTCTGTTGTTCTCCATATATCAGGCTCCTTTTCGTTGATACAAGGGAGCTATCACAATTTGCATTTGACTTATCTGCTTTGTATGATAGCTCTAGGGTCTTTGCATCAACAGCCTCCATTATTTTCTGGGCATCGATTTTATAATTTCTATACTGCCTATAAGATTCAGCCACCTTATTAAATCCACACTCATCCAGAGACACTTCAACTAGCTTATGTAGTTTTCTTACTGTTACCTCTGGTTCCTCAATTCTGCTCACTACTGCATCACTTACCTTCTTGCAGTCCTTATCAGTCATGTCAAATAATACTCTATCTGCACTTTTTCTGATAGCGGCATGAATCTTCTTAGGGTCGAATGCTTCAGTAAATCCGGCTCTCTTCTTCTTGACAATAATCTTTTCGACTTCCATCATTAGTTTTTCCTTCTTTATTATTATAGATTTTCATACTGAGACTCATCACTGAATCTCTTGTCATTTTCAGTCAACATGTTCCATAAATTTTTGACCAAGTACTTTCTCTATGTAGTCCTTGGCGTTTCCTATTTTTACTACACTGTCAATCTTATTATACTCCTCTGTAAACCTGACATACTTTCTCTGTTTCTCAAGGTAATCATTGACATCCTTGAAACAGCCTGCTCTATATTGATCTTTTAGTACTACGTTCCCTATAAAATCAGTGTCTTCCTGTACTAGTAGAATCTTCCTTACCTTGCAACCCCTAAGTAAGTTAAGTTCTTCCTGTATTGCTGATTCTATTACCTCGAAATCTTCTGCTGATCCTGGAAAGCGGACCCTAAGTGTATGATAGAAAATTGAATCACTAATACCTCTCTCTATGATAGCGCTTCCCTGTTCATTAATACAGAGACCGCTTAAAAATGATTCGAGTCCTACCAAGTGAAGAATGCCATAGTTCAGGTCGTTATATTCAGTCAGGCAATCAAATATAGTAGTCTGATATTTTTTCCATGACTTGATTTTCGACCTCATTACTGGCAGATCATACTTGGACAATTTCGAATCGATTGTAGCGCTTTTCATTGCACCACTCATACCATAATAAATTTCTACTTCCATATTATCATTGTTCATTTCTATTAATAAGGCAATAATAATAGAAAACTTGCAGAAATGTACGGTTGGGAGAAAGAAAAAGTTAAGGAACGAACACACTGTCATTCCCTAACTGTTGCTTATGGTCTATCGTAGTTATATATTACTCCACCACTTAAATAACCAGGTAGTCTAGCTGATATTTCATTGATTTTATTGTTCAGTAAGAAATTATCAATATCAAGACTACTTCTACCTGACATAGAATCCCAAGTATCTAAGACACTCCCTAAGTACCTGTTATTCTCTAGCTCCTCCATGATAATACCAACTAAGTCGTCGTTAATATAATCAGGAACTTCAGACTCACACATCATAGTAAGTCGTCCATACTCATACTTAACATAGACCTTGAAACTGTCTTCCCATTTGTCGGAGTTGCTAAGGAGTACTAATTCTAAGTCTGGTATCTTGGGGGGCATGTTCTTATAGTACTTATCACCATACCTTAATACATACCAACCTAGTTCAGGACAATGATCGGACAGTTCTAAGTTAAATCTCTTACTTGTCCATCGATCTTTAAACTCATCTCCACTAAAACTCTTCCATCCTACCATACTACTTACATACTAATTTTGTAATACCACTATCATTAAGACTAAGCTGTATTGACTTGTTATTGAATGCTGGAACAGACTCCATATGACTACAGAGCATGATACATCCAATATTCATCTGACTGAGAAGGTCGATACAGATTTCATGATTCTTCGCATCTAAGTGTTTCAAGAATTCATCCATCACAAGTAGTCCCATCCTAGTTACTACCTTAGACAGGAAGTTAATGTCGAGTATTGTCTTCTGTCCATCACTACAATTCTCATAGCTTACTTCGTTTCCGCCATCATTAATGTAGTGTGAACCAAGATCTAAGTGCTCAACCTTACCACGTCTTGTTCTAATTACTTCATACTTAACGCGATTATCACTAAACTGTTCTGCGAGACGTGACATAATTTCCTCATAGATCTTACCAGTTGGACCAGTAATTTCTTGATACCTTGCCAACATCTCTGCACTCTGACTAATCTTATCGAGTTCAGTCTGACAGTTCTGAATAGTAGAGAGAGTTGAGTTTCTATCACCCATTAATTGAGTGTATTGATCCCACACCGACAAGTCACTCTCAATCTGTGCCATAGTCTCCATAAATCCATGAGGCAGTTCAACTTTCATTGGCTCTGCTCCCATTCTCTTAATAGATTCCACTACACTCCCTAATTGTGACTGTGTCTGCTCTACTCTCTTAGTAAGGTCATTGATTGTACTAACCTCTACCATCAACTCAGTCTGTTTCTTACTAAGATCACCTAAGATGGTTTTACAGCCAGTGTCAATTTCATCCTTACTAATACCTGGATACTTGTTGATGAATTTTTGATACTGCTCCGTCTGTTGGTTGAGGAGTTCTTGTATCTTATCACTTAGTTCTTTCTTATGTTTCTCTAAGTGTTCCTGATTCTTTAACTCCTGACCACAACTAGGACAAACCTTCTTACTATCAAGTCCCTTAAGCTCAAAGTATAATCTCTTACCCTCTGTCTTAATCTGACTAAGTTCCTGTAGTAGTTCATTGAGATCATTAATTTCCTTCTTAATGTCTTCAATTTCTGGAATAATCTGGCTTTGGTAATCTCTCTGCCCTGCTTGTCTATCCTGAAGTTCACTAAGCTGCTCCTCTAACATACCTCTCTTAGCAGTTAGGTTGGCAGTATTGGTTAGGTAGTCATTGTACTCTTTCCACGCCTTCTGTAAGTTAATACCATCTTGTTTTTTATTCCACAAGTCTTCCTTACTTAGTTGTGGTAGTACGATGAGACCTAATTTTTCATCGATATACTTAATAAGCTCATTGTTCTTATCAAGCGTTTCTCTCCAACCTTGTGCATTCTTAGTAACTTGTTCATATAGTAAGTCAGCCGCTTCATGGAATGTATCAATCTTATCCATCTTATAGAACTTTGATACAATCTCAGACTTTCTCTCAGGCGTAACACAACCTATGAACTTTGGGTGGTTTGAATCGAAGAAGTAGACGTCCATGTAATCAATGAATGGAAATCTAGTGTGGAGTTCAAGATCAAGACTAGCCTTATTGTTAGACTTCTGCTCTTCACCATTTATGTAGAACTTTGTATAACCAGCACTACTCTTTCCCTTCAGTACACAACCTCTAGTGATCTTGTATGTACCACCTTGATATAAGAATTCTACCTCAGTCATACACTCACTTGCTCCGAACTGTACATACTCCTTGATGTTTCTGTTTTCAAGGAATGCGTATTTAATGGCACTAAGCAAGCTACTCTTACCACTACCATTCTCACCCGTTACAAGTATCTTATCCATGTCACTCAAGAATAGTTCAGTCTCATCAATACTTCTCCAATTCTTACAGTAGAACCGAGTAATGACGAAATTGAAATCTACCTCCTTAGATTCAACATCCTTGACACACTTTAAGATCTCACTATGTACACCCTGTAAGTTATTTGACCCAATTACATTACTAATCAAGCCATCAATTTCTTCCCAAGCTGGTACATTAATGTTGTTTACGTTTCCATTGATTGTGAGATTCTCTGGCTTATATACATTCCAGGTTCCCGTCTCATCATTCCAACCCTCAGCGAGTCTATCTGATGTATACTGAAAGCGCATTAAGTTATTGTCGGGATTTAAGTTTACCCATTTAAAACTCTTATCTGCACAATCTAAGATAACACCAGTACTTTCCTCACTATCTGACATCTTACAGCGCTGAGGAATACCAATACTTACATACTTACCAAGCTGAGCAGGTCTATGTATGTCTCCACAAATAGCCAGGTCAAACTTAGTCTCATCTAGTACTTGTGAATGAATCCTGTCGCTATCTGTATATGATATTGTTGCATGAGTAAAGAGAACATCTAACTTTCCATTAATCCAGGTCAAATCAAACTCTGGCCTCCAATTATAAAAGCCAATTCTCTTACCATCTATCTCTACCTCCTTACAATCAGCATAATGTAGATTAGAAGGCAACATAACAGATAAACAGGAATCAGTAAACTCAGAAAAAACAGATTTATTATCTTGGTCATGATTTCCCCATATTATATAACCAACTCTGAAGTTCTGCATGATCTTATCTAGAAATGACTTAACCTCTGCTTGTACGTATGGTCTATTTATTGTCTTCTCTAGTACATCACCTGCAAATACAATTACACTTGCACCTTCAGCTTTTCCAACTTTTATTATATTATCTGCTACCTTCCTAGATTGAAATAACCTATACTTCTCACTAGGATTTCTCTGTGGGTAGTCGTGAATATGAATGTCACTTACTGCTAGAATCTTTGTCATACCGTCTTCATTAGAGTTGAGTAATTATTCATTAACCACGTAAGAGCTGCATAAGAATGTTTACAGAGAGTTGTTGTCTTAGCTCCCTTCTTTGGTGCATTATTAACAGCAGGACCAAGTTCAATACTAGATCTCTGTGTGATAAATAATGAATTCCTATGCGATAAGATATAAGCTGATCTATACTTGAAGTCGGAACAGTCACAGTATATCTTAACTCTATTATTCTGCCAATTGCTCAGTGAAAAATCTGGATCAAGCTCTATGAAAACTACGTGATCATGGCCCTTCTCTGAATTAACCCTGAACTTTAAGACAATATGATAAACCTTGATTGCCGGCGAATTTGAGAAGAAGGATTTAAACTTGGCTAATACTCCTTCCGGTTTTACCAAGTGATATACCTTCTGAAGACTCGCCGAACAACTACTAGCCCTACCAATCCTACCACTATCTATGTTCATCAGCTCACCAATTGTAAACTGGCGACCGAATAAACTACCTAATACACTTCCTAACATAAGGCTTAATATATTTCTTCCTTACTCTGGGTCACTGTATTAATGCTCCCGGTTATACTCACGATCTTACCAACGTTCTTGAGATAAATACCAGAAAAAGTTGGCACCGCATTCTCATTCTCGTTGTTTGTATAGACTGGCTCTGCAATACCATCACTCAAGACTATACCATTTTTCTTGATCTCCTTGGTAATCTCATTAAACTCATATACACTACCATCGGATGAATTAATTTTTACCATACCTTAAAAATTCTTTATTAAATCTACTTGTAAAATTATTATAAAAACTAAAACTACTAATACCAGTCATACCATATTTATTACAGAACGCAAGCCAATCACTGTAAGGCTTTATTGTTCCATAATTAGGTAGACCCTCATGAATTATTCTCCTAGCCTCTTCTAAGCCAGGGTACCTCCAAAGGTCAAAAGATTCATACTGTTTCTTAAAGAGTTCTACGTCATTAATACTAGAATAATCTCCCTCTAAGATCTCAGCAATCACCTTATCACCCTTCGTACCTTTCTTTCTCGTTACTCTCATTCCATTATGTCCCATACCAATTGCATCACAGTAAGCCTTGTATTGATAGAGTCCAAGCTTTCCCTTAAACTCATCCGGCATTTCACTGTATATCTCACTGTATGTTCTAATCTGTGGACCACTCTTATCCTTACTGGTCGGGATCTTGAAATAATCCATCTTAGGTGACAGAGAGTAGAGTAAGTCGGAGTCTTTTGTTATTATCACGCTAGGTTTATTATCTGTTTCATATAATTCCCTACTCGCTAAGTAAACCAAGTTGTCATATTCCCAACCTGGCACGAAGAACGATGGCACTCCGAAATCTACTAAGTGTTCAATAATTGCATACTTAGCCGTTCTTCTTACTTCATTACTGTATACTTGATTTTCTGCTGTCTCGATCTCTTCCTTACTGACACTAGGATCACTCTTAAGCTCTTCTAGTAATTCCCTTGTCATGTAAGTGTCTTTTGGTGATGCAGTACCTTTCTTTGAGCTAATATCACCCCTACTGTCTTTATACGCACCCCCAAGTAAGTGAGTCGTATAGTAACCACCAAAATCTGGAGACCACTTATCACAAATAAATACGTACTTATCCGCAGTAACCCCAAAATCACGAGGTATCTTATTCAATGTATAGATGCAACTTTTAATTAGATCTCCCACTGTATACTCTCCTGCTTTCTTACCTACCGAAATACCATAATGATTTCTCGCTAGGATATAACTATTGTCGATTAGTGCGTACTTATATTTGTTACCTGAATTCATTTATGTGAATAATGTGAATAAAAAGAACAGAAGAAACCTATACTATAAATCTCTTCTGTTCTTATTTGTCTATGAGTACTTACCTATTAGAAAGGTAAGCTATTTCCGTCTGAACCAGTAGGATTACCAAAACTTGATCCTCCATACTGCTGCTGACTATTACCTGGATTAACAGGGGCACCAGTTATGCTATCAAAATGTGCTGCTGGTGGTGTGTTGAATGGGTCAGTATTTCTACTAACTACTTGCTCAGGATTATTAGCTACATTATTATTCTCGTAGCCAGCCTGTGCATTTCCCTGTGCTGGACCTGACATACTAGCAAGAACTGGATCATTTGTTGCCTGACCCTGCTTGTTAGTTGGTGTCTGGTTCATCAATACGGTCTTATTAGTCTCTTCGATTGCCTTCTTGATTGCCTCGAGACTATTACCACCACTAGCCTTTTCCATCTTAATCTTAGTAAGCTGGTCTGTCATATACTGGATTGTCTCCTCAATGAGTCGTCTGTTGAAAAGACGCTTCTCATTTGATGGTGTACCTTCCTCACTACCAGCTGCCTGCCAACCTAAGAAGAGCTCAACTGGATTTTCCATAATCTGAGCTGCCTCCTCTGAGATCTCTGCATTCTCTGTGATAGGTACTGGACTAACCTTATGAACCACTGATATATTAAAACCAGGGCCACCAGCATTAACACTAACTGACATCATAACGAAACCCTTACGACCAGTTAAGTTCCTGTTGTAGGTATCGCTGAGCCAATCCTTGTTAAGGGAACTCTCAGTAATGTTAGTATCCTCAATGTTACTAGCTACTAAGTCCATAAAATTCTTAGCAGTTAATACAAACAGGCCATCAAAATTCTGACGAGCTGCTTGCCTTGTGTTACCCTCCTGCCAAAAGTTCATAGCATGTGCACAGAAGATAGTATAGTTCTTCTTGCGGACAAAGTTCTTGATAACCGGATCCATTGCATGTTCACGACCATCAACCTCCTTATAGAGCTCATCAAAAATTACATAAGCCCTGTTAAGAACTTCCTCTTCCTCTGCAGTTAAGCTACTAACCTCACGACCTGAATCCTTGTCCTTAATCACATATGCTGACTTAGGAAGAATTCTAATCCAAGCGTCATAAACTGATTCTGTACCGTCACTACCCATGTTCTTACGTGGCATTCTAACCTCACGTGTTCCCATAAGTGTGACATAAGGAAAATCAGATACAGTACTGTTCATTGGCAGTAACTGATATTTACCTAAGTTTCCCTTGAAGTTACAGAATACCTTCTCAATCTGCTTCTTCTTTTCAAAATTTTTACTCTTAGTCATTGGTTTAATCTGACCAATCTTCTCCAAAAAAGAATCTACATTGTTAAAACTCATAAAACTTAAAATTTAAAATAAAAACTTTATATAAAATAATTCACTTGCGTAGAGAGACTTCAATTCTCCCTACATTAATAAGATTTCTAAACGATCTGAGATGACAACTTATTATGGCCATCCCTTCTCTACATATAAGATATCTAGACGCCCTTACCTACATTTATTACCACTACAAAATCACCTTATTTGTCTTCAGTAGGTCCATGTCAAGGTAAGTTTTCCCCAGATTAACACCTACCTGATGCTCTGCCCAACCTAGTGATGTTAAGTTACCTAGGCCATCCATCAACACAGATTCTGGTAGGTTCAGGAGTTTAGGGAAATATAGTACTACCTTATCAGTGTCGGGCATACTATCAAGCTGACCATCCTCTAACCACCTTACTACATCATCACCCCCTGGATAACTTAAGACGTCACCATTCCAGCAAAGTGAATAATTAACCCGCATAATGTAAGGCTCAAAATGAATCCGCCCAACTAACGACTTATCACCTAACTGAATACGACTGATGATGTGATTCCGCCGCTCTAACATCTTATATATGTTCTCAAGCGGATAGTCTGGGCGGTTGATAATGATGGTCTTGTTGATAATATAAGATACCTCCCCTGGATTAACAAGGATACCGCAATTACCCATCCTAGAATTCGTCGGCTCCTCTAAGTAAGTAGCCTCAATATTAGATAAGATACCATCATTAAATACCATAGCCTGTATCTAACCAAAAATTATTACCGCCTAGTTCAAACAAGACAGACTCATCATAATCCTCCATGTCCTCTATCGTACTCACCCTAGCATAAACGTAAGTAAGTGTCCTAAGTCGTCCCTCCTTATTAACCGCTCTGATGTTATAAAGAAATTGACTAGGTATCTTCTCAACTGCACTACTAGGTAAGGCAGAAAATGGTAGAGGTAAGAGATCATCTACACTGTCACCCTCCACAAATATATCGGCAGGGTCAACTACTTCAAAATAAACAACTTTCTTTTTCTTCGCCATACTATTAATCTAAAATTTATATTACCACATATAAGGAATTACACAATAGATGGCTGCAAAATTGTCAACCTAAGTCCAAACCCATTATTACTTCCCTTAAGTCATTGTCAAGATAGAACACATTAGACCTATCCTTAAACTGCCGGAAATTACTGCGGAGGTAACGTTTGAAGGACTTATACATTTCATTATCACCCCCAGCTTTAGAGATAACCCAGAATGACGGATTAAACTCTGACTTCATCTTTATATATGAATCCAGCGCCTTTTCGTTCTCCTTATATACTACCTCAACAATCCTGAAGTAATTGTCTAAGTTACCTCCCTCACAACCAAGCATCTCTATAAATACTATCATACCTTTTTATTTTATACAATTAGGTCAAGAATTACTACAAAAGAATATTGACTTTATCATCTATACCACATAGCCATTTAATTGCACTCAACAAAGCTCCCTCAGAATGAAACACATTAGGCTTACCTTTATACTGCTTGAATTCCTCGCAAAACCTCTCCTTTATTAGTTTATATAGCTTACAAGTACCTTCTTCTATGATGGCTATTACTTTATAAATTGGATCATTTTCTTTATCTAATCTCTTCTTATAGTATGAATCAAAGGTCTCTCTATCTTTCTTATAGACTACCTCAACAACTACGAAGATTCCATCCAAACCTCTGCCACTATATACCGACACTATAAATGCAATCATGTCTTCTTACTTAATATCTTTAAACCATGGACTCTTTTATTATTTTCTTTTAACAAACAGTCCTTGATTTCATAATAATTTCCTAGATCATTAGCCTTTGCAGTAGCTTTGTAACCAATTCTCTTATAGATCTCAGATAACTTAGTCTTAATATAAGTGTTGGTATAAGACTCACCTACATTAAATTCTTTATTAATCTCCTCGAATATCTTATCATCCTCAAAACTAATAATATTAAGTTTCTTGTCAAGTTCGGATGTTTTATACCACACTGCCTTACATTTCTCTGGACCTAAAATAGTAAGATATTCCTTAAACCTCTTCTCTGTTACTAAGTCTATGATATTTCTAATACTATTTCCAGCAAAGTAGTAATCACAAATAAACTGTAACTTTTTCTCCCTACCCTTTACCTGTTCATACTCCTTAAAAAAATCCTCAAGTACTCCCTTATCTTCAACCGTACTAATATTACCAAGCTCATTAAAGACAGTAAAGCGGTTTGCATAGTCGACTTGTTGTATTTCATAGGCCCTCATCTCCGCTACCATTACTAAGTTATTGAATACGGGGATAAGCTTAGTATCACCATCAACTTTTACTCTATTAACGGCCACAAAATCCTTCTTATAGTTCAATAGTTTAGCAGAGTCTTGAAACTTCTCCGACAAGTCCCCTCTAAGTACATCCCTAGATTCATCAAATACTGTGAGGAGATTTTCTGACTTCTTTATCTTTCCCTCTAGTCTCTTCTCAAACGTATCAGAACTACTTGCAAACTTGATAGGCTTAAAGAATAGTGTTGCTTCATTTCTCCAAGGATTCTCCCGTAATCTCTGACGCCCTAGTATCTGAGGGAGGTCTAAGGTAATATCAACTGCTAAGGTATCAATATTAGCATCACTCACTACATAAGACTTTGCGTTATCAGAGTAGAAGTCAGCACCCAAGTAAACGGTTCTAGTACAGAAAGTGAACATTTTTCTCGGTTCATTTCTCAACGGAACTGTACCAATCTTATATTTAGCACCTAACCTTTTCTTTATCTTATTTGCGTTGTCCTGTGTATTGGCAACCAGGATATTTACTTGATCAGGTCCTAGTTTTGCACGCTTGATAATGCTAGTAATGTTATTGACTGAGTTAACATAGAAAACAGCCTCCTTGGATTCTACCCTCTTTACTTCACCATTCTCTGATTGTATAAATCTATGGTCAAAGTTTCCCTCCAGATAAGACTTGATAATCGGACCTGCCTCTGTATAAACTGAAACAAGACCTTTAACTGTTAGCTTTGGTTTGTTAATACGTCCAGGATCTAATGTCTCCCAGTCTAGTTCATAATATGGAAGATCCTTAAACTCCTCCAGCATATCAAGATATTTGTCGATCATAGGAGTTGCACTGACATAACATACCTTTTGAATTCCCTGTACTGCACTAACAAATTGGAGTTCTGTATCGGACTTAAACTTACTATCTGTGAAAATGCTCTGGAACTCATCGATAACAACCCGATACTTCCATAGTTCTCCTTGGTGTATTAGGATATCCTTTACTATTCTGAATGAGTCATAAGTAACCAAGATCTTAACTGGCTTATTGTTTAACCTGCAAGCCTTGATGTAAGTACTAATTTTGAAGGTAAGATCATTGAAAAAGTTGTTCTTGTCATCTTCACTAACTACCTCCTCCTCTTTAAGTACCTCATTCGCATAGTTCCTGGAAAATTTGGTCAAGTCCTTATCTGTTCCAGGATCGCTGTCATATTCATTTACTACCAAGAAAACCTCATCCTTGTGTTGATCGTACTTGTTCTGTAGTAAGATCTTTCTAGGACTGCACAAGATGACATCCTCATTATTAGTAATGCAGTATTCAGTAAATCCACATCCTGGTATTTGTTTGTTCAGGATGTGGGGGAAGTTGAAAATACTGTAACCTTCCCATTCGCTCATGTACCTAATTTTCTCTGGTACTGAAATTGTTTGTTTAATCATAAGCTTCTATAATTAACTTTTATTAGTATTTTGTTAACATATTTTTCGAGATATGGTCCCGTCGCTGGGAGCTAGGTACCACACTCGCTTGGGTAAACCCAAGATATTTCGATTACACTTATAAGGTTTTTAAAAGTAAAAACATACAGAAATGTACATTATAAAACACCTAATGGAATATAATATCTAAGTATATTTTTGCTGAAAAAAAATTGTACAACATTTTATGTCTCCAATAATTTCTCCACTACACTCTCCGCTATCGCTCCGAGATGTAGTTCCGCCATTATTTCCGACTCTTAAAAAATGTTAACGGGGAAGTACCGCCCTAGTCTTTCTCATTTTATCGATTCATACTTCGCTTCGCTCCGTAGAATCTCAAAATTTCGCAAGCCGGAGAAAATCATAATCTCTTCTTCAGACTCCTTAAGGCGAAGCCGCATAGTGAAATGATCAGTGATGCCGAAGGAGTGGAACGATCTGAGGTATCTCTTTTACTGATCATTTTGCTAGTTCTCTATGACATGGAACTTCTTCTGTTTCCTCATTCCATTCCCGTTCCGCTGACGCTCCACTTCATTTCATTCGTCAATTCAGAAGTAATTTCCCATTCAAGCAAGTGCGGGGCCTAGCTTACCCTTTTTTCATTCGGGTAAGAAAAGTGTACACGTCAACTGTTCGCCACACACACAGATACGCGCCGAATTTTTATGCAATTTTTATACAGACTCAGGAGGAACGAAAAAAAATGGGGCGCAGGATTTTATATTATCCCACGCACCAAGTCTTTTTATAGTCTCTGAATTACACTTTCCGCATACTTAAGAGGTTCAAATGCAGTCAGTTCTTTCAGCTTTGTTTTTAGCGCCTTAATTCTTTCTGATGTATCTTTATTTTTTCTAAGATAGCTAATTGGTTTTGACATTACTGCGCTAACTACTTCTGCCTCTAATCCCAGCTCATTAATTATCTGACGGTCACTTGCTTTTGGGTTTACGTTGATAATATAGTTTGATACGACTGGGAGAGCTGTTTGTACTTTTATATCGAACTTAGTTTTTTCTATGTTCCTTCTATTTACTTCCCCCACTAGACCTATGAAATTATCTAGTGTGTATTTCAACCAATCTCTCAACGGTATTCTAAAAGCAGATTTTCCGTCAGTTACATTGAGCTGATAGGTAGTGGCATCAAAACAACATTGCCTACATAGTGTTTCAAGTCCCTCTAGTTTCAATGAGCCTCTATTACTAACAAGCCCAACGAACATCCTAGGTCCTTGTTTTGTTGTCATATCTTCCACAAATACCTGCCCTAGCTCAACATACTTATCGATTTTCTTTAGTGATGGTGTGAAAATGCATGTGTCACCTTCAAACATAAATCCATCCTTACCATCTTCATTTGTGTATGGTGTGAGCTTGTATGAATAGATAACCCTACCTTTACCTGTTTCCCAAAGTCTCTGTAGTTCTGAATTCTCTTTATCAATCAAGAGGTTTACATTTGGTTCTAGGAGTTTCGGGTTATCTTCTACCAGTGCCTTATACATTGATACTGGTGAGAAGTTTGGATAGATAGTGCTAATACCATATCCAATACCAGACACCAGCGATTTCATATAGAGTGCCAGTGGAAATACAAGTGATAAGCTCTCTGGTTCTAGTGGTCCTTGTGGCGATTCTACCATCTTAAGACATTGTAAGTTAGGCCTCAAGATTTCACTATACAAGTTACTCAGCATTGTCTTAGTGTACCTAGGAGATGCAGCTGGTTTTTCATCCCCTAGAATTGACTTAGTACCAAAACTACCAGATCCACTCATAACACCACTTCTTACCATTGATGCAAGTAGTGGTTCACATCCAGTTAAGCTATGAGGATGATAAGAAGCCATACCATTCAAGAGCTTAGAACTAGGTTGTAACTCGCCTTTTGGAAACTGAAGTGCTGAGTAGATTAACCTTCGATAACTAGGTTTACATCCATCACTTACATTTGCTAGTGCCCTTTCTGTGTTAAGATAGGTTGCACCATTTACAATTGCTTCCTCAGTTTCCTTACCTATCGCTTGCTCTAGGATCTCTGCGAATACTGTTTCTTTTAATTTATCTGCCTTACTTTTTCTAGCCATTATATTATTAATCTTTAAAGTTATATGGATTTGTTAAGATTCCTCTGTTAGTGAGCAATTTCTTTCTCTCGTTTATATCTTCATTTAACGCCCTAGAATAATCAATACCATCAGGCGTAATCTTAATAAGTCTTCTAGTTGACTCATTAAAGAATATATCCTCTACTTCACCGGTTTCAGGTGAAAGAGAACCTACAATTATGTTTACTTATGGCCGTCTAACCTCCATAAGCGAGATTATCTCTCCACTTTTTCTCAAGACGTGTTCAGACTATATCTTCATCTTCAGCGTTACCTGCTAAGATGTTGCACATTTCAGACAGCCATTGTAGACTTTGCTGCCTTACTTCCTTACACTCATCAGGAATAGTCGTTGTCGTTATATTTTTACTATAACAGCGGATTGTCTCTATTCTTATGATTATTACTATTGCTAGTACATAAGACCTAACGAGAGTTTCCCGCAACAGTGCAATCTTCTAGTAATTATTTCTAACTACCGGGACTAGTTTGTTAATCCCTTAAAACGAGAATAATGGCATTTTTCATCCATATCAACTGGAAATCCTGTCTCTACGTCATACTCATCATCTGGGTAATAGTATTGTACCTTTCCAGTTGTTTTGCTCTTGCCTTTCCATAGAGGTGATATTGCTCTATATACAAGTCCAAGTTCTATCATAAAACGGGCGAACTTGCTAAAGAGATATAATAACTCTGTAGCTATGAGGTCACCATCGGGGTCAGCGTCGCAACTGATAACTATCTTACCATACCTGCTTTTTTGTTTTATGACTTCTAGTGCTTCTTCTATTGTATTACAGTCTTTTGTTACGTTATTCACATCAAGACCTAATCCAATAACTTTAAAAATACTATAAATTGTTTGGCTCTCCATTGCCCTCTTAGCTGACGCATTGGTAACATTAAGAATTTTACCTCTCAATGGAAGAATTGCTTGCTTTGTTGTATCAGGACGTGCAGTTACCAATGATCCGGCCGCTGATAGACCTTCGCAGTTACTGGCAAACACACCAGACGCAAGTGGAAAGTTGTGCAGTAGGTTATCTACCTCAAGACAATATACATCTTCTGTAGTGTCTATCTTCTCTACGTTGATTACAGTATCTACACTACTTAAGGACATTAATTTCATTCCCCCTGTTAAGTACTGTGCTTCTATGTATTCACCACTACTTAATAGAATTTTATGATCTAGTGTACACCTAAAAGAACTATTATCATTTAGCCATACTTCTACAATCTGATCTACACTTTTTATCTTCTCTGCTGCAATAATTTTGGTCTTTGTTTTATTACCATCTTTATCACAAGAGAAGGTATATAGTTCTTCACCATTTTCTATCCTTCCTACTAAGTCCTTAAATGCAATCTTTTCATTATTACAAGTTAAGATCTCAGTGTCACCTGTAAAACATAAGAACAGTTCACATGCCATTCTATCTTTTCCAGTTGCCTCAGCGAATCCAGGTACTAGGTCATTTTTACTTCTATACAGTCCAACTCCACTAGCACCATCCATCATCTTCTCGGCCAACTCAGCTGCACCAATATCTTTCATTGATTCAGCCAGTTTATTCAGCTTACTAACATGAAGGTCCCAGTAGTCAGAGTTTTTCTTCATGATTTTTTCCATATCTTTTACGACATCTCCAAAATCAGTTACCTTGACCTTTGTAATACTCTTCAGTCTTGTTTTTGTCTGACTATCGAACATTACCTCACCCGCCAATAAGATAACACAAACACGAAGACCATTTAGGAGGTACTCATGTTTTATCTTATACATATCTTTCAGGGCAGTTTTAAAGCATGATTCAGCGATTGTTATGTGTTGTCCTTGATTTACATCTAGACCATTAACAGATCCCATCTCTACTTTATTACCAAGTTTAGGATCTACTTCAAATGTCACATAAATACCGACCTGCTTATTAAAACTATCATCCTTAGGGGTAATGTTTCTGACTAATTCGTACTTAAATGGTTTGAATGTATTATTTATTTTCTTACCATCTACATACACACTAACCTTTCTGTTATAGAATTTTTCCTGGATCATCAAGAAGTACTGTAAGTTTGTAATTGGTACTTCCGCCTTAGTCGATTCAAAGATCTCAGGGTCAGGTTTAAAGAATACAATAGTACTAAGATCTCTAGGTACTGTTTGGTAGTCTTTAATACCTTTGAACATTAACTTCTCGATATCACCAAGTCTACCTGCTGATTCTAGTACCTTTTCACCTTTAACGCACTTAACAAAATAATACAAGTCTCCCTTACTTCGTGGTCCTGCATTATTCCAAACTTTCTCTACGTCTGGTATTGATTTATTGTAGTTATGCTCTCCGATTCTAGATAAGAGCCAATATTCTTCACTAAGGAAATTTGTTGCACTACTACCTACACCGTTCATACCTACTCTCGAAACCTCTGTATTACTGAATTTAGATCCACTATGTAATTCAGAGATACTAAGATATGCTTGTGTTGACCCTGGTTTATCTGGTGACATTGCGATTGGTATTCCTCTACCATTATCAGCAACGAAACAGAAACCATTAAAGTCTCCACTTACCAAGATTGAATCTCCATAGCCTGCAGATATTTCATCACCCGAATTATCAATAATCTCACGAAGTAGTACATTAGCATTTGAGTTATCGCCAATATACATACCCCATCTTCTTCGGACTGCATCTCTCGGTTTTAGGAATTCAATAACATCTTCTTTAATTTTCTTTGCCATGATTTATAATTATATTTTTTATAGTTATTCTCATACTATTAAGAATTGAGTGCTGTTTAATCGCAATACACTCAATTATAAGGAATGTAGGCGGGAACAAAAAAGAAAAACATACTAGGGTTTATTCTAGTATATCTTTCTTTACTACCTTAATAAAGTCTTTTGGAGAACTGCTTATATAATTCTCTATCCTCCTTATATTTTCTTTATAGGCAGGCCACTTGTCAATTTTCAGAGAATCTTTTTCCAATAGTAGTTTGTTCTTTGATTCTTCGATTTCTTTAATTGAGTCGTTAATTGCTATTCTTACTATATCACTATTTGGATAGAATTCATCATCTAAATCAAGTACAAATTTTAATCTACCTGCTTCATCTTTTTTAATCGTGTCACAGTTAGTTACATTTACCTTACTTAACTCATAAGTGACAATCCTATCTTTAAACTGCATAGATATTCTCTCTACTTCTTCGATTCTTCTATTCCTAACAGTAAGTACATTATACCTTGTTAAGATTGGATATAAGTTACCGAGTACTACAAATATTGGTTCAATTGTTTTCATCTCTCTACTACCTCAATTAGATCTTCAGGTGAGCTAAATAAGTAGTTCATTATCTTATCATTGTCTGGCCATTTGAGAAGATTTTTTGTACTTCCCCAGTCCACAAATAATAGTTTTTGTTCGGCTTCTATATTATCGATAGTGTCTCTAACTGCTTGTCTCACTAGATCATAGTTAGGATAGTAGTCGTCATCTAATTCTCGAACGAACTTAACCCGATCCATTTCGTTGTTAAGATTAGAGTTTCTGATTTTGTCCAGGTCATATGTAGTAAGATCACTTAGTTTTCTATCAATAATCCTTCTATCAAACTGTACTAATACTTTTTCAATTACCCTTAGTTTTCCTTTGTATAATCTAACTACACTATACTTTGTCAGTACTGGAAACAAATCCCCACATGATAACATAAATATCGGTTCTATTGTTTTCATCTTTCTACAAGTTCAATATAATCCCTAGGAGAACTATCTATGAATTTTCTTATTTCTTCATACTTCTTCCACTTTATATTAGCCCTGCACATTGTTAGTTGATATGCACTTATGACATTTTTATAGTATTTAATATCTTCTAATCCATCCCTAAGTGCTAGTTCTACCATCTCTTTTGTTGGGTAGAATTCATCATCTAGTTCATATTTTTTCTTTAGGTTTTTTAGGGTTAATTGAAATACATCTTTCGGCTCTAATAGTAGTGGTAGTTCACGACTATAAGTTTGTATATCGTTACCTACTTGGACAATTATTGACGCTACTTCTACAATATCACGACTTGCCCACATAAATTTTCTATACCTAGCCAAAACAGGGCATACAGTTCCTTTCAGCATTACAAATTTTGGGCTCATCTGACGTTAAAGTATTCAGTAATTAATTTTTCAGGACTATTCTTCGTAAGATCTAATAATTTTCTACCATTCTCAACCTCTGGCCACTTTGTACCAAAACTGTGTTTACTTATTCGGCAGTTAATGAAAAATTCCCGCTTCTTTAGGTACTTAATAGTTTCAGTTGTTGCATCTTTTATCATCCTACTTGTTCTATAGTAACCTTTTAACTTATAGTATCTTTTTATTTCCTCTACCTCATCTTTAGTTAGGTCTTCTAGGTTAAGCAGCTCTAAGTCACCTAGGCACGAAAACTTACCGCCACTCATTAATACTGTTAGTCCAGTTGATTCGATACACTTTCCACCTGTTTCTACTATAGTTCTGAGCTTTAGAATAACTGGACATACTACTACTCCACCCAGTCCTCTTGCTCTTACAAACTTAGGATCTCTCATAGAAGTCTGTTTTTAGTATGTAAAGTTGGTCTATATTATCTTCTATATTTCCCAACACCTTCAAACACTCTTCCTTATGTGGCCATTTTTTACAGATCTGATTGATTCTTCTTTTAGAGTAGCCAATCGAATCAATAAGTGCTTTTAGCAGAAAATCATCTATATCTCTCTTATCTACACTGTTTCTGTCAGAGTCAATAATAGCCTTGTCCGCCATACTTAGTCTATTATAGTTAAAATAATACCTACTCACTAGATCTTCTGTGTCATCTCTGAATCCTAGACGAGGTTTTTCTCTATTACTATATATTACAAAGATTCCTATCAGGTCTTCATAATTTACTACAAGTTCACGATCATTCCGAATCGCAGGCAGTACTAAGTATCCTATCAAGTTTATTATTTCCTCACGAAAATTGTCTACTTTAAACTTACCTAGTCTGTCTATATCTTCTTTACTGAATTTAGTCTCCATAAGAATCAGTTCTTAATATATAAAGTTGATCCATATTATCTTCTATGTCTCTTAATTCCTTCAAATACTCTTCTCTTTGTGGCCATTTTTTATAAGCCTTATTGATCTCTGTTCTGCATTCGTTAATTGATTCGATGAGTGTTTTTTGCAGACAATCCTCTATATCTTTTTTACTTACATAGTTTCTGTTAGATTCAATAATAGTCTTATCTTCCCTGTCTAGTTCGTTATAGTCAGAATAATATTTACTCAGTAGGTCTTCTCTATTACCCCTGAACCCTAGACAAGGTCTTTTATCGCTAGTATACATTACGAAGAATGCTATAGGGTATCTAGTATCAACTACAACTCTACGATCATCTAGAAGTTCTGGTAGTACTAAGTATCCAATCAGATTTAGTATTTCTCTACTTTCTCCTACTTTAAACTTACCTAGTCCTTCTATATCTACATAATCAAAATTAGGGTTTCTCATAAAAATCAGTTTTTAATATATAAAGTTGATCTATATTATTCTCTAAGTCTTTCAGCGTCTTAAGAAACTTATCTCTTTGAGGCCACTTCTTACAAAATATATTAGTATTTGCTGTCCTGCACGAATATATATGTGATTCTAACCTATCTCTTAAGAAACGTTCAATTTCCGACCTGCTAAATCTAAGTTTATCTTTACTAATTTTCAACTTATCAGGTTCAGATAGGCTACTAAAATCTACATAATCGTTTAGTTGTTTAAGCTCATAGAAACTTAATATAACCTTTTGAGATTGCATTAAGTCATTGTAAACTACTACACATGCACATACATCATTTTTATCTATAGTTATTTTACCTTGACCCCAATTCATCGAAGGGAACACAGCATAACCAACTAGATGAAAAAACTCCCAATAACCATCTTCACCTGTCTCGGTAGTCTTGCTATTGTCTCTAAATTTTCCTAGCGCGTATCTATTTTCTACTAGTAATTTCTCCATTGACTTCTAATACTAGTTTACCTACTTCGGTCTTCCTAATAAACTTATTAATCCTCTCACGACCTTCCTTTTCTGGCCATTTAAGATCACTATCAAATCTCACCAAACCAGCAATACATTTAGACATACAGTGATCTATTTGGTCTAACGCGCACTTCATACCTTTACCTATTTCAGACCTTGCTGGATAAAATTTCTCATCAAGATCGTAGTTTTCATTAACACTTAGTCGCTCTGTTTCAGTAAGGTCCGAAAGTTTAAGTATGTTAGCAGTACTTTCGTAGTATATTTGTAATTGACTACCTATTTTTACTACTAATCTGACTTCACTTACTACTTCAGCATTATTATTAAACACTGCCGGTAGTTTTATGCCTTTATACTTTACCAATACTACACCTATGATTCCTCTACTATCTCTTATAAAACTAGGGCTCATAAAAACCATCTATTATGTAGTACAGCTCTTCTTTTCTAGACATAAGATCTTCTAGTTGCCTTTTTATCTTTTCTCTAGAGGGTATTTTCTTATATCTATTACAAGCTTTCCCATCCATATATAAAAATTCTTTATCCAACCCCTCTATCAGCATGTTTTTTATTCTAGATATCTGCACACTACCTGATAACTTACCTACCAATTCTAGTTCTGAATCTGTAAGGTTGTTATAGTCGTATTGTACCTCATCTAAGTGTTGTCTATCAGTTGTCATAAACATAGCAGAGTTTTCACTAATTGAACTGTATACCACCGCCACTAGAATACCTTTACTCTCATCAGGATAAACTTCTACCCTATCCTCATCTAGTTTCAGCTCTTTATAGTATCCAACAATGTGGTATATCATTGAAGGGCTCCACGGCGTATCTCCTCTAGACACTTCAAACTTTCCTATTAATTCTTTCAGGTCTTTATCGGAACTCATCTCTTCTACTTATCATATTAATTAATCTAAAGTCCATGTTATTGTAATCCTCTGTGACTAATTTTAATACTCGATCATACTCTGGATACTTACCAAAGCGTCCCTTATAAGCCCTACACTTTCCTAGTAGTATCATAGTATCTGATTCTACCTTGTCTACTAAGTAATCTTGACATTTATTGATAAGCTTTTCTTTAATCACAAACCCACTATTAGTTTTCTCTAGGTAATAGTTATAGAGTGACCTAGCAGTATCTATTGGTATCTCTATTATACTGTATAATTCGCTTACAAGGTCTCTACTATGAAATGTCCGGTACTCATCACAATATATTAACCTAGTAATCTTAAGTAGTCTACGATTATCTAACATGACGTGATTATACATTGCCATAACCGGACAATACTTATCACCTATCTTTACAAACTTACCGAAAACCTCTTCGTACATAGCATTCATCTATATTAATAACTGGATCTTTCTTAATTCTATCCAATTTCTTAAGTAAGTATTCGATAGTTGGGTATTTAGTTCCAAACTCCGTTGGATGCTTAACTATATAGTCCCTACAGTCATCTAATCTTTGGTTAACGAAATCAAGTGTATACTCTCTTGCGTCAGCTATTATATGACCTAGTATTAATCTATCCGTCATTACACTGATATCAAATTCATGTAGTGAATAGATATTAATGCTACACTTATAAACTCCTTTCTTTGCTTTCCAGACCTTCAGTTCATTGTTCAGAGTATCAAAGACCGTAAAGTATGTAATATTACAATCTACTTGAATATCAGGAACTATTGAGGTAAATATTGGAAAAAGATATCCATTGTTATAGTATTCGTTATCTAGTTTATCATCACTGAATCTTAGTATACTTATTTCTTTCACCATATTACCTCCTCTATAAGTGCTTCTGGATTATCCATCATATTCTTTATATAACATTCAATACTATGAAATTCTGGATATTTTAGTCTCGGTGTCAAGAAGTACATCGTCCTAGCATACATTTTATCCAATTTTATCTTTATAGTGTTTATTAATTTCCTTGTTATCTCATCTTTCTTTTTCATAATAAGGCTAGTAACTTCTTCAAACTGCATTCTATCCTTATCAAATAAAAGGTGAGGTGTAGTTATATTTCCACTAGCATATACCTCGACTATAAGAATATTTCTCCCATTAATTATAACAGAATAAAATATGTTATTTATACTAGCTATTAGCCTGCCACTGCTTTTTTGAATATAATATGGTAGTACTGCTCTTGCAATAATGGGAATAAATGTATAATCTCCTATCAAAGGTTTATATGCTCTCCCAATTAGGCTTTCTTCTGATTCATTTACTGTTAATAATTCTTCTATCACTATATCTTTCATCTTACTAATAAGGTATTGATAGGAAAATAAAAAGAGAGCACACCTACTACTCTCTCTCTCTTATCTACTACTTTAATTCCCATATTATATATTTCTCTGGGTTTGTCTCTAACTCTCTTAATCCATCTCTAGCCCATTCTAGTGTTGGGTATTTCAGGTATTTCTTGCACATTGTATTCTTAAAACAGGCTCCCCACCTATATACAATCTCAGACACTGCTCTATCCCTCGCACTTTTTATTATGGCACTCTTTTCTCTACACAAGAATTCGGCAACGCTCTGATGTTCTTTATCTGATAGGTAGTCACTGGCCAATTCAATTCTATGTTTTTCCGGATCTAGGAACATTATGTATGACTTAGTTGACGGCCTATAGCAAGTGATAAATATAAATTCATCTTCACCATACCAAGAAACGCCTTTGAATGTATTAATTATTAGGTTCACATCTTGGTTCGCATCTATCAGTATTTTTCCTGTAAAGTCTAAAGTTTCTCCCATAATACTTCCTCCAGCTTTAAGTTCTCTAAGTTTTTTATAAACCTATCATACTTCGGATACTTAAGAAATTTTCCTCTTATCCTTGTCCCGACGCTTTTGATTTTCTTGATCTCACGTTTTTGACACTTTCTTAGGTCATCCAGTACCTTATCCTTGTCTATCTTACTTACCCAGTCCCTATCATGTGTGGTAGCAGTTATTAATCTACAGGGGGCGACTATAATATTTTTACCGCTCTCTAAGGATACAATGAACACAGTACTTTTATCAATCTCACAGTTCATCGATACCCTATCTTTACCATAAATATAGGGTGAGTAGTCAGGGATTTCTACCAGACCTACTATTATACCCAGCTCATCATCCAGTCTCACTTTTTCACCTAGGAAATCTTTATCCCTCTCTGTTATCATGATCTTTTCTATTGATTACGCCATGAATTATACGTGCAGCCCTAGTCAACATTGTATTTATCTTTTGTTGAATACCTCGCACTTGGTTTCTTGGCGTATAGTAACCAAGTACTAGTTTTTCTGGACAATCTAAGTACTTCTTATATTCCCTGACTGCTTTTTCATAACCTGGATACTTGGGATACCTTTTTAGTATGTGTAAGTTCAGTGTGGTCATGTTATGTTTTACCCACGTTGATATATAATTTTTTATCTGTATCATAGTGGGCATTTTTTCTTCCGCTTCTTCAAAAAACTTATTCACCTCATCTTCAGTTAGTTGATCTTCGTCTAGAAATATTTTATCGTCTAAATAGAATGTATGGTAAGTCCTCCCATCTCGTTCAATAAAATATTCTAATGGTCCAGATTCTATCTCCTCTCCAGTAAAAGCAAGATGAAATAGAGATGCAAGTACAAGACCTCTAATTTTTTTGCCCTGTCCGTTATTTTCTATTATAAACTTACCCGCTAGATTTTCCATAACCTTATTTTCCAATGCTTATTACAGCTTTTTGTGGATTAGCTATCAGGTCCTTAATAATATTGTCCTGTCTTTTAAATTCTACCCATTTCATATTGTTTAGATTCCTTTTCCTGTCTATATACTCTTTTAATTCTTTAATACGTAAGTGATAGTTCCTTATAACCCTTAACATGTTTCTTCTTATCCTCTTATTGTACTTGCTTTTTAGTGTACCATCAGATCTTAGCATAAATCTAAACTCTTTTATAATTGGCCCAACTAGATTTTCATGAAAACTACTCAGACTAACTACTTTGTGATCCACCATACTATATATAAAGTAAGAACCGGGACTAGAAACTGCTACTATAATTTCTGTTAGTTTAATATTAGGGCCTACAAATCTCACTCCTTTGAACACTCCCACTACTGGAAGCCAACCTAATACTGTTCTTGCTACATTAATCATTCCTAGTTTCTCCTACTTTTAATATAAACTTCTTCAAGTCTTGTCTTTTTTCAAGTAAGATCTTTTTCACTGCATTGACCTTAGGATATTTTCCAAGTGTGTATAGATTTTTAGAACCCATAACCCTGTAGTAATTATTATAGTTCAATCTAATCAACATTCTCCTAAATTTTCTAACATATTTTGACTTAAACCTACCATTCTTATCTATGAATTTACTATATTGCTTGTAAACACTTTCTCTTATTTCAGGGTCTAGGTCTTTACTTATAAATATTGATGAGGTTCTAATGCTGACTCTAAAACTAGGGTCTAATCCAACATATAATGGTGTCATACGTAATCTTCCTTTATATACACTTAATTCTACATACTTACCAATGACTGGTAGGTAAATTCCATCTCTCGTTTTTATCATATCTATCATTCTACTATTAAGGATTCTACCTGAAACCTGATACAGAGTCCGCTTGAATAAAAAAGTGCATCTAGGAAGCCTTAGATTTCTTATATATGTAGAATAATAATTGGGTCTATAGTTTAATGGATAGAACAATGGCCTTCTAAGCCGTCAGTCCAGGTTCGATTCCTGGTGGACCTACAATGAAAGTGAGGATAGGTAAGAGCAATTAAGTTTGTTCTTGCCTTTTCTTTTTATCCTTCTGAGATGCCCTAAATTCCTTATTAATGTGATAGAATAATAAAATTTTCAAGTAGCTTATGAGTAGAAGCGCTATTATAATTAGAGAAGTGGACTCGAACTCCACCTTGGAAATTTTATGGCTATTCCCACTTAGCTCAGTTGGACAGAGCGCCCAGAGATGGATCTGGAGAGGTCGAAGGTTCGAATCCTTCAGTGAGATAGCCAAGACAGTACTTAGTAGGGATGCTAAGTACTTTTATTTTTTTCTAGGGGACAAAAAAAAAGAGGAGCCACACTGTGACTACCTCTATTCTTAGCACTACTTTATTCTACCGCACGCCATTAATTTCTTAGTCTCCTCGTATATCTCTCGAATCGAACTGTACAGACACCTTGATTGGTAAGGTTTTAATTGTAACCCTACTATCTTAGTAATCCTACCATACTTATCTCCCCTACAACATCCGAAAGTGAGACTAGTAAATCTATCTGGGCCAATCTCGTAGAGTTTTGATATTAATTCAAAATCGAGTTTAACACAGATTTTAGTGTCGCGCGAAAAGTATCTATCTCTGTAAACTTTTGATTGACTTAGTTCCTTTTTACCTAGTCTACCAAGCTTACCATCTACTACATACTCAAAGCAAATACAATTAATCGGGTCTTTTCCTTGACAATCCCAGTCTTTTGAATTATCTGGATTAATAACTAGATAATATGTAGGGGTCTTCTTATCTAGCATCATCAAGATTTCTATGAAGTATCCAACTCCATATCCACTAGTGACCTTTGTCTTAACTGTATTACACTCTGACCTATCAATACTATGACTGACGAATAATTGCGCACTCCCTGTTATAACACACATAAACAGAATTAATGCCGTAATAATCCTTTTCATGGTACAATACTTTTCTCTCTTACCTATAAGGGTTTATGACAGAGATATTTACAGTATTGTATGTTTTAGAAAAAGTGCGCCTAAGAACCCGTGGAATCCTTACTAGTGTGATGATAGTAAGGTCCCATAGTTCAATGGATAGAACGTAGGTTTCCTAAACCTTTGATTCAGGTTCGAATCCTGATGGGATCACATATATCGTTTGTATGTATTGAGTTTGTATAAGACGAAGTAACTTGTCCGAGAGGATGGGTTACTTTTTATTTTGCCCTTAATTCCTTAGTAGTGGATATTAAGTTATTTTACTCAGATTTGTATTTACGAGAGTCAACTTGTTCGGGAGAATAGGTTGGCTTTTTATTTTTCCCTCTTAATTCCTTAATAAATGTATGAATGTAAAATTAAATAAAGAGAAAATTATGCAAAATTTAGTAATTTATAATACACTGCATCGTAAGAAGGAACTCTTCCAACCGATTGCAGCTCCTAACGTAGGAATGTATGTTTGTGGGCCAACTGTTTATGGTGATCCACATCTCGGACATGCACGGCCTGCTATCACCTTTGATGTTATGTTTCGTTACCTGACACATATAGGGTACAAGGTTCGTTATGTTCGTAATATCACAGATGTTGGTCATTTAGAGCATGATGCTGACGAAGGTGAAGACAAGATTGAGAGGAAGGCACGTCTTGAGCAGTTGGAGCCAATGGAGATTGCACAGCACTATACTAATCGCTATCATGATGCTATGCGTTCGCTCAACGTTCTTCCACCAAGCATCGAACCACATGCAACAGGTCATATCATAGAGCAGGAAGAGTTAGTAAATCAAATTCTTGCCAACGGCTATGCCTATGAAAGCAATGGAAGTATCTACTTTGATGTAGAGAAATACGATAAGGAACACCACTATGGCATTCTTTCTGGCCGTAACATCACTGACATGATAAACAACTCTCGTGAGTTAGCGGGTGTTGGTGAGAAGCGTAATCAGATTGACTTTGCTCTTTGGAAAGGTGCTATGCCTGAGCAT